CAACGCGCGATACAGGACGGCCTTCGTAAGCTGACCGAAGTTATGCCCAACATCAGCCACGAGCTTGCAGCGCTTCAGCGAGACCGGATGAGGCTCGCAGTGCTCAGCACAAATCTGATGCTGTGCGGATATTTCAGAACGTGTCCGGCGTGTGGGGAACCGCAGGGGCTTCTCGCGTACATTTCGGACATGGGTAGACTGACAGTCCACTGCGACTGTGGTTTCGAGGTCGAACAGGTTGACATTTCGGAGGAGTTGTATACAATAGTGGATAGGATAGTACGAGGAAAGGAGAGCACAAGTGAAGGTAACATTTGACAGGGTAAAAATTACAGGCGAACAGGGCGAAGCGGTCTTCAGGACGAACGTCGGGATGTATAAGGTCGAGTGGACAGACGGCGTGATTAACACGCGCAACTACGCGCCCCTTGCGTACAAGTACGACGCGCCCGAATGGGGGAAACCCCTCGAGGGCGCTGAATACCTCGAGGCCGTGACGGGCCTCACCTGGGACCAGTTTCTCACGCTGGCTGAAGACTTCGAACATGACGCGACCCACTTCAAGCTCATTCGCGTCGCCTACCCGGGCGGTCGGCTTGTGTGCTCGTTTTCATGGGGACGAGTCGGCATGTATCAGGTTGAGGAGAAGCCGGGCGGGAAGTGGGCCATTCAGGAGTTCGTCAAGAACAAGTGGACCAATTTCAACGGAGACGCGACCCGCGCCGAAGTCGAGAAAATCATGCCGGTGTCAATCGGCACGCTTCGGCATATGGCCCGGTCACACCATAACGCGTTTTATCGAGGTTGCGCCGTAGGTGAGGCGAACGCGAAATGAACGCTGTTCGGGTGCTGGTTTACGCGATAGCCATTATAGGGATTGTTTTCTTCGTTGGAAGCGGTGTGTACCTTGCGTTCGCGCCTGATGGTGAGGTCGAGGTACACGTCGACGACCTCCCTAACGGGTGGCAGGTACGCTGTTACGAGAGTGGGCGAAACCTCTCGTGTGTAGTCATAGAAAAAGGAGACTGACATGTGGGCAGCAGTTACGGTAACAGTAGCGAAAGACGGGCGATATTCGGCGAAGCACTTTGACCCGCACACAAACAGGCGGGTATATCACGCCGGGCACATCGACACCTCGGGCAGACCGATTGAGTTCCGGCGTCGGCTTGCGCTTGACGTTCACCGCACGATACACACAATCGTGGGCCGTCACGAACCACACGAGCTTGAGGGCGAAACGCTCGAGGTGCTCGTGAACGTTAAGGCGCAGGCGTCAAGGCCGTCCCCTTACTGTTTCAAGGAATGGGACCCGTTCATAAAGGTGATGAACTCAGGGACGTGGTATTCGCCCTGTAACATCGACATCATCGGGGACGGGGACGAGGACGGCATGGGCGAACCGACGCTGACCGTCGCAGTGAACTCGTTCACACCCGCCTCGTGGTATCTGACACTCAAACACGTCAGGGACGATATGTATGAGGTGAGCGCGACTGACGGTTACAGTGGCGTCTTTAGCGCTAAGGACATAGTGAAAAAAATCAGGGAGGTGGCTTATGCCAAGATTATCGAATGAGCACCCGTTTGTTGAGGAATGGTTTGGGCACAAGTTCAATCACGACAATCCGGGTGACACAGGACCGGTCGACGTGTGCCTTGACTGCGCGAGGTTAATACAGAGCGAGTGGGCGTCTTCGCCCGTCTTTGACGGCGAAGCGATAGAAGAGTACGAGCACCCCCCATTCGAGGATACAGACTATGTCTGTGACGAGTGCGGGGCCGAACTCACGTCGGCTGACAACTGGACGGAAGAGTGATGGACGTAAGACGCCCGTCTGCGAACGAGATACGCGCTATGGCTACGGCCTCCCTGAAAAGGCTCAAGGACGACTGGTGGAACGAGGGGAAGAGAAGGGGGATACGTGACCTTTTGTTCGGCGTTGTCGAGGATGGGAAATCAGCAGTCACGCTCTTCGGCCTCGAGGTGGTCGGAGGGGACGAGTCGCTCGTCGTGTGGAGTGGGGAGGGGGGCTTCCGGGCATACTACAACGGAAACCTCGTTTATAGCGAAGCCCGGAAGCTGTTTGTCCCGGGCGATTGGACAAACTACCTCGTGTCGTTCGTGCTTCCGCCTTACCAGCAGGCTGCGCGAGGTGAGCTTCACGACGTGTCGGAGCGCGAAAGACTGATACAGGAGCTAACGTGCGGAAAGTGCTGCTAGTCGACGCCGTCCCGACCGTATATTTCGTGACACGCCATGAGGGGAAGTCGTTTTTCAGGGCGTCGTGCTTCGGTACTCACGACCGCTTTTTCAGGCATGAGGAGGTGCTTCTAAATGGTCTCGACCCGCTCCAGTTACCTTCACCGGTACGAGCGCACGTGCTCGGGAAAATAGCGAGCACGTGCGTCTTCTGGTGGGTACGATGAACAGCATAGCGCTTTTCCCGCGCGTGGTCAGGAACATCGAGCATGTGTCGGTTGTGAGGCGACTCCTCGATGGTGGACCGAACACCTGGGTCGGGGGCCGCTTGTGGGGGGACGCCCCCTTCTCGAAGTTCGTGTCATTCGAGCCGGACACGGGCGTACTCGTGTACAATCTTCAGGGCACACCGAAACCGAGCCGAATCCTCTGCACATACGGGAAGAGAGGCGACCTGCTCGCTGTGCGAGAGCGCCTCGTGATAGAAGACGACGTGCTGTTGTACGAGGCCGACAGGACACCGGTGAAGGTGCCGGTGAAAGTGCCACGCCGTGAGGTGAAGTGGCTCAAGGACTTGAACTCGCTCGGATACATAACGGAAGGGTTTGTCCCCGTCTGGTCGGCCCGCTATTTCCTTCGCGTGCTTGACCTCTACTTTGAGCGCTTCGAGGACTCGACCGACTACGCGGCTGAGGGCATAGTGTCGAAGGGGATAACGCAGTACGAAGGGAAGGAGCGAGAGGAGTACGTGCGCTGGTGGAACGAGGCCCACGCGCCTCTCGGCTTCCCTGCTGAGACAAACCCGTTCGTGTGGAAGCTGACGGTCGAGGTAGAACGTGGAAAAGATTGAGAGCGCCTCACTAGTTGCAGAACCGCCGTCGCTCAAGTGGACGGTGCGAAGTAAGGCGAACGGACGCATTATAGCTCACCTCGAGGCGTATGAACTCGATAGCGAACTGACGCGCATCATCGTGACGATAGTCACGCCTGCCCCATTTTCGACAGCCTTCAAGCCGGTCGAGTTCGTGTGGAAAGAAACTCTCACTCAGGCTCGAGACTTGGCTATCAAAAGGGTGCTTGAAGAAATCGAGGCTGGTGAAGTGTATGCTGACCTGATAGGTGAGTATGAGGAAAAGTGTCGCGTCGCGGGCGCGGTCTTCAGCCAACTCGACTATTTGAAGAGACGGGCGAACGGCGACGACCTTAGCTACCTGTATCAAATGGTCGAATGGCTAAAAGACAGGGTGTGGTTGAAAACGTGGTACAAGGAGAGAGAACATGGTGAGTGGACTTAAATATAGGGTTATACCGCCCCCTCAGGCGCATAAGATTCAGCGCATCGAGGACGACGTGACGGTCGGCTTAATATCGATGGATGCAACCCCAACGGCATACGTCGAGTGGTCGGTCGAGGTGATTGTCACGCTTCACATCGGAGACGACGTGTTCACGTGGAAGAACACCATTAAAAAGCCGGTCGAGAATATCCCTGGTATAGTCATCGAGTTGCTCGAGAAGGGCCACATTTACAAAGACCTTGAGAACGCCTGGGAACATCGATGTATAGAGATTGGCCTTACGACCCAGGACCTCGTTCGTATTCGTAGGCGGTGCGATGGGATTGAGGAATACCTTTGTCAACTGAAGGGGTTGTATAAGGGGGCGCTCTGTGAGGCGGATTAGGGTCGGTTCGCTCGTTGCAATCCCGCCCGACAGCGAGTGGAACATTGTCACCGATAAAGGCGCGTATGTCGCAGACATGACGGCGTGCGAGTGCGCGTACCTCGAGAACGGGGAAATTCGTTACAGTACGCTGGTGGTGATAAAGTTCGACATAGGCCCGCACGAGTTCAAGTGGGTCCAGACCATTTTCGAAGGACGCTGCGAGGCGGTCGAGGTTGTGCTCAGGATGTTCGAGAACGGGACGGTGTACGCCGACCTCATAGTCGAGCACGAGAAGAAGTGCTTCGAGGCGGGCATGAGTAGCGGGACGCTTCGGGCGTTGAGAGAACGCCTCGAACCGGGTCTTCCGGTCGAGAAATCATATCTGTTTCGAATGGCTGAGGCCATAGGAGGGACTAATGCTGACGTGGCTCGTGGTTTATGTCATACTGGTGATTGAGGCGTATGCTATAGCGTTCGTGTGTGACGCCGTCGAGTTCGTGTGGCGTGACCTGTGGTTGGGCGCGTACTACGACGGCGATTTTTACCTGTACGTGTGTCTCTTCCCGATGCTCGTTATACGGATACAGGTGAAGCGGTGAACGTCGAGGAGCTAATCAAAGAGCACGCTGGTCGGAAGGCAAAGAAGCGGGCGAAGGTCGAGGCCGAATGGGAAGAGAAACGGCCCGAAGTTATCGCGTGGTTTAAGGAAACGCTCGCTGAGCAGGGCGTAAGGTTTGACCCGGAAGACCGTCTCGAGGTGTGGTGGCTCACTCAGTCACCCGGCTTCTGCCGGGTCGAGCTAACACCTGACGGGCAGGACTTCATAATCAAAAGCCCGACCATCGACTATCGGATTATGGCTTTCGTTGACGACACGTGGGCCATACCTGATATGATATGGAAAGACATATCGCACATAAGGGGCGTGTCTGTCAAGGGCGGGCGCTTCGACAGCTTCATCGAGGCGCTCGAATACGGTTATTCGATGTTCCCTCGAGGCGAGCTTGTGGGCTGTGAGGAACAATCAGAGCAACATCCTGTGTTCAAAGCGTTGAGGGAGGCGCTACAGAGATTATGAACATACAAGAGTTATATGACAGGCATGTGGAATTGCGACAGAACCGAGCCGAAAAGATTGAGGCCCGTCGGAATGAGTTGAGGCCGAAGGTGCTCGAGTGGTTTAAGGAGACGCTCGAGGTCGAGTACGAGGCCCACTTCGACGAGGGGGACGACCTCGAGGTTTGGTGGATTCAGACCATCCTTGACGAGCGTCTTTGCTTCGTGCGTGTCTTTCCCGAAGGGTGTTCGTTTTATATTGATAGCCCGAACATTGACGTGGAAGGCTTCGGGTGGTTTGGGGAACTGTGGAAGGTTCCCGACCCCGTGAGTGGCGTTGAGTCGACACACAAGAACTTCGTCGACGCACTCGCTCACGCCGTCGAGGTGTTCCCGTCGACACAAGTTGAGAGGAGAGACGATGGACTATAGCAAATTGATTGAAAAGACGTTTGACAGGCTCGAGGACGTGAGCATACTGTTCCCATACGAGGAGGCTTCTTGCGAACGGGTCGGCGTACACTACGTGACCCGTTGTGAGGGGCCTTCGGTGAAGCTCACGGAGGTCGACGAGCCGGACGACGGAGACTTGAAATCCCTGGGCCTCACGAAGTTCGAAATGGCCTGCCTTCTTGCGCTTCACGGTCTGACGGCCCGCTTGAGCGGTGTTCTTCTGTACGCGCTCCGAAAGAAACAGGGACTTCACGTTATCGAACCAACAAGCTATCAAAGAAGCACAGAGTATGTGGTGCGCGACTTCCCGTTCCCGCTGGTGGTCAAGATGTACACCGACGACGAGACTGTTACGCCGATACTCGAGATATGGTACAGGTTCGTGCGTATCAGGGAGGGTGAACTGTGATAGCAGAGAAGGTAGCTGATGTACTGAGCACGCTGACGGCGAAGGAATACCCTGCCCGTAAGAGCGTGTCACGGATAACCCCGCCGATAATCGTGCGCGACATGGAAGACGAGAAACTTTATCCCGGTTCGACGTGGTTACGTGACGAGATGTGGCTCACACTCGAGGCGTTGAATATGGCCGTAGGCGTTGAGCTTGTGCGGGCGGCTGAGGCAGGATACCTCGTGACATTCGAGAGACCCGAGATTGAGAACACCACGAGACTATTCGTGTATCCTATGGGGGGAATCCCTGTGATAGTCGAACTCGAAGTGAGTAACGAAGACGCGGTCCCAGGTGGTATCCTCGTGGTGTGCCTGACGGTCAGTATGAGGTTTACTAAAGGCGATGACTCGAATAGCGGTTCTTGAGGTCGACCCGGCCCGCCTTCGCCTCTGCGTCAAGCGGGCCGGTCAGTGGTTTGAGCTTGACGCGAGAGTCTTGGGCGTTGAGCGCTTTGGTATCGAGTTCGAGAGCGCGAACGACATCACGCTACGCGACGGTGACGAGGTGTGGGTTGCAGCGAAGGACGGGAAAGAAGCGGACGCATCCTCGTTGCGCTTCGGTATTCGGAAGCCTGAGCTTATGAAGTTCCCGCAGGGGGACGTGTACGTGGTTGTCGGAGAGGTTGACTCTTTCCTTGACATTTGAACCCTCTGTGGTATAATTGCTCTGAGGTGATGGAATGGGGAAAATGAATGTACAACTAAGTATAATGTTCGAGGCTGACAGGGACGACTTTGTTGTCTGCGTGCGAAAGAAGGGGGGACACCTTAAGTTCGAGCCGTCCCTGAAAGTGATGGAGATTCGGCACGACGAGAACATTGTCAATCTGTACGAATGGCCGACCTCACATCCTTTTTCACCCGAAGGAGTTGTTGAGGTGCTTGTTGAGTACAGGACTGGCCCTGAGGGCTGTATTCGATTCAGACAGGACGATGTAGCCTGCTTCGGATTCCCGAGTGGTGAAGGCGGGACCGACTATATGTGCCGGGGCGTGATAGCCACAGAGGCACGCGGGCATATAAAGGTCGAGTCAGAGTCGCACGGGAATATACGGGTCGACTGACATGGGCGCATTTGGACACGGCATAATGGACAACGACGAGGCCCTCGACCTGTGCGGATGGGTCGACGATATGGGCTGCGGTTCGTACATACTTGAAAACATCGACGCAGAAGCCTTAGCGCTAAAGGGGCAGGAATTACTTGACGTACTGACTGACAGGAACACGAGTGACCACGAGTGGCTTGCGTTCGGTCAGATTTTCGTAGAGGCAGGCGTCCCGTTTCCGGGCGTGCTCCGGCAGGTGCTTTTTCACGCTATCGGGCGCGAGATGAAAATGTCGTTCACGTGGCGTGACCCTGCCGAGAGGGAGCGCGAGCTTACTGAATTTCGAGAGGTGGTCGAGAGACATGGCAAAGATATGGACTGAGGAGGAGGTGAGCGTCGAGGCGTTCACGCTCCAGATAGATACAGGGGAAGGGTTGAAGGACTTCCCTGACGCAAGAGTCACGGCCTTCAACACGAACGGATACGAGCTATCGTTCTGGTCGGCTGAGGACATCGACCCGGAATCCATTTCGGAGGTGGTGATGCTGTTTGAGGGTGAACTGGTCTTTCGCTTCACTGACGTGTGGTGTCACCGTTATGAGCACGACCAGGGCGGTTTCGACTATCGGTGCTTGGCGGTGAAATGGACGAGATAAAGGGGAAGGTCAACACGCACCTTCATAAGTGGCTCGACCGCACATTTGGCCTCAGTCCGTTCACCTTTAAGGTGTCGACAAGGCGGATGGGTTGGGAAGCTATGGACGAACCCGGCGAACACTCTCACACGACCCTATTCGACGACGAGATTCGGGACGCAGTACACCGGCTGACTGAGACGGTCGGAGTGAGAACGGTCCAGGCTCGCGCAGCCGGGTACAGGTTACGCCTGTGTAAACCAGAACCGAGTCAAAGCGAGTTCGGGTACGTGGAACGCTTTGGGGACATCGACGTGCTCGTGAGTATCAGGACGGCGGCTGCGTCACCTGGGCGCGGGTACGTGACCGTCTCGCTGACAGTGGTCGGCGTATTCGAGAAAATAAAAAAGGAGTGGCGAAGGGTATGACACAGTTTTTCAGGGAATTACTTCTGTTGTTCTATGATGCAAACTGGTGTAGTGTCGAGTTTGACGGCGTACTAAGTGACCAGGGAGTGAAAGCGAGGAAATACGGCCTCGAGGTGTTCGTGGGCTTGAGTAGGCCGGGCCTTCACGAAGACCGCCCTTCCCGATTGTGGGTTACGGTAAAGTCAGAAAAGCACACCGTCGATGAGCAATGGGAGGTCGACCCATCCGACATGGCAGTCGACCTCGAGAAGGTGAAGGTGCTTATAGCGCCGGTGATGTGATGGGTCGACGCTGTAAGCACCTCAACTGTACCATCCTCGAGGAGTTCATCACGTGTTCAGCTCACGTGATGGAGGATGGTGGGTGTACGAGTCACGACAACAGCGTTGAGGGGGACTATACGGGGAAGGTCGAGATTCAGTGTCACGACTGTGGACGGGTGTTCGTTTTCAATTACCTCGGCAGGCGTATGCCGAAGTGGGCACAAGAGCGCCTTGAGGCAGCCGAAATTGCGCCAATAGCTCAGACTGGTAGAGCACGGGATTTTTAATCCCGGTGTCGAGGGTTCAAGCCCCTCTTGGCGCTTGACAGAGACGGCGAAGCAGGGTATAATGGGGGTGTAAGTGCCTCCTTAATACTCGATGCTTTGAAGCCCCGGCGAAAGTCGGGGCTTCGCCTTTGAGTCTTGACAAGCCCCCCTCAGGGGTGTATAATAGGACAAGGAGGTACGAATATGGATGTGAGCACAGCAATGAAAATTCTAGGGGTTGAGACCATCGATGGGCACGAGTTCTTTTACCTCGATGGGCACGAGTGCGTACTTCTCGAGCTTACTGAGCCTGAGTATGGGGGTAAGTACGTACAATTCGTTCACGAGCCTGACAGTCCGTTGTGCTGGTACAATTACGTGAACGAGAACGACCATCGTCGGCTCGTGAGCGCGACCGTCGAATACACGAAGGTGAACGGAGTCCTCGTGCGTGCGGACGGCTTGCCGTTTTGCGACTTCCCGCTCCTCGAACCGATTGAGGGGGTCGGCATACACGACCCCGTTTACGTTGTGAAGCGCAGGGCGTTGACGTATGGGGACGGTCGACCCGGTTACACCCGGACGTTTGACATCGTAACGTCAAACGTCCCTCACCTCGTGACGTACCACAGTCCGACCGGCTTCGAGTTTGGGTATCGGGGGTCAGGCCCCGCAGACCTGTCGTTGAACATAGTCGAGGACACCGCAAGGCGCATGGGCTTTCACCGCTCGCATTATATGAGCGACGAGTCGGAGCCGATAACATACGAGGCGGTGTACACATACGGAGAGTTCAAGGATAAGTACGTCGCGTCCGTAGGCGACGTACTCGTGATTCGGCACGCACAGGTTGAGGCGTTCATCCTTGACGCGATACAGCGGTATGCGTCGGAGCGTTGCGCGGGCCTGAGGGGGCACGACCGCGCCCCGGGTAATGTGAAGGCGACCTGGGACGGGACTGAATGGGAAATGTCGAACGAGCCTCAGAAAACGGGTAGTAAAGCCTGTCCCTTCCCGACCTACACCGTAAGAGACAAGCACTTCCGAGAGGCGCTCGAGGGACTAACAGATAAGTACAAGGAGTTTTGGGAATGAATCTAATTACGCTAAAGGCGTTCCTCGACTTGGCGGAAATCCTTGACGAGAGGGGAATGCTCAGCCGACGCGAGGCGGCGTTTGTTCAAGCGCTTGGCGGGAAGAGCCTTCGCTGGTTACTCGAACAACTCGAGCAACTCGAGAGGGCGCTCCCTCAGCAGGGCCTCGAGGCGATACTATATCGGATGGGCACTGAGGGCTATGAAATCGACGAGCTTCACGAGGGTTCGTGGCTCACGACCATCCGAAACGGGGACGAAAAATACGAGGGGGTCGGTTTCACGGAGGAAATGTCAATCGCTCGCGCAATGGCTGAGGCCGGTATTGACGTTTCCTTAGCGCTAAAGAACGAACTGACTGAAGCAATGCGCGAGGAGCGTGAGCTTCCGGGCGGTTTCCATATCGCTGGCTTTTGGGTCGGTCCGATGTTTGAGGCCGACCCGACCGACGATACGAAGTCGATTATAGTGACAATGGCACACGTCACCATTCGGCGGATTGACGCGACGTATGCAGAGTGGTTTATGTATGCCGGTTACGGCGAAATCGACGCGCTCCTCGGGGTGCTCGATTGCGTGAGAGGGGAAGCAGAACCATTCGCTACGGGCCTTACCGGCGGTGTATTCAGGAACGGCGAACCCATTGAGGAGGACGAGACGTGATTTACGACCACAGGGACGAGTATGAGTTGACCGTTCGGAAGCAGGCCCGAAGAGACGCTGAGGCGGGCGCGTACACAGGGAGCGAGGCCGACCTCATGCTAAATGGAGTTCGAGCAATCGAGCACCTCAAGAGTTTTCAGAAAGTTTTCGAAAAGGACGGCGAACTGATACATTTCAACGCACAAGAAGAACTCTGCGTACTTCTCAAGGGTTACGTGGAAGAGTGGCGCGAGCACGCCGGTCTCTTAGAAGTGATGGAGTATGTGTATAGGCTCGACGAGCGCACGGTTATACTCTTACCCCCTTACCGAAGTGAAGCCTACTTCAACCCGCTTCATTTCGAGTGGGCGTCGAGACACCTCGGGCAGGCCGTGTGGTGTGAAGGTGTTAGCAACCACGCAGTTCGGTTCGTGTTCCACGAACCATTCGACGCGCCAGACCTGGGGAAGCTCAGGGACATCATGCTCGAGAACTGTACTATGTCAAGGCGTGGCGTGAGGAGGGATTGAATGTTCAAATGGAATAACGTTCCCGACATATCACAGCCTGACGAGGGGGACGGTCTCCCCTCAGCCCAGAGCATTGCTCACACCTCGTATCAGCAAAACCTCGTCCTGAGAGGCTCAATCGAACCGGACGTGTCGAGGGCAGTGTGGGTGTGGGCGGTCGACCTCGAAATATGGACAGGCGAGCACATACGCGTCACAGGCACAACTTCGGCGATGCGTCCGATTGAGGATATGAAAAGGGAAGTCGAGAGGTACACGCGTGTGCTATTCGAGCGCGTCGTTCGAGCCTTTGAGCAGGATTCGGAGGTCGACCGAATCCGGGGCGGGTTACTGAGACTAGAGAAGCGCTATTTTGCAAGCATCAGACAGGTACACGAGCTTGTGTGTGCATTGAGGCAATTAAGAGAACAGAAGGAGAGACAGGAGCGCGAGTTTTTCGAGGCGCGTCACCATCACACGAGCAATCGCGTCGGCCTCCTTCTCGTGCTGATACTCGCGCTTATCGTCGCGCTCGTGCGGGTGACGGTATGATAGTCGAGGGGAACGGTCCCTGGGACCTCGGGCAGGTGCGAAACAGGATAATACACGGGAACGCGCTTCGGGTTCTTGACGGCCTCCCTGAAGCTGTCGCCGACCTCGTGTTCCTCGACCCGCCCTACTTCTTGCAGCTTCCGAAGGGGAAGCGCGTGAGTAGGTGGAACAACACGTGGGTCGAGCCGGTCGACGACCAGTGGGACCAGTTCGTCGACTTTGACGACTACGACAGTTTTCTCGCATACCTGTTGACTAAGGTCAGGCGGGTGATGAAGCCGAACGCGACCATATGGGCCATGTCGACGTATCACAGCCTGTTCCGCCTGGGGCGCGTGATGCAAGACCTCGGCTTCTGGCTCTTGAACGACGTGGTGTGGCTGAAGACAAACCCCATGCCGAACTTCCGGGGTGCTCGCTTCACGAACGCCACGGAGACGCTGATATGGGCGGCGAAGTCAAAAAAGAGTAGGGCATACCACGACCACGACGCAGCGAAGGAGTTCGGGGTCGGGAAGGTCGGCGCAAACGTGTGGGTGTTCCCGATATGTCAGGGGCGCGAACGGTTGAAGGGCGGTGACGGGAAGAAACTTCACTCGACGCAGAAACCGGGCGAATTGCTGAGGCGCGTGATACTCACGTCGACGCGAGAAGGCGACCTTGTGCTCGACCCGTTAGCCGGTACAGGTACGACGGGACACGTCGCAAAGGCGCTCGACCGCGACTTCATACTGATTGAGCGCGAGTGGCGGTACGTCGAGGGAGCTGCGAAGCGGTTTGAAATTCAGTATGCCCCTCGTGTGCAGAAGGACGAGAAGGTAATTGAATACTTACGTCACGAGTGGTACGAGGATGGGCAGCCGTGTGGACATCCGGGTTGTGTACAGCATGTAACACATCCGTGTGAGGGGTGCGGGCGTATAGCCGGAAGGAGTTGGACCGATGTTAGTGACGATTAAGTTCGACTTCTTACAGAAGCGACCGGCGCTAATCAAGCGCGTGTTGAGGGAGGCGACGGTTATAGGGCTGGTTAGCCTCCCTGGTGGTGAGTTTACGCTCGAGGTCGGGCTGATACGATACAAGGGTGAAGAGTGGGCTGTTATCAGTCACCCGGACGGCTTCTTCCGCCTGTGTGTCGGTGACACGAACGTGTACAAGGCGTTTGGTACTCAGATGATTCATAGTGAGGACTGGAACCATTACGGGTTGACGCTCGACGACGAGCATCCTCTGTTTTACAGGGAAGGACCGACGTACTATGAGGTGAGGCGTGAATTGTCGAACGTGTAAGCATCGGAGGGCGGGCTTCTGTTTCGAAGGCGGGGTCGAGCGCAGGCCCCCGACCGGCGCTAAAATCAGGGTAAAGAGTGTCTCGACCCCTGCCGGGTATAAGGTGCTACAATACCCTTTTCGAATACGACTTGACTGGTGGTGTGAGAAATATGAACAATAGAGGGAATAAATGAGCGCTCTGTTTGTCGGTCTAGTCTGTGTCACCGGCGGGGTAATTCTCGTGTGCGTGATGGGCCTCATAATCGTACAGTGTATGTTCAACCCTTTGATGAAGTTGAAAGAACTCACGATTGTTCTATTTATTGTTGGGGTTGTGCTGTGGCAGTTAGGGATGGTGCTAATGTCGGCTGGTGCTGACGCGATGGTGAGCGGTTACTGATGGGGTGCTGTATGAACTGTATGCACAACCTGGGCGGAAAGTGTCACCCACCGGCACCAGTCAGTTTCGTTTATATGCGAGCGCCCGTTTCGTCGTACCTGTCTTTTGGACCGGTGTACGACGAAACGGGGCGTTTGAGGTGCTTACTTTCAAAGACCCCCGTGTTTGATGTACAGCTAGACTGGAGATGTAAACACCATCAGTATGTGCCTGTACTCAGTCAGGTGTTAGAAACATGAAAACCTGCGCGACCTGTATGTTCTATTTGACACGAGCACAGTTAGGGTGTACAATGCTTGTCAAGCGACAACGGGTATTTGAACGGGCAGTTATTGTCGTGTCGGAGGCACTCGGTATTGACGACGACACGGCTGCTAAGTGGATACGTGAGGTGTGCTCAAGAAGCACCCTCACGGTCGAAGCTGTTATATCGGAGGTGGTGAGTGGACGAAAAAGCGATTTTGATAAGCGTCGACTTTGACGCAGAAGAGGTTATATGGACGTGGTTTGAGGGGAAGCGGGCACTACAAGAGGCCCGGAAGGCGAAGGTAGCGCTCGAGAAGGCACAGGACTTCCCGACCCACAGGCACACAGTAGTCGGGAACGAGCTTGCAGTGGCGGTCGAGAGAGTGTTCCGGCTCGAGGAGTTCTGCGGGACCGAGCGAGATGTGACACAGCACGCCCGCGCCGAAGTTGAGAGGTTACGGAAATGATAATCTATTATGTCGATTGTTACCAGGAGGTTGTTGCGGTCTTCACCGACCCGGACAAGTTAGTCGAGTGGTTCAAGAAGGCACAGGCTGAGGGGGCATACGACATACGCGAGTTGACCGTGTCTGTGTTACCGGCTGACCCTTCGACGACCCTCTTCGCCTACTCGTGGTTTGACGACCTGGGGCTACAAGGTGAACTGATGGACACGAGCGGTGTCGTTCACCCGAGTGCGGAAGCGACTGACGTTCCGTTCGCAGCAGAGGTTGAGAAGGCGGCTGAGGCACTCGTACAGAAGTTGTCGGAATTGTAAACTAGAAAGCGAGGAAACAGATGGACTTTGCAACACGACTGATTTACCGGCTCATAATCGGGAACAGGCTCATACTCGACGAGGCGAGCGAGAGGGCACGACACGACTACGAGGAAAGCGTGAAGCTGAATGTCCCGTTGACTGTACGCGATGCGTTCGACCTTGCGTTGCGCTCGCGCCTTCAGGACATACGACATTACGCGACCGAAGAGCAGGACGAAATCATCAGGGCAGTGCTCGAGCAGGCGAGCAATTGTAAGCTCGTCGACGCGCTCATTGAGGAGGCCCCGTTCTTTCAGGACGAGGTATTCATAATCGGGCTGATTACTGAGTTCAACGAGGATGAAGACGACGACGGCATACTGCTTACGGTCGAGGCCCGACCCGACACGCTCTTGTTCCGTTACGGGCGGGCACGGCTCGAGTTCGCCGTCAAGGGGGGCGTGTACACTCCTCTATTTGCGCTTGGCCTCGACTTCGTGATGGGTGAAGACCAGCTCGACTTCGAAGACTTAGTCACGCTCTTGACACACGTAGTGAGGGGTGTACGTTATGCTTGAAAAACTTGCTGCAACCGCACACGACCTGTGGTCGAACTGGATGAGGTACATCTTCAAGGTCGGCACGATAAACGAGCGAGGCGACCTCGTGATTCCGTCACGATATGTCGAGCGGTGGACCCGACAAATGAACACAGAACACAGTGACCTGTCGGAGGCGGAACAGGCGAGCGACGTCCGTCAGGCACGGAAAATCCTGACCAAAATTGAGCCGAACCTCAAGCGCCTCTGTTTCTGCTATGACGGTTCGAGGAGGACGTGTGACAACCGTCAACGGGAAGACCAGCCGTGTGACGTTTTCAACTGTCCGCTATTGGAGGCTAACGATGAATGAGTTTTCGAGGAGACGAAGGGACGAAATCAGGGCGCGTCTGTCGCCTTACTGGTGGAAGGTATGGGGACGGTATAGGTGGCAGGCTCCCGGTATGCTCGTACACGAGTACAGGCGTCGATTGAGCGCGTGGTGTCAAAAGACGCGAATGTCTTTTGACTTCCGCCCTCGAGGGTATTCAAGTGTCCGCACGGTGTTATGGTCAGGGGGCGGGTACGAACTGATTCACTGTCCGGTATGCGAGTCTCAGGCCGTGTCCGCAGGCGAGCGCCTTCTGTGTATGTGGTGCGGGTCGAGATTTACCCTATGGTCACATCCATATGACGGGGCGCAGGCATATACGTCTGCGCTTGACCACAGGGGCGGTGACGTTCGGCTTCCGGCGATGGGCGTGCTAATAGACGAGACGATTCACCTGGGCATAGCTCGTGAGGCCCCCTGGTATCATGAGCGTGTGCCGGTATGGGGATACACCGGACAGTACAACGTAGAGCATCACCTCTACGTGTGCCTGTTCCTCCTCAGGAACGAGGTCGTCGGTTACGACCTCGTTCAAGCACCGACACCGAAGTTCGTTCACGAGCTTGCAAAAGCCGACGTCCCTCACAACGACTACGAGATAAAGAACGCCTCCTCCCTCGACCGTGAGGCTATCGAGGCGTGGCTTCGCCCATTCGACGTCGACGAGTACAGGCACGTGTGGGGGAACGAACCGCTGGTCGACCGGCTACTCAAGGACCTCGAGGGGGCATTGTGCCCTACACAATAACGAAACTGACAAAGGTTGAGGTTAGCACCGTCAGGCTCAACTTCTCGAGCGCCCCTGCGATAAAGCGCATCAGGCGACAGACGTGGTGCTGGTACTGTGACGGTCCGCTCGTTGACCCGGCCCTCTTGTTCGCTAAGGGCGGGAACAAGATAGTGTGTGGGGAATGTGGGCGATACATCGGCGGTCTTCCGGGTGTCGAACTGTACGAAGGAAAATGACTTGACAAGGGGGCGAAGGGGGTGTACAATAAGGGCGAAGGGAGTGACACATGGACGAACACGAGCGAGACGAATTGAGGGCGTTACAAGACGCCCTCCTTGAACATGTGGGGCATTATCCGCCCGACACGCAGGTGTCGGTGAATATGCCCGGTGTTACTGTCAAGGAGTTACGTAAGTTCTTGTGGCCTCAGTACAGGCACGAGATACGCGCGATGTTGAAGGGATACAGAGGTAATAAATGAAAGCAAGTCAATTTATTGAGCTTGACGTTGAGGCGAACGGAAGGACACAGCGAGTTCTCTTCCGGCAGGTAACGGAGACGACATACCGTTCTGCCCAGGCCGTCGCCTTACAGGACAGCAAACCTGTTCACATCGAGTGTACACTCGATGTGAAACCGAAGGACGCCGTATTGATAGACCTCTCTCTTGACCAGCTTGTACGTCAGATAACACAGGCGACCGGTCAGTCTATTCACTCGTGCTTCAAGGGAAACCTGTGTTATGTGCGGGCGGGCCGGAACGTGGTGAAGGGCCTGACCTTTTTCGAGGCCCTTCTTTCGCTTCACTCAAAGGTGTGCGATGAATGACATTGCAGCAGCCCTCGAGCGGGTTCTTAAAAGCGCAGAAGTAGGTTACGACGGTGACACGATAGTTGTCACCGTCAATTATAGACAGTGGCGAATCACCACGATTGAAGGATGGGCCGACGAGGGAGGGGTGCGCGTAAAAGGTCCTGGTTGTTCGGTGACACTCAATTACCGAAGCCCGCGCGACCTTGCGCGTCGCTTCCGCCTACTCGTAACAATACTGTGAAAGAAAACTCTTGACAAGCCCGGCCTCCCTATGGTATAATTCAGTACAAGGAGGCCGGAATGGCTATAAGGATTGAGACCCGAGAAGCACCTAAAAGAATACCTGAGAGTTTCGAGGGCGGTATTCGGATATGTGCCGAAATCGAGGCTCACGGTCACGCGGCCTTCATAGCAGGCGGGGCGATACGCGACTGGATAAGAGGGGAAGCGCCTCACGACATCGACATAGCGACTTCGGCGTCGGCCTCTGAAATCAGGCGTATGTTCCCTGACTGTATCGACGCGGGCGGGGCGAAGCACGGGACCTGTATCATTATCCGGGACGGCGAAACCTTCGAGATAACCACCTTCAGGGGTGCGTCAATCGAGAGGGACATTGAGGGGCGCGACATGACCATATGCGCGTTTATGTTCCGGTCTGCGACCGGCGAGATTTTCGCGCCCGAAGGCGCATTTGACGACATCGAGGCGGGCATTATCCGGTTCACCGAAGATGCTGCCGCCCGTATTGAAGAAGACCCCGCCCGTATTTTCAGGGCGATGAGGATGGAAGCGAAATTCGGGGAATGACAAGGAGGCTACTATGAAGCTGAATTTTCTCGAGCGCCTCGTGTACGAGGCAGTGTTAGGAATGCTGACGGCGTGGTTTACCTTCCCGCGCCCGTCTGAGTGGTTACAAATAAGGACGCCGATTCGCGTGGCGGTCTTAATATCTATAGCATAAGGAGTTGACATGGGTGAAAACACGCAAGAAGGACCGAAGGGGTTCGGTGAAACTTACTTTGAAGCTATCAGTGCGCTGCTTGACGAGGTGAAGGCATGGGAATGGCTTGCGGGCGAGTACGACGAGTCCGACTACCCGGAAGAGTTGACGTTCGTGGTCAAGCCGACCGACGAATATGAGGAGTACGCATTTGTGGCGACGCTCAAAGACCCCGACGCGCTCCCTTACGAAACGAGGTCTCGCGATGAGTGAGCACCCTGGGCCGACAGGAATCGGGAAGACGCCCGCACAGGCGGCACGCGCATTGTTCAAGCTGGTGTCGAGCGTCGAAGGCGAGTACGAGACACCAGCGCCCACGAGGCTGACGGTGAAGCTCGAGTTCTCAGACGGTCTGTATCACGCGACCCTCGAAAAACCGCATGAGCTTCCGCTCAAATACTATCAGATTCGGATGATTGACGCGCGACCGCGCGAGGAGGCCGAAAATGTCATTTGACATGAGTTGTAACGGTTACGAAGTAAACTGGTTTAGGAACCCGTTCTCGCTCGAGGCGTTCCTGAGAGTGAACTGTGCTCAGGTAGAGGACGAGACGGGCGCGAACATCTACTTACATACGAGGCCCGTCGCTCGAGGCGAGGTCGACTTTGACCGGGGCGGTTTCCTGTCTCTGTGCGAGAAGTACGCTGAGGCAGTCGAAGCGCTCGAAGAGGCGTACATCAGGATTGACCTGCCCGCCTACCTCGACTACATGGACGGGAAGCGATTCCCGCGCCAGAAGGGATTCCGCGAGCGCATCAAGGGTGCGAAGTTTGACGAGCGGGGTGCGATGCTCGTCCCGGTCGAACTGTTCGCGCCCCACTATAGCGAGGTCTCGCTTAAGATGTACAAGGAGTGGATGCTCGAGCTTCTCGAGCTTGCACAATACGTAGCCGATAACCCGGACGAACCGGTGCGTATCAGCGTATGAGCGAGACGATAGTTCTGGCGGTCTTTGAGGGGGAAGGCGACCCATACGACATCGTCACGGAGGTGAGGGACGCTATACAGTGCGTCACTCACAACGAGTGGGCCGAATACAGAGGCCCACTCGTGAAGGGGGTAACACGACGCCCGCCGGTCGGGCAGGTGCTTGACCGGCTCGAGGCCGACTTCAAGCTCCCTGAAGGCTGGCCTCGAGCGTTCGCATACGACACCGACGAGGTCACACATCAGCTTGCAGTCGCCTTGATGTGCCAGCTTGACGTACTGTTTGAGCACCTTCTCGCACGTGACCTGAATACGGAACCGGTAAAGCGCGAGGTTGCAGTTTTGTGGCACACACACAATCTCGATAACTACATCGAGGTGCTTGTAACAAAACTGGTAGAAAATGATGCCTCCAGGCGCGAAATATTGCTTGACAAATACCTCCTCGGCGTGGTATAATTCAATCATCAGAGTTAAGGAAAAACAGCTAACGAGTAAAGGAGACGGAAATGCAACTGACGATTGAGAGTGGCGAGAACAGGTTTATGAGTGGGGCGTCGGAACAACTACGTGAGCGCATAGCAGAGGCGCTGCGGGAAGGCGAAGACATAATCGTTGAGTTCAACAGCCTGGGCCATTTCGCTCACGGTTTTATGGACGAGGTGTTCGGGAAGCTCTTGAGGGAGTTCGAGGTCGAGACGCTCCGAACCATCAAGTTCGAGTTTAACGGTCGGACAGACCTGAAAGCCCTAATTAAAATGGCTATCAATCACCGAAAACGAGCGATGGCCGAAGGTAAAATAACATAACGGGCGGAAGCCCGAATTTTTTTTAGCGCTAAGGAGGCGTGATATGACAAACTTCACAGAGGCGATACTCACCCTGGCGATAGTAGGGGCAGTTTCGTTTGTCGCTTTGTTAATGGCCCTCACGAGGCCCGAGTTTGTTGACGGTGTCGTTCGAATAATCGAGGCATGGCGATGATTGTAAACTACACGTTGTTAAGGGTAAGGGTCAGCTTCCCGTTCGAGGTGACGGGTGCGTGTGACCTTGCAGAGACCGTCGAGTCATCCTTCAATGGCTCGGGCGGTTTTACGCCCTATTTTAACGCGACGGTCGTGAACATGTGGACGGTTGAGGCGACCCCCGTCCCGCTTGCAGAAGGCGAGTACACGGCTGTGCTGTTCCGGGCACAGCGACCCTCACACGAGGGGAAACGGAACAAACTGTATTTCGTCGCCTTACTCTCGAGTGACGTGGAATGGAACCGCTACAAACCCGACGCGCCCGCGTTCGTGTACACGTCGGAGGCGCTAAAGGCGGCTTCGGAAATTGACGAATGGTGGTTCGAGAAGGACGGCCTTTTCTACCTCAGGCTCGCACAGCTTGACGGGCTGACTGCGCTGTTGAGCGACGCACTCGAGAAGCTCGGCGATTGGAAGCCGGTAAACCTGCGTGACCGCGACTTTTTCTTTATCCCGCACACCTCGTTCAAGAAGGACGGCCTTGTCGTGTATCAGCGGGACGGTTCTTTGTTCACGACGATGAGGGGGTTCGTCCGATGGGTGTATGAGGGAGCGTACACCGGCCCGAACGGGCGTTACGAAATCGCCCTTCAAGCACTCTCCGAATACCACCATGTGATGGACACTCCCTGGGGCAACTACTACGCCGACGAGCGAGTATACATCACGAATGGGCAAGAGGTCGGCGAAGGGGAAGGCGTCGAGGTGACGCGCTCCGTGTGGAAAGCACATCGAGCATTTGCAGACGAAATGCTCGACCCACTCGAGGGGACCGTCACGCTCGATGAAATAGGGGAATGGATATGCTCACGATAACTATTCCTGAGGGCGCAGAAATGACGCTCCGGCAGGAACCCGGTCTGTACATCGACGCGACGGTAAGGTCGGTCAGTGGAAAAGAGGGTGTGTATAGCTTTGACATATGTGAACCGCGCCCGATAGTGATAAAGGCGGAAGGAATCCCGGTCCCAGGCTGGAGCCTGGGGACTGTTACGACACACGAGAACATAATTCGCGGTCTCGAGTATGCCGCAGAACAGTGAGGAGACGATGAAAGCATCTATATTGAAAGACACCATAGCGACGGCACGAGTTGACATACCATTTCGAGTTGCAGCGAACTCGAAACTAAGTGAGAAGGCCGGTTTCCATGCCCTGTCGCGCCCTGAAGTGGTGAATGTGTGGCACATAAAAACTGCACCGGCCCCCTGGGCAGCAGGCGACTACATGGCGGTACTGTGGCGCGTGTCGTACAGGAACGACACCGGCTTCTTTTTCTCGCTTATGTCCGAAGAGGCCGGTTGGGAAAGTTACAACACCCACAAAACTGCGTGGCTTCACCGGCTCGAGGGGATTGACGCGCGAGACGTTCGCGCTAACGAGAACTGGACACAGACCGACCGACACGGTTTCCCGGTCGTTCGTGAGTATGCACTCACAGGCTTAACACGAGTGCTTACAGACACGCTTGAGGATGGGAGATGGTATCCGGTGCGGCTCGACAGTACGTATGTCAAGCACTTTCGGATTCCGTTCACCACGTGGCGTGAGGGTCTTACCGTCAGGTACGACGACGACGGGAACATGTTCACGAACGTGATGCTCAATTACCGGACGTACAGAGGCGACTTCACAGACCTGCCGCATGGCCCGCACCTTCTCGCCTTGAACGTGCTCGAGGAAATTCATTACCGCCGCCGCGACACGGCCTGGGGTGTCATGAACTTTGACGAGGTGGTACATGTAGACGATGGTGACATTGTCGAAGGCGAACACGGCGAAGAGGTATCTCGCAACGCCTGGGAAGCACACCTCTCCTTCGCCAACGAAATGATTGAGCCGAACGCAGAACTTACCATCAGCGTGTCGGATATAGTCGAATGGATAAACGAGAGGGAGGAAAAATGAAATACCTATGGAGTGACGATTCCCTTAGAATGATTGTCGACATACGGGACATAAAGTCTGTCGCAACGGTGAAGGACGGCCTGACATACTATCTTCAGGTACTTCACACCGAAGGCGGTGTCAGTTCGTTCGGTCCTGCTGAGTTCAAAGTCGTTGAAAGCGCATACAAGGCGCTCCGAGGTCGGCTCGATGCGTTCGAGGAAAAGAGGTTCTTTTTCGGGGGCTGCGGAACCGTCAGGCTCACAGACATCAAAACTGTGAGCTACGGCGTTGAACGCCCCGACCCTCTCTGCGGCGGCGAAAAACAGTACATCCTCGTGGTCACAACGTTTGACGGGCAAAAGCTCAGGGTAACGTCAACCGACGACAAAGAGCACTGCGAGAGGGTGTTTAAGAAACTCAACGAACTGTTATGAAAAATTTCTTGACAAACCGGGGGCGTCATGGTATACTTTTGTCAAGGAGATTGAAAGTAATGATACACCGTGACAGTGAACGAGCGATGCGAAAAGCGATAGCGAGAGGGGCACATATGAGCATTGCACCCGAGCGCATACGGGACGAAATCATCAAGATGATGGAGACCCCGTCCGCTTCCCGGGCCATGAGCATATGGGCCGAGTTCGGCATATTCGCCGACATAGCGCCTGAAATCACTGAGTGTATCGGGCACAAGCAGTGTGCCCATCACGGGGAAACCGACATTTTCGACCACACCTGTGAGGCGATGGAGGCGATACGAGCGACCGCCTCGACCCCCCGGTCGATAATGAGGATAGCGGCGATGTTCCACGACGCAGGGAAGCCCGCCTGTGCAGAGCCTCGAGCGGACGGCGAAGGCTTCACCTTTTTCGGGCACGAGGCCGAGTCTGAGAAAATAGCGCGTCGGTTCTGCGAGCGCTTCCGTTTCTCGAAGGCTGACACCGAAATGATATGTGCGATAGCACGCGAGCACATGGGCATACCTGCCCGGGGCGCAAAGGCGAAAACCATTCGCCGCTTCATTCGCCGGACCCACTTCTCGCGCATCGAGACCGGTCGAGCCTCGATATTCGACGAGATTATGGAAATGCACAGGGCCGACCGTATAGCACGCGACCCCGACATCGACGAGCACATCGAGCACATACGCTCGATAAAGGCCGAAATGGAAGCGACCGCGCCCCGTATGCCCATCGACGGGCACGACATAATGGAAGCGACCGGCGCGACTGGCCCCGACATCGGGCGCATCAAGAGGGCGATGGAAGAGCGTTTCGATGCTGACCCCTCGATGACCCGCGAGGCGATGATTGAGATAATGAGGGCCGAACATGCGTGAGGCATACAACAAGTGGCTTCGTGACACAGGACGAGAGAACTGTGTCACGAGCTTCTTTGACTGGTACATCGAGCACAATCAGACACGCCCGACGTTTCACCGTCCGTATTCGACGGCTACCCTCGTAAGGGCGAAAAGGCTTCGCGCTCAGGGAACCGTCGAAGTCGAGCACGCCTGGGGGGACACTCGATGGTCTGATGCAGCCGTCGTGGGGTTTGTTGAGGGGATTTACGAATATCTCGAAACTGAGAGAAAAAACCCTTGACAAGTCAGGCGAGCAGGTGTATAATTTAAGCATCGGAAATGGAAATCGACTAACGAGTAAAGGAGACAGAAATGACGGTTTTAGACAGTGTGAAGGGAAGAGAGGAAAAAGCTCTCGAAGCGGCGAAGGCGGCGAAGGGCGTGATAGAAGGCGAGCAGTGGGTTTACACAGTGCCCGGTTCGAAGGGTGATTACAAAGTGGCCCTCAAGCAGTTCGGGAATCTCGCGGTCGTGAGCTGCGCCGACGCCGACACCGGCGAGCAGTGCCCGGGGAACGGCCCGAACACGAGGCGGCTCGAAACCATATGCTACCACGCCTTAGCGGCTGTGGCGAAGCATTTCGGCCTCGTTGAGTTTATCACCGAAGAAGAGGCCGAAGGAAACCCCTACACGGTCGAGATACTCAACGCCGACAACGGGGCGCAGGTGTGGGGCCGAGCAGGGGTGTTCAACTAAATGGGTTTTCAACACCTTACGGCGGAACGAAGGCGCGAGATAGCGGCGAAGGGGGGCCGCGCTCGCGCCTCTTTGCCCGACTTCCACGAGCACCAGGTACGAGCCGGGAAAGCTCGCGCAGCCGACCGCACCGAAATGAGTCGTATCGGTCGGCTCGGCTATCAGGCTACGATGAGCCGTTACGGGCGCGAGTACGTACTCGAACGCATGGCCTCGTGGCGGCGGCGAAACCCCTCTTGTCACGAGCAGGCGGTTGCGAAGGCGCTCGACAAAGAGGGGGTCGAGTACGAGCGCGAGGTGGTGCTCGACAGGTACGTGGTCGACTTTGTCGTCGGGAACACCATCATCGAGGTGAACGGAGAGGTACACGACGACCCGGTCGTTTTCGGGAAGTCGCCTGAGTACGAGGCGAAGCGACTCCTCGACCTCGAAAGTATGGGATACAGGGTACTTGTGATTCACTGGTCGGACATAGTAAACTTCGGATACAGGGAGGCGCTCTGTGGACCAGTGGATTGACGATTTACTTGACACGTACTATGTGAAACACGAGAAATGGACGTCGCTTGAGGAACTCGCTGAATACGCCCGCGAGCAGTTTTACGGAAACGGCGTCATAAAGGCGAGCGAATGGGAAGACTACCCCGACTTGCTCAAGCGTATGAGGCAAGAGGGCATCGGTCCCTTGTCATACAAGATAGAATGTGCCATTATGGCACGAGGAGAGGTGAAAATTGGACGACGAAAGATACGAAGTAACGGTAAAGGCTAAGGCCGAGACGTTCCTGCCCATACCCGGTTTCCCGGGATATGAGGTCGGTTCGCACGGAACCGTATGGTCGAAGAAACGAAACCGGCCCATCGGAGACGGCGCGAGAGTGACACTTCACGGAACGAATGGGAACGAGACGGTGAACATACGCTCGCTCGTGAGAGACGTTCACGGGATTGAGCTTCCCGCCCCGAAGGGGAAGACCGGTCCGAATCTAACAGACGAGGACAAGGCCCGAATCCGTGACCTGTACGAGAAGCAGAAGGCGACCGACAAAGTCAACTACGCCCAAATCGGGCGCGAGGTCGGGCGTCACTACTCGACCATCTATCGGGTGATACACGGTCGATGAACTTCCGAATCACGAGGGATGGAATGAAAGTTGACCCGGTCGATGGTGAACGCGAACCGAACGCCGAAGAAGAGGCGGCCCGCGCGTCTGCAACCCCGTCGACTCCATACGAGGTCAAGCCGGGCCTGCTCTACGTAGGCCCGGCTAACGAGGCGAGGCGCGTCTGCTGGCCTGACGGGTCGGAGGACATCACCGACGCGCATATGGTAAGGCGATGGAGTGGCTAAAAGGGGAAGGCGATGAATGGTGGCTCGAGGAGGCCGTCGTACTGAGTGACGGCCTCCCTTCGATTCACTTTTTTGTCAGAGCGGACGAATCAGACAGTGGGGGGTTCTGGCTCGTCGAGGGGGCGCTTCTCGACGAGCATACCTGCGACGACGTATTCCTTAATGGGGTACTTGTACGAAACTACGCCGTCGCGTGTGACGAGAGCGCAGACGCGCTCCTCACAACGGCTCGCTCTTGCGCCGAAGACCTGTTCTCAGACCGCCCCGACTGGCTTGAGCCTCTTTTTCTCGCTGAATTAGACGAGATACGTTGTGATAAGCTGTGAGACGACGGTGCTCGCCTTTTTCGCTAATGGCCGGGAACATCGACCAGGGAAGGCGCGAGTCGACCGGCCATTCGGCTAACAACAAGTCAGGCTCGAGGCCGACCTTCTTTAAGACCCCCTTGACACGCCTGACCCCCCTTCCGACGTTCCTGTCGGCCTGCAAATTACCGAAGGCCCCCTTCGACATGGCCCAAACGAACTGCGCCGTGTTCCTGTTCCCGCACTGGAGCGCTATGTCAATAAGCCATGACGCGTAGCGCCTCGACGGCGTGACATAAAGTAAGGATTCTTCAGAGGCCCGCTTACGACGGCGGGCCTCTTCTCGTAGAGACTTGACTATCATTTCCGACGCGCTGTTGTACTCGTGCGCTGCCCACTGAAGGGGGGTGTGAGGTTGACGCGTCAACGGGGTGAATTGAGCCTCGACCGCCGCCCCGGCCTCCTCGAGCTTCTTGTATGTCGGCCAGAACCACTTGAAAAACTCGTTCCAGTCGTTGTCGTTCTCAGTCGGGACGCCTCGAATGAACATCAGCTTCAGGCGTCTACAACCGCCTGCGAGTGCCTTTTCGATTGCCTCGTCTACGAGTGCCGTCTTTATCGGCTTCCCGAGTATTTTCCGAAGGCGCTCCGAAATCCCCTCAATACCAAACTCGAGAGTTCGACCCTCGAACTCTGTACCCGTCTCAATCGGCGGGACCTTCCGCACGAAGTCGTCGACGCGCATGTCCCCGACCCCCCAAAACGAACCGCCGATAAGCTCGCTCACATAACTGATACCCCCGAAATTTGTCGAGGTGAGCATCACCTCAGGATACATTTGTATTGTTTCAAACACCTCTTCTTTCGGACGCTCCCTGTAAGGGACCTGCCACGCTATCGAGCAGAAGTGACACGTCCCCCGACAGCCGTGTGTCAGTATCAGTTCGTCGGACGACTCAGCCTTGTGAAGGATGGGCGGGAACGTGTCACATACGGCAGGAACAATGGGCCGGTCTTCGCCCAAAATGTCTTTAATGAAAAAGCCCGTGTCGTCATACACCACCTTCCGACGATGAGGCACGTAAGCCCCAGGCAGTTCGGAGAGGGCGTCAATGCGAGCCTGACGCCCCTTAGCGCTAAGGGCCTCGAGCATACTGCGAGCGAAATCGTCCCCGTCCCCGACACATATAACGTCAACGAACGGAGCGACGGGTTCGGGGTTGAAGCACGCCCCGCCCCCTACAATAACAATCGGGTGTGCGTCGGTCCGGTCAGAGGCGAGGTATGGTATTCGCGCCTTCTTTAGCGAGTCGAATATGGCCTGAAAGTGGCGAGCTGCAAGGAACGACATCATAAAGACCTCGTCCCCCAGGGCAGAAACAATTTCGCTCCGATGCGTCAGGACGGCTGCCCCCTCGAGGAGTTCGTGTATAATCAATGCCCCCGGGTTTATCCGCCGCGAGTTTGGTATTCGCGTGTTGTAGTAGCAAAGCTGGCCTATTTTTTCCCGAGACGTGTCCATTTCACTCCCTTCTTACCGAGGTTGTTGAGGTGGTTCATAAGCACCGTCGCTGTTCTGTCGTTTGGCGCAACGACACGGAGGGTAATTACATCGTCGTCAACGAACTCGAGTTCGGGAATGTCGAACTCGTCCCCCAGGAACATATTCTCGACCGCCTCGTGAAACTCCCTCATGTCAGGAGCCTCGAACTCGAACGACTCGATTAACGCCTGAAACTTGTCAACGTCTGTCTCTGCAAAGTAGGTTGAGGCGTCAAGTAGCGTGAGCACCTTCACCTCCTCCTCAGGCGTCCATTCCCCGATAAGAACCGGGACTTGTGTGTCGGGCTGCGCGAGCGCTATCTTCTGCCGGAGGTGTCCGTTGAGGCACACAAACCCTTCGGTTGCCCAACCGTTAGCCTGAAGTCGGCGATTGACGGTCAGTGTTTCCGCCCAGCCGACCCCCTCTTCCCCATAAATAAAACCCTCAACCGCCGTCGCTTGTTCGTCGGGGTGTATGCGCCAGTTGTCGACGTGGGCGTCGAAGTCACCAGCGCTCATAAATGTCAGTTCGGGCTTTTTCTTCATATGCACATTATACCACAGGTTTCCCGGATGTGCAAAACCTGTTATGTGGAGTACAAATATGTTAAAATAGAGGCATGGGGAAAATCGGAAGGCCGACAAAGCTCACGCCTGAGCTAATCGAGAAGCTCTGCGCTGATATACGAAATGGTGAACGATACGAGGCGGTCTGCGCTCGAAACATGATTGCATACACCACGTATCGCTCGTGGATGCGTAAAGGCGAGAAACTCCTTCTGTTTCTCGAACTCGACCCGGGCTACGAAGTGCCCGAAAACGAGCAGATTTTCATTGACCTTGTGCTCGAGGTTGAGGCTGCGAACGCAGGCATTGAAGGGAAGATGGTCAAAACGTGGATTTACCACAGTAAGCACGACTGGAGGGCCGCGCTCGAGTGGCTATCTCGTCGGCTCCCTGACGTTTACGGTGCTAACAGTAAGGTCAGGCTCGAGGTCGAGCAGGTTGACGACGAGATAGAGGAATTGCTCGACAAGCTGAGGGAAGCGGGCCTCGACATGTCGGGCCTGTTTCAATGAGTTGGCGGAAATTCCCTCTCGAGCAGAAGAAGCGGTTTCGTGACGAGCTTCTGTTCCTGTTGGGCGGGGACGCGTACCAGCAATTTCAGCGAAAATACTTCCACGACCCGGCAGGGTTTATGCGCGACTGCGTCATATGGCCGACCGGGACAGGACCGTTCCCTTACCAGACAAACGTGCTTGACGCTATTCCCGAACATCATCGTGTATGCGTTCGGAGCGGGCGTGGGGCCGGTAAGACCGCCACGATAGCAGTAGGTATTCTGTGGTTTTCTCTGACGCGAGACGGCCTCGACTGGAAAGTTGTAGCGACGGCGGCGGTCGGGCGTCAACTCCAGAAATATCTCTGGCCTGAGGTACACAAGTGGGCGGCCCGCCTTCGATGGGATGTTATCGGTCGACCGCCGTTCTCGAAGGACGAACTCTTAACAGAGCACATACACCTCAACACAGGGCAGGCGTTCGGCGTTGTGTCGAAAAACCACGCCCACGTCGAGGGAGCGCACGCCGAAAACCTGCTGTGGATTTTCGATGAGGCGAAAACCATCGAGGAGGCCATGTGGGATGCAGCAGAGGGGGCCATGAACGTAGGCGACTGCTACGCGCTCGCGTTTAGCACGCCCGAACTGCCGGTCGGGCGTTTCTTTGACATTCAGTCGGGGCGCGACGGTTATCGAGACTGGTGGACGCGCCGAATAACGCTCGAGGAAATCCTCGAGACCGGAAAGATTAACGAGGCGTGGATACGTGACCGCCGCGAGCAGTGGGGTCCGAAAAGTCAGCTTTACCAGAATCAGGTATTAGGTGAGTTCGCGTCAGGCGACGAGGACGGGGTTATCCCGCTCGCCTGGGTCGAAGAAGCTATGGGCCGATGGGAAGACGACCCGCCTGAGTGGGGGCGCTGCGACTACATCGGCGTCGACATCGCCCGCACCGGTTCGGACAAAACCGTGTTCGCGTTCTTGAGGGGGCGCGACATAGTCGAGATACGAGAGTACACGAAGTCGGACACGATGGAAACGACGGGCCTGATAGTGAGGGCCTATGAGGAGACGGGCGGTATACCAGTCGTTGACGCAATCGGGATGGGCGGTCCGATAGTCGACCGCCTGAGTGAACTTAGGATACCTGTCATTTCATTCGTGGCATCGGAGGGGACGAGTTACGTCGACAAAACCGGGAAGGTGAAGTTTGCAAACCTTCGAGCCGCCGCATGGTGGTTTATGCGCGAGCTTCTAAACCCGTTCAACGAGGAGGGCGTCAGGCTTCCGCCTGACTATAAGCTAAAAGGGGACTTCACGAAACCGCGCTATAAGACGCAGAGCGGCGGGCGCGTGCTCGTTGAGGCGAAGGCCGACATACGGAAGCGCCTCAAACGAAGCTCAGACTACGCCGACGCGGTTATTCAGGCATTTGCGGCAGAAGAGATTATCGGGGGTCTAGTGGAAATCGGAGTTGTTACGTTTTGAGCGACAACATAAAAGACCAGGAAAAGTATACAGTACAGGAACACGTCAAGGACGAGCCGGTCGACGAGGAGACTTCCGACATCTTCTCCGTTCTCGTGAGCGCTCGCTCCGACATACCAGCGTGGTGGTCACAGGAGCGGGATGAGAAGCTACTCGACTTTGCTCGCGGGAACGACTATATTCAGTTAGCACTCACGGCCCTCGAGGAGTTCGCAACTACAACTGAGTGGCGCTTCGTGGCGCGAGACTCCACGATACGGTCTCACGTCGAACAGGCGGCAAGCCTGACGCGAGAGGTGAAAGCGAACGCAGACTTCGGGAAGGGGTACGCGACCTGGGTCAGCAGGTTCGTACAGTCATACACAGGACAGGACAACGGCTCGTTCACGGAGGTCATAGGACGGGGGCGGAAGAGCGGACCGTTAATCGGGACGCCGATTAACGTCGCCTCCCTCGACAGCCGCCGTTGTACAAGAACGTCAAACCCCATATACCCCGTCGTGTATATGGACGACGGGGGTTCGAGGCGCAAACTTCACTACACGCGCGTGATGTGCCCGGCACAAATGCCGTCGTCAACCCTCGAGATGAACGGCGTCGGTTACTGTGCCGTGTCTCGTTGCCTGAATACGGCGCAGGTGCTCGGGGACATACTCACGTACAAACAGGAAAAAATGGGGTCAAGGCCGATGCGAGCTATCCTCGTTGCGGAAGGTATCGACTTGCGCGAGCTTCAGGACACGCTCGCTATGGACGACTCCATCATGGACGCAGCCGGGTTCACGCGCTATTCGCGCGTACCGGCGATAGCATCCAAACACAAGAAAATTACCATAACACTTGTACCCCTGTCTCAACTCCCTGACGGCTTCAACGAGGAGGTGAGCACCTCGTTGGGCGTTTACCTCATTTCGGGCGTGTATGGGCTTGATGCACGCGAGATATGGCCCGCGACGTCGTCCGGCGCGACTAAGGCCGACGCAGAGACGCAACATATGAAGGCCCGAAAAAAAGGGAAAGGCCAGCTATTGCGCGTCATCAAGGACGAGTTCGAGCGCCGTTTCCTTCCGGCTTACCTTATGATGGTGTTCGACGCACAGGACGACGAACAGGACGCAGTCAGGGCCGAACTTCAAAAGCTGAGGGCCGAACGCCGCGAGATTGACCTTCAACCGGACGACGAGGGACAGTCTTCAATCACCATTCGCGTGTCGCGCGAACTGATGCTTGCGGATGGTGACATCACGCAGTCTCAGTTCGACGAGATGGAATTGCGAGACGGGCGACTCCCTGACGGGTCGGATGTACTACTGCTGTTCCGCTCGCCTGAGTTCGAGCCATTCCTGGACCTCGCAGTCCCGTTCCAGACCGACCCGCTTGACGTTGAGGCGAACGACCCGGTACTGATACAGGCTTTAGCGCTAAGGAAACTCAACGAGGTCGAGCAGGTTGTTATGAATGGGAAGACGGGCGGTGTACGACAGCGGGCGCGTCAGGCTGCGGCAGCATTGAACGCGCTTCTTGACCTGTACGAACCGCCCCCCGTAAACCCGGTAGTTGCCGAAGAAGAGGCTGAGGCCGAAGAAGGGGAGTCCGTCGAAGGACCTGAGGTGGTTGAAGAAGTAGAGGAAAAGACCCTCACCTTTTACGAGCACTCGATACGCTCGCACGCTCGACGCCTCTGGACGGGCGCGATGGACGAGTACGAGTTTGTCGACAGCCTCACGAGCATCATAATCACGCAGTATCGGAAAGCGTGGGCTGAAGGCATGGCCCAGGCGGGAATCGGGTTTGAAGCTATAAACGCCGAAGAGCGGGCGAAGCTCGACGAGCTTACGAACGCAGCGACAGACCGGGTAATTGACCTTGCGATTTTCATACTCGAGCAGAAGGAACAGGGGCGAGTGTTCGCCGACCTGTCGTACAGGTTACGGTTGTGGACTCGTCAGTATGACACGGTCCGGCTTCAGGCCCTTGTCATGGCCGGACAGGACATCAAGCTCGAGTGGGTGCTCGGAGCGAGCGAGAAGCATTGCCCCTCGTGTATGAAGTTGGGCGGGAAGGTGAAGCGGGCTTCGGTGTGGGCTGCGGCAGGTGTGTATCCGAAGTCCCCGCCAAACCCGAAGCTCGAGTGTGAGGGATGGGGTGATTGTACGCTCGTCCCGACCGACAAGCCGTGCTCACGAGGCCCATTACCTAATTTACCATAGAGGTGAAATGTCGAACGCGAATTTAGTTGCGAGATTGACCACACAACAGAAGATAATACCGGTGTTGAACGCTGTGGCGATAGCCGCCCCGCTCGACAAGGCCGGTCGGTTAGCCGTTTCGTCGGACGAATATATCGCAGCCGAAGAAGGGCGCTCAATACGCCGCTGGTTGAACGAGAAAACCGGCGTTGACGGCGTCAACGTACTGACCGATGGGCCTTCGGGTGACAGCCCAGGCATATACTTCAACCTCAGTGAGGGTCAAGAGGTATATGTCACCAGGATGTGTTTTAGTCTAAACACCGTAAGTGATAGTTGTAGGTTTGAGATAGGTTACACAGACGCAGTCAATGGGGGCGGCAACTTTACACCCGTGACCCATTACTACTACTACAACACTGCTGCTGCCCTTGACGGTTACGAAGGGGAGGAGATAGCTTTACCTGCCTCTCGTATTCGATGGGCGGATGGTGCGAAAAGCGTCACTTTTCGCGTCAATGCAAACGACGCAAACTGTTCAATAATAGTAGCATGGTATGGTTATGCAATATAGGAGGAGTACATATGGGTTTACGAGTTTTACCACCTGAAGTACAACGAGACTGGAACGCGAACCTCGAGGTCGCTGAGCCGACCGACAAAGGGAAGTGGTCGCTGGTCGAGGCGCGTCCGGGGAACGGCACAGCAGAGGAGTCGCAGCGTATAGTCGTGAGGCTTATCGACGAAAACGGCTACAACTACGACGGCGTCGTTGCGTTCGCGTTCACCACAGGCGAGAAACAGATAATTGTTACGAACGACTGGTTGTGGAACCCGCCCGCACAACCGAACAAGGCGCAACTCGTCACCTCTCGGGGCGGATACGCAGAACAGGTACAGGGAGGGGCGGTCAAAAAGGGCCAGCCTGGGGGCGTGACGGTGTACGTGTACGACCCCGAACTCGCGTCCGACGTGGTGAGGGGTGCCGGTATGCTCGCAGACCATACCGGCCTCGTACTCACGTTCAAGCGCATCCCCGCCGGGAAACAGACCATCGACGAACGCCTGGCTGCGCTCGAGGCTCGGGTGGCAGCGCTCGAGGGATAATGGTAGTCGGCGCAAAGGCTATCGTCCCGAAGACGCTCGATTATCGGCGCATCACGAAAGAAGTCGAGAAGGAACTCGACTCGATAGCCAGGGGGGTCGAACGGGACTGGAACGACTTTGTAGCTCCGTTCGACCCCCCCGCCGAAATCGTGAAGAGACGCCTGCGGGCGCGTGGAACATACGGATGGGAAGTCGGCACGGACGACAAGCGCGTGATGTACCTCGACGAGGGTACTAAACCCCACACCATACGCGCGAAGCCCGGACGAACATTGCGCTTTAAGAGGAATTACAAGCGGAAAACCCGTAAAGGGCGCATCAAGAGTTCGTCCGGCGGCTCGAGTGGCGAGACACAGTACGCGAAAGAAGTACATCACCCGGGCACTGAGCCTCTTCACATAACAGAGACTATAGCTGAAAAGACCGAAAAACCGCTCAAGAACCGGGTTGACCGCGCAATCAGGCGCGGAAGTAAGCGTCAATTCCGCTAATACCTTGTTGTTACATAATATTTGTGTTATTCTTATTGTGAGGGAAATATGAGCGACAATATACCAGATGGAGTATTCTCAATCAAGGAACTTCACCGGTTGAGAAAACAGGAATCTGCCCTACGTGAGACGAATGCTCTCGTCTCTACATATCAAAAGCTCTATGCACAAATACGGGACGACGATTCTATACCGAACAAGGCCGACAAGATTCGTGAACTCACGGCTGAGTTCGTGTCTCTCGTGTCCGAAACTTTGGACGCAGACAACGTCGTGCGTGGTGTCATAGAACCTGAGGTCGAGGGAAAAGACGACTTCAGCCCGGAACCCGAACCGGAAATGGAGCTTGACGGGGACGAGTTCGACCTCGATGAGAAGGCGGAATGGACAACTGCCTACATCAACGACCTGCCGGACTCTGCTTTCCTGTGGATTGCTAAAGAAACGCCTGAGGGCACGCCTGCGAAAAAGGACGATGAGGGTAGAACGGTCCCCCGTTCCCTGCGCTACTTCCCTTACAAGGACGCACAGGGTAACATTGACCTCCCTCACCTTCGGAACGCTATACAGCGTATCCCGCAAGCGAAGCACCCTGAGCTTACCGAAGCGCTTAAAGAGCGGCTTCAGACGAAGGCTCAGCGTATCTTAGCAGACGAGACCGGTGACAAGTCGGCTGGCGAGGAGTCGGGCTTAGTCCCGAAATGGTTATTGAGGCTGTTCGGTCGACCGACCAGTCCCCCCACGAAGGAACAGGGTGTTGTGTTAGTATCGGACGTACAAGAAGAATCTTCGTTCCAGTTGTTCAAGGACACGTCGGGTCGCTTCAGGTGGCTCGGCATTGTGTCGAACAACATAAGAGACCGGGAAGGCGAAATACTGTGTGAGACAGCCCATAAGGAGTTCGTGCGGGCGCTTGACGCGAAAGAGACCGAAATGCCTGAGCTGTGGCTGTGGCACACACCCGGTTCGGTATGGGGGAAGGCCGACACGGTCGACGTGGCGAACGGATTCCTGATTGCTTCCGGTTACGTGCTCGAGGGCTGCGAGGAAATAGCGGAAAATCTTGACGGCATGGAAGTCAAGATGAGTCACGGTATGCCGCGAGCGCTACTCGAGTACGACGCCGAAGACCCCTCGATAATCACGAAGTACATATCGATTGAGTTTAGCGTGCTTCCCGCGAAGCACGCAGCAAACGCCCTGACGGGCTTCAGTGTTACGAAACTCTTGGAGGAGAGACAGATGCAAGACGAGAAGCGTGAGTTCCTCATTGAGGCCGGGATGAAACCCGAAGTGGTTGACGGCCTCGTTGAAGGGACGAAACAGCTATCAGACCTTGCGGACGTGCTCGGCCTCGACAAAAAAGAACTCGGGCTTGAGCCGACCGACGCACCCGAGGCTAAACCGGACGACAAACCGGTCTCCGAACCGGAACCGGAACCGGAACCGGAAGGTGACGCGGTAAAGGACGAGCCGGTTGTCGAGGGCGCAGTCACGCGTGAGGAGATAGCACGAGTAATAGCACCCATAATCAAGTCGCTGAGTGCCCACGAGGCGGCTCTCGTACAGGTAGGCGCGATGACCGGCCAGCTTGAGACAATCGCCAAGAACGTCGGCGCGTTGACCACAGTCGTGTCGCAGCTTCAGAAGGGAACCGAACAGCAGGTGAAGGACGCTATAACGGGCACACCGCCCGCCTCCCTCGAGGCGCTGATACAACAGGCGGTCACAGGCCCGGACGCAGCCGACACAGTCGTCCCCGACGACTCCCCGCTGGCGAAGGACGCCCCCGCCGCCCCTCAGCCCAAAGAAGAAGGACCGGGCGGCTTGTTCTTCACGAAGTTCCCCGAATACGGCGGGTAGGTGAGAGAAATGAGCGACACACAAAAAATTCTCGAGATGCTGGCCGAAACGACCAGCAAGAACACGGAAATCCTTGAGCGTCTCGCGCTTGACGGGAAGAAGGGTTCACGACGGGGCTTCAACTGGAAGTCGGTTTACGACACAACCGGCGGTCAGACTGTAGCACCCCTTCACGGGCACGGCGGTATACTGTCGGTGCTCGGGGCGGAACGCGACGTAATTTCCGCCCGCGTCAACCCGATGGGAATCGCGGCTGCGGTCCCCAAATTTCCCTCGACGGCAGACTACCCCTTCTACCCGTTCATCACGGGGTACACTGCTGCGGAGGGGACGAAACCGGACGAGGTTTGTGACGATGCGCCCACGAACAAGATGAAGACATGCTACCTCAGCACGAGGTGGGGCTTCGTCAGGTTCGACAGCGACGTCATTGACTTCACGCGCGTCATGAGGCGCATAAACAGAGGCGAACCGATGGACCTGGTCCTACACGGCTCGCTGCTCGGCGATATGGGGCAGCTTCCCCCGGGCCTGTCACAGACCGACGTCCTCAACTACATCGTCATGTCGGAAATGGTGAAGACGGCTGCGGCGGCTGAGCTTGACCTGTATCAGCAGATATATCAGGGCACGGCGGCTGCGAATGAAATGGTAGGTCTCGATACGCAAATATCGGACGCTATCGTTGACGCGAAGACCGACGTGGCCTGCCCGGCGCTTAACTCCGACATAAAGGACTTCGCGTATGCGAACATCGACGGGTCGGACGGTCGCTCGATAGTGACCTATCTGGTATCGATGGTCGAGTATCTCAAGCATAACGCGAGGCGCATGGGCCTGTCCCCGGTGCAGTGGGTGCTCACAATGCCCCCGACACTGTGGGTGGAGTTGAGCGAAATATGGCCTTGTATCTACAATACGGGCCGGTGCGGTAACGGCCTGAGAGGCCAGAACGACAACGTGTTCCTTGACGGGCGCGAGAACACCGCCGAGCGCGACGCCATGCGCGAGGGTATGTACATCGACATTGGCGGCATGAGATTCCCGGTTATCACGGACGACGGAATCCACGTCCACACAGGCGACGACAACGCGAACCTCGTTGACGGCGAATTTGCGTCAAGCATCTACATGCTTCCCGTCACCATCCAGAACGGCTTCCCCGTTCTGTACATGGAATACCTCAACTATCAGGACGCAGTCGCGCGTGAGAACATCGCACTCCTTCGCGGTATGCAGACCTTCTGGTCAGACAGGGGCATCTACTCCTGGGCCGTCGACATACGGAGGTGGTGTTTCCAGTTGTCCCTCGTCTCGCATCAGCGAATGGTGCTTCGCGCACCGCAGCTTGCAGGACGCATCCAGAACATCAAGTTCACCTCGATGCAATACCTGAGAGACCCCTACCCCGACCATCCGTATAACCTCGACGGTGGTGTCTATAACGAGCGCGAAGACCCCTGGGAAGCCTTCGACGGTGAGGACCCCTGGGAACACGGGCGCTAGTTTCCACCTGAGACTCAAAGAGGCAACCTTCACGGGTTGCCTCTTTTTTGTTACTATGGTATAATCGCTCTATGAAAACTTACAAGTATAAGGAAATGACGCGTTTTCAGGTCGGGCAGGCCGTCGCGTGGGCGAAGTTCCTCGAGGACGGCGTTTTCTCGATAGAAACGCCAGCCGGTAAGAGTCGGGTGTTCTACCCAGGTCGCCTCACAAAACCACAAGAGAACGCGCTGTACAGCCGCTTCATCATCGGCTCAATGGTCAAGTTCGCGCTCTCACAATGGAAGGAAATTTATAAGACGCGCCTCGTGGGCGTCCCCATAATGACTGAGGGAGGCGGGTACGCTTTCTTTCACGGGATACTTGACATATTACACAACGAATACGACGTGTGGCTCGCGTACATGTGGGCACGCCGCGAGCGTATTCGAACACGGAACGGAGACGAAGCCTTCGACCCGTTCAAGGCTGCGCCTGTGGCGGGAAACCTCGAAATCTTTAGCGCTAAGGCCGACGACGTGTCGGTGTTCCTGTTCGACATAATAGCGACGGGAACAACCGGCGTCGCTGTTATATCGTACCTCAAAGAACACCTGGGACCGCGTCTCAAGCACATCGTTTACGGGAGTCCGTGTGGCTCGATGGTCGGAGCGCGGGCCATACGCGAGGCGGCAGGCGACACCCCCTGTATGTGCCTGTTGTCAGAAGGGGCCTTCGGCCTGTACGAGAACGGGACGTACCTTTCGCTTCAGCTTGAGGGGGCGTACACGAGTGAGGCTAACCTCGAAATGTCCCGGACGGTGTATCCTGACCCGCGCTTCTGCCACATCGGGGCCGGGGGACGGGCGGCTGCAAGTTATCGGCTGTATCGGGACGAGCTTGAAGAAGAAAAACTTGACCTGGGCCTAAAAGGCCCTGCGGTCAAGTTACATTCACCAAAGGAATGGGAAACGGCCTGGGAAACGGGCGTTTTCGCCTGTTACCGTTGACCGGTGTACTTGTCGATGTAGTTCTGTATCACCGCCCGGTTAAGGGACGGTGTGGGCTGCGGTGAGTCGCCCGTCTCTTCGCCTGTCGGCTCGTAAGGTGCGTCACAGCCTACACAGACCGAGACTGCCACGAGCACAATCGAGACAATCACGAGCCATATCAGGGCTGTTCGTGCTATCTGTGTTACTTTCGATAATTCGTACATGTCACTACCTCCTTACTGATATTTTATCACAGATTTGTTCTGGTGTCAATATCGTCAACGCATCGTAAACGCGCTTGTATTCGGTGTACACGCTCGCGTCTCCAACGACGCGAGCAATACTTTGAGCACCCATTGTGCAGCCCAGGAACAGGTTAATCCACGCAGGCTGATACACGAGATTCCCTAAAAAACCGCGCCAATTGTCCCAGGTAGACGCCTTACTATCATACACCCGAATGAGTTGAACGAGCGGGTTGTCATTTAGAGCTAAGAGCCGTGCCGTCGTGTCGGCTACGTTCGCGTAACGCTCCGACACAGTGTGGCTTGTGTATGACACCTCGAGCAAGAAGCCCTCTTCGGCGGTGCTCGTGAACGAGGGTGTAAATTCAAGCCCAAGCACCATTGCTTCCGCCTGTTGTACGATAATGGGTGCAAGCACCGCCCAGGTCTCAAGAAGCGCTTCTTCAGTCGGCTTCTCAGTTACGGGGTCGGCCCACGAGAGGGACACGTATTCGTTTGGAGGACCCACGAGGTCCCACAGTGTGCCCGGAACGAGCACGTGTACACAGAGAGGAAAGTCAATCATCAGTATGACTCCAATTGATAAACCCATATACCGCCGAACACGTTCGTCCCAAACTGACTATCGACCCCGAGGCCGTATGTAGCGGCTGTTACCTGACATCGATAGTATAACCTAACGTATCGGGTCGCGTTAAGCGACATGAGGGCATGACCAATTGATATAGCCTCGTTGTACGCCGTCGACACGGCGTAAGGGTAGCGAGAAACACCATATCGTACAAGCCCGTCTTGTGAGTTCCATAGGTATGTCTGGAAACGACTGACATAATAGCCGACGGCCCACCAATTCACGGCATAGACGCCCATTTTGAGATACAGGTTATTTGACCCGATGGTTGCACCGCACGTGTTATCCCATAAGGCGTTAAGCGGGTATTGCCGCCATGCCCCACTCGTTGCAGTGCCCCCATTCCCGCCTGTGTAATACACAGCCTGGGCCGTTCCGAGGGCCGACTGAAAGTCGCCTTTGAGCATTTGTGTCATTTCGGGGTTTCGGACGTTAGGCATATGTGCCCCCCAGGCCAAGTCGGTTGAGTTGTTGTCTTACTTGCGAGTGTTTCGAGGCGGTGATTGACACAGACGCAGGTATTGAATAGTCTATTTTTTCGATGAAAAGGAACGTCGGGTCGTCAGAGGTCCCCTCTGACACCTGACCAGGGAGTAGGTCAACCGTCTTTAACCATTTCCCGGGTCTGATGTCCCAAAGCGGAAGCGGTTTCCCGTATTTATTCCTGACACGCTGCCCCACGTCCGAAAGATACTGAAGATACTCGACTGAGGTCCGTGCGGGTGCAACCTCGTAGTAAAGCACCTGACCATCGTACACTCCGACCACATATCGGTTATTCGAATTGTCTCCGAGTTGAACGAGGTTTTTGAGGAGGCCGAGTGCCTCTTGTTCAGAGTATGCGCCGTCAGGAATAGCGAAGGCGTTTGTCGCTATGTTCAAGAAGTCAGTGCTTATAACGCTGTTCGGTTGTGCGTTCACTATGTCCTGTATTTGAGTGCTAATGCCGACCGTCCCGGTCGCGTTGTTGACGTAAGTATATGTGCTAAACCAGTGGAAGTAGCCGAGGCAGGTGAGGGTCATGTTGAAGCTCCCTGACGACACATTTATTTTCTGTGTCGTCTCGGGGTATGCGTGCTCTTGAAGGTACATAGTTACTATTTGATTTGCCTGTGCTGATGTCACCTGCCCACATTGAACAGTTGTCAGAAAATAGCCGAACAGTCCTTGACTGACTGAGTCGGAGACAGGGGTTGCATATGTGGTCGGGCTTCGGTAAGGCGGGCTAACACTCGTGTCGTGGTTTGTGTACGTGCCTTGTATATAGTTCGACACGTCGAGGAGAGGTCCCCTCTGAAGGCTCAATGTCCCGAGGTTTGCCTTCACCTCGTTGACAAACCCTTCCCAAACACCGACCCCTTCGGGACTGTAAAGAGCGATGTGTCGCCCCAGGCCGTTAGCAATCCAGTCGTCTATAACGGCCTGACAGTCGTTTATCTGTATTCCCATCCCGTCGTATCCCCCGAACGAGGACAGGCTATATTTCGCCGACTGTATTTCTGACGCAAAAGAGCGCTTGAATTGTCCTTCGGGCACATACGTTATGTAAGGCGGACCGCCCCCGGGTACAGTGATGGTCGGGTTCCACGCGTTAAGCGTAAATGTTCCGAGGCGTCTATACGAGGGGAACATTTACGCTTCCCTGTAAGGTGTCATGTAGCGCGAGACTTTTTCGGCCTGCACACTGTATGACTGCTGAAGCTGTGACACCCACACCTCGTAGGTCGAATCCCATCTCATCCCCAAAAACCACACGCGCTGATTAGCGTTAGCCTGAAGTTTAGCCGGTCCGGTTCGGGGTTCGAGCGGTATTTCAATGCTGTTGTCGATGTAAAATTCGTTTTGTGGATAGATTGTTCGTGAGCTTGCAACGAGCCTGTTTGATGGGTCGCTTATTGAGTCGATGTCGAAATACTCGGCGTAGTACGTGTCGTCGGCCTTACTCAACACGTCGACAAAGCATTCGTCGACGTCGAATATACACAGGTCGTACAGTCTAAGAGCTGGTGTGCCGTTTGCAGCGTCCCCCCTAACATCAAGTGTGAGATTGTTCACGCGCGTGTTTTTGGGGATGGCAATCGGTAATATGTCAATCACGCCGAGGTCAATCACAAGAGCGACGCTTTCAGCGACACCGGCTACCTGAGTGATATTAGCGACTTTTGAGTCGATGTATGCACTCCCCGTATTTACTCTTAGCCACACCTTTAACCAGTTCGCGTCGGACACGCTTTCGGCATATACTCTCAAGAAGGCCCTGTATCGCCCGAGGTAGTCGGTTTGAACGCCCGGTATGAAGCGAGTTGTCACAAGTGTCGCCTCACCTCCGGCAGAAGGTTGCCAATAGGCATACTGACCGGCGGGAACAGAAGGTGACGCGACAAACGACATGTCGCCTGTGTTCCCGTAAATGGGGTACACGCCCGGTCGGTTGTTTTCCTGTGCAAGGTTAATGAACGGACTGAAAACCTCTCCTCGTTCTGTCGAACGTGACGAGATAATCATTCGGTGTGGATAATAGGTATTATCCACAACGCCGTCAGGGTACACTTTGAAGTGCGTATAACAGGGAATGTCACCTGGCACATCCTCATCGTCAACCTCGACATGTGCCCAGGTGACAGTATAAATGTCACTGTCAATCTCAGGGACCGTGTACAAGGCATTGACGGTTGTGACACGAAGCCTGACCCACCATCCGGTGACGCCGTTCACCGCCGTTGTTGCAAAATCGGACGGCGGGATGAAAAAGTGCCCTTTGTGCTCGCGTATCAGCATATCGACGGTGTTCGGCGGGTTTGCGAATACGTTGTCACGCGCTGTCGAGTTGTAGCCCGATAACGCCGCCCACGCCGCCCCGTTCCAGTATTCGCGCGTGAAGAACAAACCCCTTGACGAGGTACACAGAGGGAGTATGAAATTATTGAACGCCCCGTCGTCACGCAGGACGGAGTCCTCAATACATATGTAAATTGCATCATTTACTTGAGGGGGGAGTCCCGTTATAAGAGGTTGAGGCGTTGAACTTATCGGGTATAGCGATGTGTACGTTCCTGCGCTCGTGTCGTAAAAGTAGGCGTGTGTTATCTGTTTGTTTGTCTCTGAGTTCGTAACGAAGACCTTCTCAGTCGTTTCGCGGTCAATTGACCGCCTCGTGGTCGGGAATTGATACAAGTTCCCGTCTGACCCGTAAATGTACAGGAATCCGGTTGTGCCAGGGAAATAGTACAATTCTCTAGGCTTGACGGTTTCTTTTGTCATAATGAGCGCGAGTTTAGTCAGTTGGTCTTCTTCGGCCTGTTCTGTTAGCCAATAGGCCGTTGTGTCAATGTATGACGCATTGTCGCGCTCCGTCCAACGTAGACCGTTCACATACAACTTCTTTGCATCTGTGTCGTACTCGAGCCAATTGAGCCATATGTAATAGTTCTGAGCACACGAGTGTATTTTATCGGACGAGAAGACACCATTTTCTACGTTGAGCTTATACACGCCTGAGTTCACCGAATAGCCTGCGGTGTACATATAGTCTCCAATTTCCAGGAACGGTCCTGAGAACGAATCGTTTCCGAAAAGACCGCTCGGGAGCCACGTTGTACCATCTTCCGAATAGATTATTTCGGGTGTTGTAGTGTTGTAAGCTGTGTAGCAATACAAGCACCCTTGCGTTGAGTGATAGCCGAGTACACCGTAAATGTTACTCGCTGATGTCTGAAATACAAGCGCCCACGCACCGCCGTTTGACCTATATATGCCGTGCGTTCCTGTCACCTCACCATATACGTACATGTACGTCCCATCATTTGTCATTAGCGGGAAGTAGTTCGCGCTGTTGGCTATCGGGGTTGCAGAGAAAAGGGCGAAGTTCGCGCCGCCGTCGTTCGAGCGGAAGACACCGTTTGCGGTGAAGGCGTACAGGTATCCCCCGAATATTGTCCATCCCCTCACGTGTGCCGTTGGAGGCGTCGCGCTCACGACCCAGGCCGTGCCGTTGACGCTGTATCTGACGGTCGGGACACCCGAATCGGATACGAACAGGGTATCGCTTGCACAGCCACATTGACCGGCAGGAACGTAGAAACAGTGATTCCCCGTCGTAACGGCTGTCCAGTCCCGAATCAGGGCTTCTTGTCTGTTTGACAGGTTAAGCACCTCTCCTGTCCCAGGAGGGGAAGAAAACCATTCGGTGTGCTCAATCTTGAAGTCGAGGTCGTCGAATACGCTCGGTTTTTGAGCAAACGGCTGGTCGAACGGGCCTCCGACCTGCGGACTGTTCCACAGCCCAACGAGCGCGTAAGACGGCACAGACTCACATTTCGCCTGCTTGATGATGTACACCGGGTTGGGGTTGACGCCGGTCCAATAGTCGATAGCCTTCATTAAAAGCGTCAACAAGCGACGGTACTCACGTATGAGGTCAAGGGGGGCAGTGTCACGTACTGCGAGCGACAGTCGGTCGGTTATACTCTCGAAGCGTGTGTGAACGATGGTTCGGCCTGGGGCAGTCGGAGACTCCTGAAAAATGCCGTCAATCGGAAGCACTGACGGTTTCCAGTCTTTCAATAGGAAACCAGCCTTTAGCGCTAAGAGGTTTACCTCGTCCGTGCCGTCTGTTATCTTGAATATGACATATCCACTCATTGACCGACTCCTATAGCGTCCGAAATTTCCTGTCGTACCATGAGCCTCATTGTGTCAAGGTCACGGTCGTTCCTGACGGTCGGATTATTTATGTTTACCTCAATCATATTTGTCGTTCCGCCTCCGACCCCCTGCTGTGATGGTGTTCTTACGATGACCTCTTCACCTGAGGTAAGGAACACAGGACCGAAGCTGTCGTTTGGATAACCAGGGGGAACGATAAAATGAGCACCGTGCTGAAGGCCGACGTTGTCTTTCGCGCCTTCCACGTCAGCGCCGGTACTGAGAACGCCTGCCGTCACGTTACGGGCTGCACGCGCAGCAGCTTCAAGCTGCTCGATAAGTTCGTCAACGGCCTCAATCAGCACCTTAATCTCGTCGGTGACGTGCTCGAACGACTCGACCATCGTCTCAGTTACCGACACGGTTGTCGACTTTAATGTCATTAGCACTTGAAGGGTGATGGTAAGCGCCCCAACTACTTTTGATAAAATGAACGTCGTCAGGGTCGTAAGCTGTTGAATTGCGATAGTGGCAAATGTTGAGAACGCTTCTGTCAACAAAACGAGTGTCTCTGTGGCTATCAAGAGCAGAGTCGTTTGAAACAGCAAAATGGCCTCTTGAACCGGCGTCCACAATTCGAGAAACACTTCACCGAAGGTCGCAAATGCTTCAGGGAGGGTAGTTTCGAGGGCCTCGACAATTGCAGTTGAGTCAAAACCCCCGAGGAGAGCGCCCCCTTCCATCCCTCCCTCTGCGCCGTCAACAGGCGCTTCCTCTTCACCACCTCCGAATATAGCGCCAATTCCTGGTATGCTCGTCACGAGGTCGCCAATCGTGCCGAAGGCGTCTGTGACCGTGCTGATTATCGTTTCGAATACGCCGGTTATAGGGTCGATTAGCATTTCAAACCAGCCTATGATTCCCGTCACGAGGTCGGGTATGATGGAGTTCCCGACGAGCGTGTCGTACAGTGTTTGAAAATACTCGATGATTCCCGTAACAAACCCCTGAATGAATCCTATGACACCGGCCAGGGCAGCCGTTATAATGCCTGCGACAACCCCTATTATGCCGACAAGGGTTTGTACGATACCCTCGAACAGTTGAACGAGGCCCTCACCTATCATCGTGAAGTCGCCTTCGAGTATGCCCGCTATTATCGTGCCGATACCTGAGACGATGTTTATTATACCTTCGACTGCAAGTTGTACAGCCGACACGAGCAGTATCCACACCTCCGACACGTAGGTGAGGGCCTGCGCGAAACCGGTTGCGAACGCAGTTATGACGCCGATGATTGTCGCTATTATGCCGAGTATGACGACGCCTGCTGCAATGAGGACCGTCTTTATCCCTTCCCATACGTCCCCCCACGAGACACCCGTTTGAGAGAAGGCTTCTTGAAGATTTGCGAACGCTGTTTGAAATGCCGGAATCACGCTTGCGGTTATGACGCTCACGGCTGTCATTATAGCGTCCCGTATGACGGTCCACACGGTCAGAGCGACGGCAGCGAGGATGGGCCAGTTTTCGGTCCACCATTGACTGAGTGTAGCGAGCGCAGCGGGTATGTTTGTCGAGAGCCACGTCCACAGTTCGACGAGCATCGGTTGTATCGCTTCCCAGGCCCCCATGACGATGTCCTGTATGCCGAACCAGTTCCCGGCCCACGCCGCCCCGAGGAGGGCAGCCGCTCCGATTATAAGCGTCATGGGTGTGGCGAGCGCAGCGATAGCCGTGCCGATAGCAGTGAGGACGGCGAAAATGGCCGACCCTGCGAGCACAGCTCCGACGCCTGCTATTGCCCCGACGATTTCGCTCCAGTGCTCTTCCCCGAACGCCTGAAAGAACGTGAACGCCTCTTGCCCCAAGGTAACGAGGTCGCTCGTTATCTGTGCTATTTGAAGGGCGATGTCGGGGTCGAGGCCGAGTCCTTCAAACGCAGCCATAAGACCGCCAAGACCAACGTCAATTTGAAAAGCGTCCTTGTCGATAAGACCGACAAAAAGGTCTTTCAGCCCCTTCGCCGCTTCTTTTAGGTAGTAAACCTTTTCGGTGACGTTGACGATGGTGTTCGCAAGCCCTTCAGGGAGGCCGAGTCCTTTAAGGGCCTCTCGTATGTCTTGAAAACCGCCTTTAATGAGGTCGAACTCACCTGTATTAAAGCCTTGCCACACAGTCTTGAAACCCTGCCACGCACTCTTCACGTCCTCGATGTAGCCCGGTAACTTCTTCCCGAACTCAAGCGCGAAGTCGGACGCAGCAGCGAGCGCGTTATTGAAGGCGGGAAGCAATGTATCACCGATGGTTATTCCTATGTCACGAACCTGATTTTTGAGGAGTTGTATCCTGCTCGCAGTTGTGGCGAAGCGCTGTTCGGCCTCTTTAGCGAGCGCGTTCCCGTTCTCGAACTCGTTGTTTGCAAGCTCGAGCGAGCTTGTCAGGATGTCAGAGTTATTGGAAAGAGACAGGAACGAGCGAATGAGGCGCTGGTCAGACAGGCCGAGGTCTTCGAGCGTGTTAATCGCCTCGTCCCCCTGAGCACCCAGGCCCGTCACAAACGCCTCGAACGCCTTCGACGAGTCCTCTTTCCATAGTGTTTGAAAGTCGTCAGCGGTCATGCCTGCGACTTCGGCGAACTTTGTGAGTTGGCCTGGGTCAATCGGCTTCCCTTGCGAGGCGCGAAGGTCTTCGAGAGCAGCCTCAGTCTCCTTCACGCTCTTGATTGTGTTGAAAAGCTGGTTTCTGTTCGTGTCTCCGAGTTGACGGCCCCAATCTTCAGCCGCGCCGCCTGCATCGAGAAACGCCTGATACTGTGCCCACAGCGCGTCCCCTGACATGCCGGTGCGGGCCTCGAGCGTAACGAGCTTCGCGTTGTACCCTGAGAGCCGGTCGACGTTGTCGGTTATGGCCGCTGAATTGTCAACGAACCCGGTCGTGCTTCCTGCGACGGCCTGCTGCATGGCGAGAAGAACCTTCTGCGTCGCTGTACCACCAGCTTCCGCCTCAATGCCGACCGAACTGAATGAGGCGGCGATACCTAGCACCTGCGCCTCAGTAAGGCCCGCTATTTTACCAGCACCCGCTATTCGCTGAGCAAAATTGACAATCTGAGATTCGGTCGTCGCGCTGTTGTTACCGAGCGCGACTATCACGTTACCTATTGACCCGATGGAGTCTTGCGACGAACCCATGATGTTCATTAGCTGAGCAAGCGAGGTTGCAGCAGCTTCCGATGTGAGGTCGGTCGTCACCCCGAGTTGAGCGATTGTTTTCGTGAAGTTCAAGAGGTTATCCTCTTGAACGCCCAACTGACCGCCCAACTCACCTATACCCATGAGTTCCTCGACTGCGACGGGTATCTCGAGGGCCAAGTCCTGAAAACCCCTTTTCAGGTTTTCACCAGCTTCGCTAAGTTCACCCGTCGCGGTCGTGAGACCGTTCACGGTCTTTGTGACGCCCGCAAACGCGCTCTGTACAGATATTGAGGTATTGACGGCTGTTACGCCGAGGGTCGCTACGCCGGTCGTGAACGCCCCCAGGCCTGCGAGAGCGACGCCCCCGAGGAGAGCGCCCCCCTTGAGCACCCCCTTCCCGAACGAGTTTATGTCAGAAGCGAGGCCCTTTGACGCCTTCCCGGTGTCGGTTATGCTTTTTTGAGCGCTTTTCAGGGCCGATTGAAAAGAGGCGAGTCCTCTCGCCTCCAGTATCACGCCCGTTGTAGTGAAGGCCATTCGTCACCTTTTCTTTCGCTTTCGCTTCGCTTTCCGAGACTGTTTCTCGTGATGTAGCGATACAACGTCGTCGACGTGCGCTTTTATTCGTTTTTTGAGGCGATACCACGCGACAACGGTCGTGACAAACCACGAGGGGTATTCGCCCTGTTCCCATCTAAAGAGTTCGTCGAGCGACGCGCCTGCTTCGACGGCTGCGTCGAAGCGGTCGAAGAATATGCTTGTGGTGATGTTCGTAGGGATTGAGGGTCCCCAGAACGGGTGCTGAGTTATCGGGATGCCGTTTCGCTTAACGCCGAAACGTCTCCTCTTTACTTGTTATTTCCGCCTCGTCGAAGCCCATCACCCTCGAGATGGTTTTTATGTCACGGTTTGTCACGACGATGAATTTCATGTAGTAGAACTCGAGAACGCGGGCGGGAAGACCGCGTTCGACCTCGTCGAAGCCCAACTCTTGAAGGTCGTCAATCCACGAGTCGTCCTCAGGGAGACCGTCAATGAGGCGAACGCCCATTCGGATAGCGGCATTTGTCGAGGCGATTACCTTCTGAGCTTCGTAACGCTGCATGGCTGCAACGTAGGTTGGGTCTTGGTAGTTCGGCTCCTCCCTGTCCTTCTTGTCATTCCACACAATCGGGACTTTCGGCTCCTGTACGCGGCTGATTGCCTCCGTAATGAGCATACCGGGGACGGGCGTGATTTTCACTTTGAAGCCACGCTCGAGGGTGACGATTTCTTCGGCGTCAACCTTGATTTCGTCACCTACCTCGAGCACGGCTTTAGTTGCTACTTGGTCGTCAGTCAGTTCTTTGTCGTCCATATACCTCTCCTGTCAGGTTATGTCGTTGCGGGCTGAGCCGCGATTAGTATGCCGTCGCTACCATCACCGGCGAGACCGCCAGCGAGAGCAAGGTTCGGGTCTCTCCAGTACGAGTCGATGTCGTTGAGGCGGTCGTTTTCGGGTATGCTTCCCGTGCCTGTTGGGACGACAACCCAAGACCAGCCTGAGCTAATCGACTTGAGGATGCGCCCGCCCGTGCTGTGCGTTGCAGTAGCGAAGATTTCCGAGTCTGTACAGATTGATATGGCCGGGATTGAGGTGTATCCTGATACCTTCAGTTCCCAGGTTGTTCCGGCGTCGTAAGTGGCGTATATGTCACCGCCGTCCGTTCCCGCAAACCATTCGAGCTTGTTCTTGACGGCGATTGACACAACGTTGTCGGCTGAGGGAGCGTTCACAACGGTGAAGTCCTGCCCGTTCGACGTGTACATAACGATGCCGTTGTTCCCGCCTGCGACAACGAAATTATCAGAATACATGTCGACGCAGTTCAAGTCCTGCGTGGTCGTGCCTCCCTCGTCAATGGCCGTCGGTCCCAGGGTCGCGTCAGTTAACTTATACACGTACCCTGTGTCACCGACTATCCACGCGACGTTACCGCTTGAGGCGATTGCGTTCGGCTCGCCTCCGGCAACGTAGCCGTCTGTCACGAGCGGCCACGTCTCACCACCACCTGTGTCGATTTCCGACACAGCGAGGTAACAGTGACCGGCAGCGCCGTTCGACGGCACAACGAGGTATTCGCCAAGGTGGTCGATGTCGGATGGGTCGTTGAGACCCAGTCCATCGATGTCGCTCGCGCCGAACGCGGCCCCTTTGTCGAGCGAGTATATACAGTCGGCTGTTGTGCCAACAGACCCGCCTTCCGCCTTCGTTACTGCAAACCATTTCTGGACCGGCAAGCACGCGTCTTCTTCACACGCGACGTGGTCCCACAGGTGTACGGCCAGTATCTCGTTCGTTATGAGCGTGTCGGCCTTCCGGGCCGGTCGGAGCGGGACTATCTCGTACAGCCATTTCGCCGAAAACTCGCCTGTCTCGGTTACTTCGGCCTGGTCTGCGTCGCTGAAGTCGCCCATTTCGTCAGCCGACCAGTTCACCTCGCGCACGGCTTCAGCGACAAGCACCTTTGTGTAGCCGTAGTCGAAGTTACTAGGTACCCCGCACGTGCCGAAGTGTACTTGAACGTCGGCCTCGAGGTTGTTACGTCCGATTTCCAACAGCTTCGACAGGGTATTTAGGGAGTAACGCCCTATAACGGGAATGGTCGGGCGTTCCGTTTCGCCCTGATAGAAGCCGACCTCCTCGTACTGCCCGTACATATACGGGGACGGGCATTTTATGGGGGTTATGTCCCCGAACGCCCACTCGGGCGCTCCGATGCGAGCGCAACCCTGATAGTCGGGTTCCCTGTCCGCACGCGCTCGACATTCAATCAGGAATACCCTCGAATTACTGGTTTTCCCGGGTTCGATGTCTAGATTACCCATGTGTTTTCCTCCTGCTTGAATAGCCTGACAAGGGTGTTTGATAAGTGTCTCGCGTTCGTAGACAAACCGTGTCGCTCAACTACGAGGCGAGCTATCCCTAATGTCGCAGTCGGCCTTTTCTTCACGGCCTCGAACGACATGACGTCTCGCTCAATTAAAAGATTCCGAAGCTCGACCTGTGCTGCGTGCGGGATGTCGGGCACAACGGGAAGGTTTACGCGAAGACCCTGTCGCGTCAGTTCAACCGGGTGCTCTTCCGGCACAATATACACCTGCCCCAAACCGGTGTCGTCTGTTACTGTCCTGTATACTAGGCTCATACCATACCTGTGTTATAGAAAATCGCGGCTGCAACTGCGAGTAAAAGTAACAGTAGTGTCTTAACAACCCGCAATTCGGTACTCATTTGAACAAGGGCCTCTTGAAGCGCAGCCTCACGTAACTCCTTTTGTTCCAGAAGCCGGTCTTTTTCAATGATGTCGGCGTACCTGTTGAGCACAGCCGTCAGGACTTCTACCTCGACCGGCTTCTGGAACGCGTGAAAAATCCCATACACGTACAGTTCGCGCAGCTTCGCAAGAGGAGCGACACCGCTCACGACGGCTACAGGCCCGTTAACAGTGGTAAACCATTTGTCGAGCACGTCAGCGCCGTCCTTTTTGTCCCCATTCACCCGCCAGTCGAGTATCAAGATGTCAGGTTTGTCCCTCTCGATTAAGGCGATAGCTTCTTTTATCGTCGCAGCAGAAAGCGTCTCGAGGTTTACGGTGTGCGCGACGCGCCCGAACAGTTCCCTGATGTTGTCGTCGTCGTCGACTATCAGTACGTGTATGGGTTCGAACACTATGGGCGGAAGCTCGATTTTCTGACCGAATGGGGACAGGACTTTTGCAAACTCGAAGAGTGTCTTTAGAATATCAAGTACATTCATATGACTACACCTATGTAGCGTTTTGGGTGAATCTTGTCGATGTCCCGCCACGCGTCGATTTCTCCGCGACGGGTTCCGAACGGGTTGTCGAGGTCGCCCCAGGGGACGGTGTTCTCTCCAATAGCGAGGTCGGTCTGTAATTCCTTACACCATTCCTTTATGGTCGTACAGCTACACAGGGGTCGCTCGAGGCGTGCCACGGTGAGGTACATCAGCGCTCTTGCGAACGGCTGAAGCATCGGTTCGTAGACCAAACCGTCCCAAAAGCGCGGGTCGGCAAGGCCCGCATAATACCACAGCCTCACGCCGACAAGCGTCCCGTAACAGGAAGGGGCCTCACACGAGATATGCCAGCCGTCGTCGTAAGTGCCTATGTAAGGCGTGATTTTCCCATATTTCGGGTCGTTGAGACCCATAAAACCCCACTGTGAAGGGGCGTTCTGGTAAACGAACTCGACCGAATACTCGCTGTTGTCCGTGTACTCGCGGTACACGTCGACGGTTTCCACGAGGTTGCTCGAGTTCGAAACGTCCACAGACACCATTCGAGGGAGCGTCGTGAATCTGTTTTTGACGGTCGGCTTAATCATCATCCAAGCGAAGAACGTGACCGTCAGCGTCCCGCCCGACAAGGTCTTCGTGTTAGCTGGTCGAATTTCCCAGGCCGGGTCGCCCCCCTTCCCCTCAAAGTATATCTTAAGTTCGTAAATGTTTTCAACTTCTGTCGAGCACGTGATGGTTGCAGTCTCGGCAAAACCATCACCGTCCTCGTCGGTGTACGTCACGTCGACAGTATCGACGTATGTGCTGTTCCTCCGACCGGGTTGTATGATGCGTGCCCGGTCTGTCTGAATGTACTCGTGCCCCGTAAACGGGTGAAATTCCTCGACTTCCCATTTCGGGGCCGGACTGTACTCGAGGTAGTTCCCTACATCATCCTCACTTTTCGCTAATGTGCGGGCTATCTCCTCGAGGCCGACACAGCTCGCGCCCTGCCACCCCCACTGAGTTGTCAGGTCGTTGAGGCCCGTCTCAACCGGGAAGACTTCACCCGCTTCCGCTTGATTGAAGTGGCATGGGTTTGCGCCTAACTCCATCCCAAGCGTGTCGAGCGACAGTAACGTCGGCGTGTTCGCTCGCGCCAACTCACTCCTCTTCGAGGTACTTGTGTATGCTCGTTGTTGTCGACAGAACGGCCTCTCCGACGCCTACGAACAGGCTGTACGCAAACGGAAGCGCGAGCAGGAACGCGACGCGAGCGTTCAACATGTAAAGGATGGTGAAAAGCAGGCCGACCCATACGGACAGACACCACGAACAGGTCAGAAGGATGTATAATTCCTCGCTCCCTGTCGACCAGTTACGTATTCGCCCGAATACGTTCCAGGGACCTGGTTCCTCGTTGAACATCACCGTTATACGCCACACCGCCATGCCGATAACAATGAAATAGCTCATTCTATCACCTGCGGGGGGCCTTCTTCCATCCCCTCTTGGAGCTTCTCGAGCACGCCCGGGTCGAGCTTCACCTCTGGTTGAGCCGGTGCTTCAACCTTAGCCTCCTCAGCCCGTCCGAGTTCTGCCGTAAGTAGCTCGATTATGGAAGCAGCCTTCGCGTCCCCGATGCCTTTAACTCTCTGGAGGCCCTCAACACCGAGACTCAGTACATCGTGCTTACTCGTTACGGCGAACGGGGGGGCAAGAAGCTGATTCGCCATGTTCGCCGTAACACCGGGTATCACCTGCGGGTCGAATGTCGATAGTGTTCGGACGGGCTGAGGTGCCGGTATGAAGTCCTCGAGTATGCTATCGTCCACACCTGGGGCAGCCCCTTGAGGGGCCACGACGGGGGGGCGGGCTTCTGACCGCGCTACAGGTGTGGCGACGCGCCTCACAGGGGACGCAGCTTGAGGTGTTACTCGCTGAAACAGGTGAGGCGCAGCAGCCACGTCCTTGTAATGGGCATACATTTTCTCGCCACGCCCGACCGGTCCGTAAATGTGCCCGGTCGCCGGACCAGGAACTTTGTGCTGTCCCCTGTTTCCCCCGTTATAGACACAATATACCAAATCTTCTTTTTTGAGTTTCACTTTTCTACTCCCTGGTTTTTCGCAGCGTTTACACCCTGCCATGTCCGACTCCGTTTTGTACTGTTTTCATTATAAACTATTTGTGATGCTGTGCAAAGGTTTTTACAGCCGCGTGAACATGTCCCCGCCCGCTTTGAGGTCTTCCGGGTAAACCCACACGATACAGCCCGGCGTCAACTGTCCGTATTCGTGGCGGGTCGCGCGTCCGACAACCCGCCTCATGGCCGTTCCGGGTACTGTAAATCTACACCTGATTTTGCCCGGTTCGTGGTCTGCAACGAGGGAGGCGACGTGTTTGTCGCGCGTCTTACTTGATGTTGCTATCTTCCGTCTCGTGCCCGACAACATGTTGTATATCATCAGCGGTTCCGGTATTCGCCGGAACCTATGGTCAGCCTTTGCAAGGCGTATGTACAGGTCGTAGTCCTCGAGCGTTTCCTGATTTTTGAAGCCCCCAACCCCCTCAAACCACAGGCGTGGAAGCCAAGTCGAAATGAGACACCACGTGTACGCAACCTTACCCTCACGCGGTTGCTGAATAGCACGCTCGTGGTCGTAGTCGGGCAGGGGGGTTTCTACGTACCCCCTTTGTAGCCTCTTCTCGTACCTGTGAAGGCGCGGTTTGGCGACTGCGTTCGGGTCGGGAAGGTGACAGTACGCGAGATAGTCGGTATACACGATGTGACCGTATTCGTTCCACGTCGTGAGCATCTTCGACAAACAGTGTGGGAGGAGTTCGTCGTCGGCGTCGAGGAAAACGAGAAAATCGGCGTCTGTCTTCGACGCACCGAGGTTTCGCGCGTTCCCAGGCCCATGCCCGCCGCCCATCAGGAAACGAGCATACGGGAAGCTCCGTTCGACACGTTTCATTTCGTTTGTCTTAGCGTCCGTGTCCCAAACGACAATCGCATCCCATTCACGGAATGTCTGTCGCTCGAGGGAGTCGAGCGCTGCACCGGCGTAGGCGACGTGGTGCGGACCGACGGGTATCACGGCTGATACAACCGGCGCGTCGTACTGATATACCCTGTGTGACATTCGCCCATCGAGAGGAGTCGCGTAAGACGGGAATGGGTGAAGGCCGTCCTTCACCCAGGGGTAGTCGCGCCAGTTCCGTTCTTTGTACCCCTTCGCCCCACTCACAAGGCCCGTCCCGAGGGAGTATTTGAAGAGCGGTTTCGGCGTCACCTTCTTAGCCGCCCATCCGTGAGCACCGCACAAGAGCCAGAAGTTCCCGTCCTCCGAACCTGCCCCTTCCATCGCATAGCGTCGCCTGTATCCGCCCACACGGCGGAACATTTCGGTTCTAAGGAGCGAGCACGTCGGTACCTGGTTAAACCCCTTGACCTGACGGTCGAAGCTCCACTCAGCCGGGGGCCATGCCGCTTTTCGCGTTTTACCGTCAGGTAAAACGTCTGTCGTGCCCGTGAACGTGATTCCCAGGGTCGGGTCGGACTCCTGTGCGTCGACGCACATCCTGACGTGCTCAGGTTCAATAGCGTCGTCTGCGTCAAGTGGTAACAGGTACTTCGTGTGAAGATTCCACATCCCCTCGTTTCGCGTGTCTGCTACGTTCCCGAACTCGACCCTCATGTACTGTATGCGCGGGTCGGTACACATGAGGTCTTTCACCACCTCGTGCGTGTTGTCGGTTGACGAGTCGTCCATTATCAAGATGTCGGTTATCTGGTCGTATGTCTGAGCCTGGACCGACTTTACGACGCGTTCGAGCTTGTCAGCGTAGTTATGGCAGGGTATCACGACACCAACGGTCGGCGGTTCCTGTACGTAACGGAGCGCAAGGTCGTAAGCCTGCGCAACCTTTTCGGCGCTCGCTTCCCAGGTGAACGCCTTCACCGTCTCGCGTGCGTTTTCCGAAAACATCCGCCAGTGCTTCAGTATGTGGCGAAGGCCCCTCTCGAGGTCGTCGAGGTTCCCGGGTTCTGCGAGGTATCCGTTCACGTTGTGCTGTACGAAGTCGAGTATGCCTCCCTCTCGCCAGCCGAGAACCGCCTTCCCGCTCGCCAATGCCTCGAGAGTGCCTATGCCGCCCGTCTCCTTAGCCGTGCTAAGGTACACAGCCGAGTCGTAAATGTGCTGCTTCATCCGGCTGTGTGCCATTATTCCGATTACCGTCACGTTCGAAGGGCATATTTTCGGCTTAAGTGTAGTTAAGAACTTGACTTTCGGGAAGCGCTCTGCAAGCTCGCCTACAACATGAGGCGAGCACACGTCACCGGCGCGGTTCTTGTTCCACAACACAACCGCGCCGGGCTTCGGGTTGACGGGCCATTCGGCGTAGTCAATGCCGTGAGTTATAACGACAGGATTCAGGCGAAGCTCACGCCTGATGGTGTGAGCAACCCACTCAGACGGCGCAGTAACAACGCGGGCCGTCCGAAGCCCGCGTATAACGTTCATATTCGCCTTAAAATGCCATGCCGTGCTAGAATAGTCACCGGTCCAGTAAAGACCATGCCAGTGCGCTACATCCATCCCCTCGAGGTAGCCCGCATGTACAGCGAGTATGTCGTGCTTCTCGCCGCGCTTCACCAGTTCGACACCGAATTTCGGAAGATGCTTGTACCACGCTTCGGTACAGCGAGCTATACCGTGAATCTCGTCCCCCTTCGGGGACGGTAACATTAGAACTTTCATTCCCTCAACAGTTTTTCGGCTTCTTGTATCCCTTCAACGTATGAAATTCTCTGCCTGTCCGGGTATAGAATCAGTATTTGTAGAGGAGTTCCGAGGGGGGACGGGTAGTTCCTGAATTGCCACCCGGTAGGGGCGTCCGTATTGTACGTGCCCGTCTGTATGAGCCATATCTCGCCTCCGAGCACACACGGGCTTCCCGCCGCCTCGAGCACCAGCCGAAGTTCCGGCAGGAACTCGACCTTCGCGTGAGCAGGCTTGTGGGTGTGGGCCGTTATGATGACATGGGCCGGAATCTTCATACGCGCGATTTTCATCGTCGCGTTTAGCGGGTTAATCGCCGAGCTTCCCGACGCCTTGTGCTCGAAATAAAACACGTAAATTCGACCGTTAAGGTCAAGAAGAAGAACGCCCTTGTTGTCGAATACCGGGACGGCGTTTTCCTCGAGCGTCTCTAGTAAATGAGTAACAGCCTCTAGAAACGCAGAGTCGCCCGTCTTGCGCAACGGGCGAAGGTCATGCTCTTCGCTGAATGAAACAGCGAGCAGCTTGTCGTTGTCCATCAGTTCCTTGAGGACGCCCGCAGCGATGCGCCTCTGCTGCGGGCCGTGAAGCGTCTCCTCCCTGACGGTCGCCTCCATCGTCCTGTGGTTCGTGGCGTTGTTAATCATGTCACCGTTTACCATCAGGTAGACTTGAGGGTGTTTGAGAATCCACTCGATGTGCTCGAGCCACAGGTCAACATTCATCCCGAGGTGGCCCAAGTGCCAGTCGCTTGACACGACGATAGCTATCGGCTTGTTTATGCCGATAGCCTTCTTGTGAATGAACGTGAACGGGTTGTCGTATAGCATAAGACCCTGTACCTGCTGACTGACGCGAACACGGTCGCGCCAGTTGAGGTCAGGTTTCGAGAAGTCGATGAACTCGACACCCTCGAACGGTTCGTCTTCGAGGATGTCGTCAAGCTCGTGTCTAATCGCCTTCTTTCGACACGCGTCAGGTGAGCGGTCGGGGAAGTGCCCTGCTATTGACTCCCACTGATACCCATGCTGCTGCACGAGCCTGTGAAGGAGTGCCGTCTCATCATCTGTCCAGAACCTAGACATAGGTACGCTTACCTCCTCTCCGTCATATAGGGTAGTCGCTCGTGGGGTCCCACTCGCACGCCTCTTGTTTCGTTTTCGGGTCCCACGCCCCCTTGAACATCCGCCGTGTACCGGCTTTCCAGTGTGTCGCGTAGTCCCAAACGCGAACACCGCCCACTTTGTACCCCTTCGCATGAGCATCCTTCATGTTATCTATAATCGGAGCGCCGGTGTCGTTGAACGGCGCAAGAAGTTTGTACACCCTCATGTCGTACACGGCGAGTGACGGGTGAACGTAACGGTAAAGCGCAGCGAGGCCCACTCGCTGCGCCTCCTCCCTCGACGGTGCGACACCTACGTCGTTCACGAAACGGAGCCAACCAACGGCATAAAGGCCGTTAGCCTTTATCTGACTGAGCATAAGCTCGACCACGCCCGGACTGTTAAGCTCAACGTCGGAGTCCATCGTAAGTAAATACGGCGTCTTGCACATCCCCGCCGCCTGATGTAGCGCCGGACCGTGCCTGATGTTCTCTTTGTTGAATACCTTCTCGACGTTGTCGTATGGTATCGCTTTTATGAACTCTGTGCTCGCGTCGTCCGAGCCGTTGTCAATCATTATAACGGGTAGTTTCGGGTAAAAGAAGCGAAGCGAGTGGTACGCAGCAGAGGTGAGGTACAGGGTCCGAAAATTCACGATTACAGCCGTTACGTTCACTTGACGCCCCTCATTCGCTCAAAAAGGAACGGTAACGGCCTGTTGAGGCTGACCTTCTCGCACAGCCAATACAGGAACGGCCACACGAGCGACGCGCTCACTTCTGGTATGGGGTAGTTGACGGTCACGATATGGTCGGAGTGGCAGTTCTCGCAGTGAACGATGAATTTACTGCCGACGCGAGAAGCGCTCGTGAGTATGCCCGTCCCCTTTGTCTCGTAGCTCGCATAAACCTCACGAGCGTGAAACAGCCGTCCGATGAAGTCGATTCGAATACCGAACGTGTACTGTATCACCGCCCCGCACGGGCACTCAAGCTCTTGCTCCATTATTTCACCCTCCGATAAGCACGCATGGACATTTCGTCCCCTACGCGTTCCCAACCGCTCGCGTCCGCAGCCCATTTGTCCACAGCAGGCCCCACGTCCTTGATGTTGTGCTTGAGGATATGACACTCGTGGTAGTTGTTCACGTCGTGGAAGGCGAGCACACCCCCGACCGGTACACGCGAAGACCAGATTCGCGCGTCGGCAAGTACGTCGTCGAACTTGTGTGAACCGTCAACGAATACGAGGTGAACGGGCGCTTCAACCTTGACCTCTTTACTGTCTCCGACGATTATTTCGCAGTCGGAGAGCACGTGCCTCGTCTCCTCACCTGGGTCTTTGATGTCTATGCCGATGATTCGAGCCTTTTCAGAACCGGACCGAAGACACAACATAGTAGCGCCCATAAACACGCCGATGTTCACAAAAATGGGGTCGTCAAACGCTGCGTCGACCCCTTCAGCGAGCGCCTTGAGGAACTCGCGCTCGCTTTCGGGCAGGGCTGCCCCGGGTCGCTTTAGATAATCGTTTGTCATAACGCTATTATATCACACATTACTATTCTGTGCAAGTTCAGTATTTGTCGACAAACCATTCGAAGGTCGACTTCAGACCTTCGAGAAAGTCGACATGGAACGTGTATCCGGCGTCCTGTAGCTTCTCGTTTGACACGTGGAAGTATTCGGGGTCTTCCGGGTTCCTGGGCGCGTGATAGAAACCGTCTATCGGGCGGTCTGCAAGCTCGAGAATCCTTAGCGCTAATTCAAGCACGCTCACCTGTATCCCCGACACGACGTTGTACACCTCACCTATGGTGTTATCGTTATTCGAGCAGAAGATGTTCGCGCCCACGACGTCGTCGACGTGCGTGAACGAGCGAATCTGATTCCCGTCTCCGTGAACCTCGAGGTCAAGCCCCTGTATGGCCCTCCGGCAGAAGATACCACAAACCATGCCGTATTTGTCAACGGCGTTCTGATACGGACCGAAAACGTGGAAGTAGCGAAGAATTGTCGGCTTTATGTCGTGCTCGCGGGCGTACATCGCCACGTATCTCTCGCCTGCGAGTTTCCCGACGCCGTAGTGTGATATGGGGTTGAGGGGGTGTTCCTCTGTTGTCGGGTGTTCGACGGTGCGGCCATAAACCGACCCTGTCGAGGCATGTATGATACGCTTTGTGTTGAACTTCTTCATTACCTGAAGAAGGTGAAGCGTGCCCCACGCGTTCACCTCGAGGTCACGGCGCGGGTCGAGAAGCGAGACGGTCTTTTTCGAGGCTGCGTTGTGGAAAACGCAGTCGAAACCGCCAGCCTCGACGAACACGCTTTCAAGGTCGGGTGTCGTTACGTCACAGCATACCTCGTGGAATCTGTGGTTACGGCGTGCCCCGTCGAGGTTGTCGTAGTCGCCTGTCGTGTAGTCGTCTACCCCCCACACCTCGCAGTTCCCCTGCCCTAAAAGCTGATTGACAAGGTTTGTCCCTATAAACCCGGCTGAGCCGGTCACTAAAATCTTGTACATATCTTTCACCTTCTATGCCCTGTTAAGCTGATTAACGGGCTGTCGAACGGGTCGCCAGGGATGACTCCCCACTGATAGCCGGTTTTCCATCGACAATAATCGAGAGCGAGCTGGTCGCGGTGCGAGCCACGCTGTACCTCGTACCACCACCTTCGCTCGAACTTCCGAAGCGCCTCCGAATGGTGTTTGACTGCGAGCGTGTTCGCAGACAGGCCGAACTTTTTCGGAAGCCCCTCTTGATAGTAGCGCCTCATTTGTGCTATCACGGCGTCGTTTGGCGCTTTTTTTAGTTTCATAACGGCTTTCGCCTCCTCGTACACGCAGTCACGGTGCGGGTGTTTGAACAACGCCATGTCGTGCTCGAGGATGTAACGCAAGAGATAGTCGGGGTCGAGGAGTAGCACAGCGTTCCCCCCATGCATGATTGAATACTCATAAGACGGGAACTTGTCACAGGCCGTTATGAACCATTCCCGCGACTCGTATAAGGGGTCGCTTACCTGAATTATCCAGTCCTGCCACCCGTCGACGTTGCGCGGACGGTCTGTCACACATATGAAGTCCCAGGTCGGGTTTGGCACACGAACAGACCTGAGTACATCATATTCGCCGAATAGAATTGAGAAGACTACCTTCTTGTTATGCACTTCGCAGTCTCCATGAGTGTCTCAACGTCGTTCGTCCCGGCCTCGTTGAGCACGTTGCGCCAGAACGCCCACCTCCGTTTCCCGACGCTGATGTAGTCGGCCTCAAGCTCGCATACCGTGATGTGATGGAAGCCTGCAAGCATTAGCGCGATAGCCTCCGTGAACACGCCCCCAAATGGCACAATGGCCCGAAGGGGGGCGTAGGCATCGGGCGGTTTCAACAGCGACGCACACCATAGCGCGAGTCGTAACGGCTTAATCGTCGGGTGCTTGTTTCGCCCACAGCCTGCGTCTCGTTCCCAACGCGGGGCCTTCGGCGTATAGTATACAGGGTCAGGGAACACGTCGAGAAAAAACCTGAGGGCCGAACCGGTGTCCTTCAGGCCCCCGGCATTGTGACTGAGTTCTGTCCCGAACGAGTACACGCGCCCGTCCCCTGACCCTACCCCGACCGTCAGGCCCCCACTGCTCGTCGTTATGCCCGACATTTCGGCAAGTGCCCGACCGGGGCAGTCAGGGTGACACGCCTCCTCTGTACACGCCGGATGGTGAAGCACCATGAGGTTCGCGGGCCAGCGACTACGCCCGCGCCTGTTTCGTATCCGACACCCCTCAATGTTCACCGTCCCTGCCCCCGTCGTCAGGATGTTTGCGAGCGGGCGCTCCGTTGTCCACTCTTTGAAGTCCGACTCGTCAACCGTCGCTATGAGCCTGGGCGCGTCGGTGTTTGTCGGGTCGACAAGTAGTACGAGCGTGTCGTTCTTGAGGCCCTTCCGAAGGGCCTGCCTCTTCACCGTCACCACGTTGTACTCGACATAGGCGGGCGGAATTGTTACTCCCTTCTGTTTCATTTTCAGGCGGAAGGCGGGCGTGTTCCTTACCTGACGGGGGGTGTGCCAGTGGTCCCACCCCGTCACCTCGTGTATCGTCTTACTCGATACCTTCCCGTATGGTCTTTGAGCGAATATCATAGGCTCGAGGGAGGGCTTTAACGCCTGAAGCCCATAGCGATGACCGGTCCAGGTTACACCCAACTGACCCTCTGGTACAGGCTCTTTGTATTCGCCCTTCCCCGCCCAGGCATGGTATCCCTGTTTCCCGCCTGCGTGATATTGTACATGCCCGTCTGCGTAAACTTTCGTGCGCTTCTTGTGCTGTATCACACCCCCCGCTTTCTCAGCAGGTATGCCGACCCTTGTCGCCTTCGGAAGGCCCGTCCCGTAGGCCCAACCGAACAGGAACGGGTGAATCATAAAGCCTGCGTCCTCAATCGCTTTCGCCTGAAGGTGAAGGCCACGAGGCGACGCGAACGTCAAGAGGAACCCGCCAGGGAGGAGAGCATCGTACATCGCTGCCCACGCCTTAGCGCTAAAGGCGACACCGCTCGCGTCCCAGGCGTGCCCCATAAACTTCATTTCATAGGGCGCGTCGCAGAACACAACGTGAGCCTGTTCGCCCTCATGCTCGTACTCGTGTATATCACAGTGGTGAATTTCGAGGACCGTGTCGGGGGGCGTAACAAGAGGGAGTTGTCTCATAGGGCGCGAAATTCGTCCTCGAGCACCGTCACGACGATTTGTTGAGTACGAAGGTTTCTGTTTTCGACGCTCGTTATTGTGTAAGGGATTTTCCCGTCTTCAAGGACTTCTTTCGAGATTATACCGTCCTTCGACACAGTCACCTCAAGCGTGACCACGTGACCGGGCGGTGTGTATTCTTTTGTCAGCAAGACTATCCCGACGCCTGCTGCAAAACCGAAAATTAAACCTATAAAAAACCACATATTACCTCAACATTCGCTAAAACCACACGTGTGACATTTCATGCAACCCTCTTCCCGTATGAGGGTTGCCTGCCCACATTCGGGGCACAAGTCACCGACCAGTCGGTTCGCCTCAGCGCGTTCTTCCGGCTGCTCACCTGTGAGGTGGTCGGTTAAAACTTCAGCAACGGCCTGGGGAAGGGTAGGTACTGCACCTGAGCGACTCGAGCCGAGGTCTTTGAGCTTCTCAATGAGCCTGTCAGGACCCTCGTGCTCGAGCGCAATGGACGCGAGCATACCGATAGTTTCAGACAGACAGTACGTCTCGTCACCCGCCTTCCCTACGTTCACTATAACTCGCGCTATTATCCCATCCGACATACACACCGTTATGTATGCCGTTCCGAGGGTTGTTTGCTTCCGAACAGTTTTCGAGGGCATTTTCAAAGTCATCATTTACCTTTATTCTGAATGTTCGGTCCCCTAGTTGAATCTCGATTTCAGGCCCATCGGGGTCGTCCCGTTGTCTTTCGACCAACTCCTCGAGAGCCTTCAATAACCCCTCCTCTGTTATGACAATATTGTCCTGCGACGCTTTCCCTGACAACGTCGCTTTACCTATTAGCATTTTTCGCCTCGAGGTATGCCTCGAGTACGAGGTCGACGGTCAGCTTGTCGTAGTGACCGTCCTCAATCAGACCGTCAACTATCTCTCCCCACTCGCATACCTGCTCGCAGCCTGAGCAGACGGGGACGATACCCTTGTCGTCAAGCGCAAGAATCAAAAACCCACTCTTACAGTGAGGGCATGTCGGCCTGTGCATTATCCCTTCCCGGCCCTGTCGTGAGGGCCTCCCTTCCACGACTTCCCTAGTTTGTCCGACACAGTTTCCATGTGGACGGTATAGCGTTCTATACCGTCTGCGAGACAGACGATTTCGGGACCCTGTACCTGCCTCACGCGGCGGTCAAATGCGAGTTCCATCGAGCCGAGGTCGCGGTTTGTCGGGAAGAGGCCGAAGCCGCCGTTCACCGGCTTCTGGAGGTCACTGTACGACAGGTCGCTAATGTCAGTAGGCGAATTTCCCAGGTGGAAGCGGACGTGCGTCACAGCCGACCGGTTCGAGTACACGTTCCAGTGACCTGACTGTGAAGGGTTGATTCTCATGTAGTCGACCATACCGAGCGGTGTCATTTGCTCTTTGACGGTAAGGTTGAGGCCCGAATGGCCCGACAGGCCGTCCATCCGCACGCGCCCTATGTGAGGAGCGCTTTCGATTAGCGCGACGGCAGGTGTGATGTCGATGCGCCGTCGCGCAAAATAATCGTCTTCAATCGTGAAAAAATGCCTGAGGTTATACCTTCTCATGCCCTCAAGCATCGCCGTGTTTACGTTATGGCCCCAACCGCTGTTTTCCTTGTCAGTTACCGACAGGAAAAACCTGAGGTCAGGGTACTTTTCTGCAATGCTACGGGCGTAGGCATCGCTCCCTTTCGTCCGGTCGTCGGCTAAAATCCACTTCACCTTCCCGGCATACGAGAAAAACTTCAGCATCGAGTCGATACAGATTTGAATTTCCTCGAAGCGGTTCCACGTTATGACTATAATTCCAACGTTTGGAAGTTCCATCACAGCTCCAGAGACGGCATACGGACACGTCTCACCTTGTTCATCGACTCAAACCATTCGACGATAGCGTCGCGCCCGAACATATCGGCTAAGTAGCGGGCGGACTCGTTAGTGGTTATCTTTTCGTGACACCAACGGTGAAGGACAAGCACGTTGTACGAGTGCTGTGTCTGTACCTTGTACCACGACGGCGTCCCTACACAGTTCGATTTTGCAATGAGGGCGTGGTGAAGCTCGATGTGCCCCACAAGCTCTTCACCACAATACGGACACATCATGTTCTGATTAGCCAGCGCAGCCAGTCGGAGCGCGTTCTGCCATTCGAAAAGGGCCGTTTCCGGGTTGAGGTTTTCGAACACGTCAAAAAACGGGACAAGTACAATCACTTCCCGTTCCTCGTCAAACCACACGCCCGAAGCAGGTGCGCCAAACCCCTCATTTACCTCGAGGGAGGCGTTCCTCGTGAAGTTTTTTGTTTTTTGTGTAAAGTTACTCATAATCTTGTCCCCAACACTGTCTGTAAAACGGGCAGACGAACTTTTTTGAGTAGTATTGTCTCACGCACGCGTCCGGGTACATAGCATAAATGTATCCGGCCTTAATCGCCTCGTGCGTGCTTTTCACGAGCGCCTCGAAACGCTGAATGTCACGGAAGCTACGCTTTCCCTCAACAAGGGAGGCATAACCAGTTTTTTTATCCAACGTCACGAAGCCGACCCGTGATGGTATTATACCATATTTCAGCCACATTAGCCAAGCGTAACACGTCGGTTGAAGGTTTGTCATAACGGCGTGAAGGTCGAACTCGAAATTCGTGGTCTTGTAGTCGAGTATCACTGAGTTACCGTCAAAGTCGACACCTGAGAGGTCAATTACCCCGCTGAAGTTGTGCCTGCGCGAGACAATGCGCTCCTCCGTTCGGAGCGCAAGCAAACGGCCCGTCACGGTGTACAGTGTCCGTGACGGGTCGATTGTCTTTTTTACGAGTTCGGCCCCGTTGTCGACCATCGTCTCAGCGAGATACCTGAGTTTCTTCGGGTTGCTGTCGGGTATCACGTCGCGGTAGTCAAACGTGATACCTGCGAGCCATTCCTCTCGCGGTCGTTCCCATATGCGCTCGAGTGCCTTGTGAACGTCGCGCCCGAACAGGAACGCCTCATTCGGCGGTTCCTCGACCATGCCGAGCTTCCGGTGATACAGCAGCATCGGGCATTGCTGAAATGCTGCAATACTGCTGAAAGACAGGCGCATCAGAAGAGCCTCATTTGGTGCTTGCTCTTTTTGGCGCTCTTGAATTTACGCCTCTTTTTCTTCTCGACTGCAACGAGCGCGTTCCACCTCTCGAACGACGCAGTCGCGTGCTCAGACAGGAACGCCCGAAGGTCGGGGGGTAGGTCAAAGTCGGCACATTCGGAGAGCCGGACGAGTACGCCCCTATATGAGTTAGAGAACACCTTCGTCTGCACGCCTGTGAGTATGCGCGAGTCGTCGTCGTCGTCAAACAGCGCGTCTGCGAGCGAGTCGAAAAGCGTTTTCGTGAAGGCGTCAAGGTCGTGGGCACAACCCACAACAGCGAGGTCGACCTTCACCCATATGTCCTGCGGGAAGTTGTCGACCTCCTCTCGAATCACCTGCTCGGCTTTCGACTGCCATGCCTTCACAGTCGATTCCTTGTAAAAGCGACACGAGTTCGAACCCCTGGGCTTCCCGCACGCATACGTCGCGTTAATGCCCGGGGGCGGGATGGGAAGCCACACGTAGTATATGCGCCCCTGTGGTTTTACGTCAAATATGGTGTCAAGTTTCAATTCCCCACTCCTCTGAAGCTATCTCATACATTTGTTCAAAGTCGCGCCTGTCAATGTACACCTCGACAAGCCCGTCAGGTGAGTATACTATAACATCACGTCCCTCGTCAAATACGGACGTGATGTGCCCGCGCCCCCTACGGGGTTCGATGAACTCGCCTGGGACGTCAAGACCGAACATCCTGAGCAGGTGAGCAGCCGCCTGTCGCGCGAGCTTCCCTGTCGTCTCGAATGACAGGAACGGGACTGACGCCTCGTCGGTGTGGGCGTATAATTGCCCTTCGAAATACGACACACGGAATCCGTTCACGCGTACAGGCTCGGAAGCCTCCTCCGTTACTCGCGCCCTCTTGAGTTCGCGTAAGAGGTCGCGCGTCGATGCTTCCGGGTCGGCTAATGCAGCGTAAGCATCGTCTGTCATTTCCCTTCGCGCCTGCGCCCCTCTCGCGTACACGAGCTTCGACTCGGGGATGTTTTCGAGGTCGAGCTTCACCTCTTTGACTTCGCCTGTGTCGACGAGGCGCGTACCTACGCGCTCCCTCACAGGCACAGCCACCTTTTCAGGGAGCGCCCCTTCAGCTTTTTGCTCAGCCCAAAACCTTGAGGTCGAGATTTTCGCGCTTATCGTCGAGGGCGCGAGGTCTGTCGCGTTCTCAGCCCACTTCATAAATTCGCCGTCCCAGGGGGACGTGACCTCGGGCGCGAGGCGGTACCACACCTCGTGGACCGCCTCGAGGATGTCCATTTGTCTTCGTGTGGCGAGTGTGCCTACAGCCGACAACCCCTCGAGCGCCGTTTTGGCATCGTGAAGGAACAGACGGTGATGGTCTGCCGCCTTCTCAACTATCGTGTCGGCTGTCAGTAGCACGTGTGTGATAAATTCAAGGCCCGAAAGTTCAAGGCCCGTTTCAGCCTGCTGAATACTATTCATATCTCACTCCTTAAAAATGCTGCGCCGGGGGGGGCATAAAGAGATACCCTTCCGGTACGTGTACGTCTCGAAATGTCATGCTTCCGGGAATCCACTCGAGGCCGTCGTATCGGCCCGGTTTCCCTTCTTTGTTCTTGGTTAACACGAGGTGCGCCCGCTCGGGATTCCAGCCCGAAGGGACGGCGAAGTCGAGGCCGAGGGCCGTCATGGCTAACGGGTTGTACAGTATGCCCACAGCACGAGCATACTGATATATCGAACTCGCTCCCTTAAGTGTGTCCGGGTCGGCTCCGAGCTTCGTGCTGTCCTTCAGTGCCTTCGCGTTCATTTGCGCGAGAAGAACCTCAGCCGCGCCAGTTTCCCAGGCTATGTCCCGCACCCCCTTCGTTATGCCTGTTATCTCGCGCTCCATAGTTTCGCCGGGGTTGTCGACAAGCTCGAGAAAATCCACAAAATGAAGTACGAGCGGACCGTGTACGAGGTGAAGCTGAAGCGCTCGCCTCTGGAGCTGAGATATAGTTACGCTCGCGCTGTCGTCGACGTATATCGGAAGTTCGACGAGGTCTTTGTATGCCTCGATGTAGCGGGCGTGCGCGTCGGTCTGGTCGTCGATTATGTCGACGTTTCGAAGCCTCGTGTTATGAAGGCCGAAACGTCGAGCGACGGTTGCGCGTCCCGTCTCAAGGGACGAATACGCCACGCAGCCCGGAAGCCCTTGCTCTTTGAGCTTCTTCGCTGTTCCGAGTGCCCACCACATACTCAGAGACGTCTTCCCGACCGACGACAGGGCCGTCAGGATGGTGAGTTCGCCGGGACACGGTATACCGTGTCCCTCTAGGCCCGGTATGCCTGACGGGATGTAGTCGACCACCTCACCTGCTACCTGCCTCGTGAGACGGTCGAAGTCGAGCGACATTAGTTCACTGATGTGAATGAAGTCGGCCTTCCCCGTCCGCATGAGGATGGTGTTAATGTCGACTGAGATTCCCGTCACGAGGTCGTCAACGTCGACGCTCTGTGCAGCCGCCTCGATGTCGTGAAGGGCCTGCCCATAGGACTCGACCTGCTCTGCTATCTGTCGGAGTACTCCGACCTTGTCGACGTAACGGACGGCTGCGTCAAGGCCCGTGAGCTTCCCGACCCCGTGTAGCTTAGGGACGCCGAAAAGCTGTCGGAGATACTCTTCGCCTCCGACGCCCGCCAGCTTGTCGCCAAGCTCGAGCGCGACGGCAGCTATATTCGGCTCGTCGCGCCTCTTGACCACCTGCGCGATAGCACGATAGATTTTACCCTCGACCCCCTTCGGGTCAAACTTGTCAGGAGTCAAGGTGTTCACTACCCTGAGTAATTCGCCCGTCTCGTCGTCTGAGTTCCTTAACAGTGCCCCACAGATTAGCTTCTCTGCTTCACTCGCCTTCATAGGCTGTCAATCACCTCTCCTTGCTCGAAGTCGTCAAGCTGCTCGCGCCACATGGCACAAATTTCCTTAGCGCTAAAGATTTGTCGGTAGTCGGTGTAGTCTTTCGCCTTCGTGTCTATGGGCGGGAACGAGAGCACCCACGCCTCGACCCCTTGCGAGCGCATGTTCACCGCAAGCTGGCCCGCTACGGTCTCTTCACCCCTGTCAAACACTATTATAGCACGCTTTACTCCGTTTAGCCACATCATCACCCACTCGTCGGGAAATTGCATCCATCCCCACACCCCGTTTACGGGTGACAGGGCCGGTAGACCGTCCTGAGCTGCTAGGTAGCAGTCGAGTTCGCCGCCCAGGACTAAGACGGTCTCGCCTGTTACGTGCGAGCGCCCGCACAGGGTCGCGTTGTTGTAGTCTTCGACGCCGATGTACTTGGGGCGGTCGTCGGGCGTGAGTTCGGAAGCACGCCTGCGAACGTTCAAGCACGCGCTCGCGCCCGGTTCGCCAGCCCATACGGGGATGGTGTAACGCGTGCCGTCCCAACCGAGCATATACCGGTCAATCGTCTCGTCGGTAAACATACGCTCGTCTAGAAACCATTTTCGCCGGTCTCCGAGAAGACCATGCCAGTATGACACAAACTTGAGGGGAAGGGTACGCTCGACGTATTCGGGACGCTCGCGCCTTTTGACCTCAACCCTCGTTGCGTTGAGGTCAAGCAGCCATTCTACAGCCTCTTTGAAGGAACAATCGAGATACTGCCTCACAAGCTCGATTGTGTCCCCGCCGTTAATGCCCGCCTTCCCCTTACAGCCTGCCCCGAAGCACGCCCAGGTGTTTGACTCAATGTACACAACAAACGACTCGGTGTCCCGGTCGTCGTGAAGCGGGCACAGGCCCACGAGGAGCCGTCCCGACTGGCGAAGTTGAACGCCAAGGACGGCTAACACCTCGACAATCGACTTCTCCTTTGCGCCGTCTACGTCAAGCTGTCGGCTTCGACGTTCACGCATGGGAGCCTCAGCCTTGCTCGTATGTCGTTCTCGAGCGCATATCGTGTTGCCGGGTCGGTTCGGAGAGCGTCGTACAGGGCGCTTTTCCCCTGAAGTTTTACCGGTTCTTCGAGGAATGCCATTTCAAACCACGCGCCCGCCTGCTTTATCAGGTCAAACGATATAGCGTACTCGACAAGCGAGTACGTCTCGTCGTATCCGCCTGCGTCGTATATCAGGCCCACAACCGCCCTTTTGAAGGGGGGGGCGCATTTGTTCTTTTTGACCTCGAGTATCACCTCGTTACCATACACGTGACGCTCGGTTCCCTGATAATATTTCTTTCCCCTCTTGACCTCGACCTCAATGCTAGTCGAGTGCTTCAGAAACCAGCCGCCGGGCCGTTGTTTAGTTTCGTAGCCCATCCCGCCGATAACATCCCGCTGCTGATTCGTCACGAGCACGACGCAGTGCGCTCGCCTGAGGGCTGCGGCGACGCGCTTCATCCCTCTCGTCGTCGGCTTTGCGATTCCTGCGACGTGCGTCTTTTCAGGGTCGGTTTCCTCGAGTTCTCGCGTTGCGAGCATAGCACCGACGCTGTCGAGCGCCACGAGGCCGAACTCGCCTGAGGCGACGCCCATTTCCATAATGTCATACGCTTGTTCTGCCGAATCAGGCTGTACCACGACGAGCTTCTCGTCGTCGACGATAACGCCGATTCGCTTTGCCCACTGTACGTCGAAGGCATATTCGGTGTCGACAAGGAGTGCGTTATAGCCGAGTCGCTGTACCTGCGCTATGGTGTGATTAACCAGGGTCGACTTCCCTGACCCAGGATTCCCGTAATATTGAGTGATAAGCCCGAACGGGAGTCCTCCGATACCTAACGCCACGTCAAGCGGTAGCGAACCGGTCGGGCACACCTCGTGTAGAGATTTCTCTGTATATGGCACAAACATCGCCTTCCCATATCTTTTCCCCGCTAGTTCTCGAAAACCTTTTCCCATCACCTCACCTCTCGACCCGGCGGGTACGTCTCCGACCACCTGTACTCGTCGGCTAAAAACGTTATACCGAATGGGTGTCTCACCACCTGTATCGCTACGACGAGCCGCCGCTCGACCTCTTCTGGTCCTGTTTGTTCGATTAACTGTTTTGCCTGCCTGAGGTGACGCCGAAACCGCTGGTCGTAGTCACCTGTGCCGGGAAGCTCGAAGCCCCGGCGCTTATTCATATATGCGAGCGCCCTTACCAGCGAGGGCGCATCAGTTACCCTGTACTCGTCGGGTAACGTGAGTCGGGCCTTCGCCCCGACAATCGGTAAGGTCTGTATTTCGGCCTTACGCGATTGTCGGAAGCGAGGCGTTGACCGGAGTCTAGAACATTCCAGTTCCGGCATTCTTCCCCTGCCCGGCGGGGACGAGGAGCGGCTCGAGTTGAGTCACTATCAGGTTGTACGAGCCTTCGGGTATCCTGCCCGACAGGCCATACACGAACTGTGCAGCCTCGTCGACCGTCAGGTCGGTCAGGTCTGTCGATGTGAACGCCTTCGACGCCGCGAGCTTTGGGTTCTGCTCCATTATCTCACGGATGGTCGCGCCGATGAGCGCGAAGCCCTTTTCCGGGTCGGGAACGAAGCGCCCGCCGATATACGTTACTGTCACCGCCTCGTGAAGCTCTGACAGGCCCGCCGCGAGTAGTGACATTGCTTCGGGGTGCGTGCTGTCGGGGGCGGGTTCGACGGGGGTCGGTGTGGGCGCGGGCGGTGCGGGGGCGGGTGCGGGTTTCGCGGGTGCGGGCGCTGCGACCAGCGTCGCGCCGTCGACCGGCTTCACGCTGATGAGCGACTGCCGAATCACGTCACCGTCCTCTTCGGCGTTTACGAAGGCGGTGAACACGCGCCCCGCCGCCGCCTCGACCAGTCCCGCCTCTTCCCATTCCAGAAGCACGTTTTCGGGGTGAAGCCACGCGTCGCTCGCATACCGTTCGGGCGCTGTGGCTATCATGCTTGCCTTTATCGCTTTCGCGGGCTTCGTGAGTGTCCCTTTACTCGTTGTCCACAGAACCGGGATTCCATCCTCGAGGCCGACGTGATACGACACGATGTCGGACACGACGACTCCTGAGTATGGCCCATCGACGATTTCGGCGTTAAGCCAGAAGTAGCGGTTTTTCTCTTCGACCGGTCCTTCCTTGTTCACGTCCCGTTTCGCAACCTTCGGGTAGGGCTTGTCGTTGTCGTCGCGGGGTGTGAACTCCTTGAAACGGAGCGTGTACACGTCCGGTTCGACGAAGCACCACGCTTGATTTTTCTCGTTTGCCCAATTCCCCGTCACGACAGTGACCGGCACAACCTGTTGGGACGCTGCGAATAGCGCCTGGGCGTCCTCGAGGTAGGTCGTGATTCCGCTCACGTCACTGAGTTGCGGGACGGTTATCGACTCGCCCGGTACGCCCGCCGCTATGAGAAGCATCTTCACGGTCGGAAGCTCAAAACTCATTGCCGGACCGTCTTCGCCGTTCGCAAGGGTGAACGCGACGCGACACACCATCCGGTTTAACTTGTCCCTCACCAGTATCGGGCGCTTTGTCCCCTCGTCTGTGGTGATGAACTTGAAGCCGGTACATCGGTACGTGCCGGGGTCGAGGTCGGCGATTTCACTTCCCATCGGTTTTGTTGACTGTTTCATTTATTCCATCTCCTTGTCGCTGTACGAACGATAGTTCGTCTTTTTGATACACAACGATTACCCCTGAGGGCACACACGAGGTGTGACAGGGGGCAGCATCTTCAGGGGTTCTTACATACAACCCGTTCGGAAGCTCGATTTTCTTCTCGCAGAAAACACAGGTAAAAAAGTATTGACTCATTCACATCACCTCACGAACATGATAGCATCGTCTCACGCTGGTGTCAAGCTAGAAATGCTTAGCAAGACCTCTCATTTCAGTGACCGTGTCGTCGACCAGCTTGACACGGCCTTCGGCCTGAAGCTCAAGCACAGCCTTGATGATTTGCGCCATGCTCACGCCCGAAAAAGCCTTGTCGAGCGTTGCGAGCTTGACCTCATTTCCCGTCACCATCGAGACTATCTCGTCCTTCAGGTTTACGGGAACGGTCGGCCTTCCCTTTTTCGGCGCGTCGCTTACGAACGCCTGCGCCGGGTCTTTCCCGGCCTTGTACGCCTTAAATTCGGGGCTTCTGTGGAACGCCTGAAGCGTCCCCATTTCCCTCAACTGCGCCTCGTATGTGTCTAGTTGAAATTCCCGAATACGGTCGAAGCGTTCCGTTTCCATGCCGATAACAATGCCCAAGACATTGGCTATCGGCGGGACACAGAACCCTATGAAGATGTTCGTGACCACGAGAAACACCCTCGTGAATGTCAGGAACCCTGCGCTATCGACTATCTCGTTTGCGGACTCGAGGCCCGGATACACGGCGGCGAAAGTGGCGGGGATTATAGCGAGCGCGAGGAGTAGATACCACCACTTCACGCTTACCTTCACCTCCGACACGATTTCCGTTTCACCATCTTCGCCCTCGACCTCGACCTGTTCGACCTTCACCCTCGAGTGCCCGATGAGCACACCGACGAGGAAAAAGACAAGCTCGAACATCAGGCCGAGAAGCGACTCGACGGCTGCAAGCCGGTTCTGCGCCGTGACCGACACAAGCCCGAAGTAAGTCCCTAGTTGTGGTAACGCCCCTATTCGAGCGAGCGCGAGACCGGTACGCGACACCGACAGTATCAGCGTACAGATAACAGCCGCGTAAGACAAACCTATTCGGAACATGTCTTTGTGGGGCGGGCGCGGCGGGGGGTTGAACAACCTCACGCGCCCCTGATAGATTTTCAACGCGTTTTGATACGCCTTGTCCATATAACGCCTCCTTAGCGCTAAGATTGTGAGCGTGATTCTAGCACGATTCGGCCTGGGCGTCAAACCGGTCGAACGAATCGTCGTATTTCTCGTTCACGAAAACGAGGTTGTCCTTCCCCCTTGTGCCAGCGACGTATTCGACGTGCTTCTCTTCTTCGACCTCCTCAGGGGTCGAAGCGTAAGCGTGGGGCATGTTCTCGTCGAGCACCCACACGCAGTCGTCGCGGGCCTCGACCTCGAGGCCCTTCCCCTTATGCACAGTCATGAGTGTTACCTCTTGCCGCTCGTCACTGAAAATGTCGCTTATAGCCTCGACAAGCTGACCGATTGTGTTCACGCGGTCCCAGGTGGCTATAGCCACAACGGTATTCGCCTTGTCGACGAGGCGCTCGGCTGCTCGCTGTTTCCCTGCGAGCATGAGCTTCGCCTCGACGTTGTCGACGTGGTCGTTCATTTTCATCAGGAACGCGCCCAGGCTGTCGACGCCGGTCGACAGGTATTCGACAAACGTGATTAGTTCGGCTCTGATTTCCTTCCCTTTGATAGCAGCCTTGACGCCTCTCATTATGAGGGTCCACAGGTAGTCGACCAATTCGGCGTTCGTTCGGCCCATCAAGAAGTCCCCTTCGCGTATGTTCTCAAGCATCGTTCGGGGGTGACAGTAAAGCACCTGCCCGACCGGGTTCCAGGGGGCCGCCTCAAACTCGATTTCCCCGTCAAAGCGCTCGTTCACCCAACGGGCGATAGCTTCACAACAACGGAACGACATGCTAAGGGGTGCGTCAACCGCCTGAAGGCGGTCGGCTAGAAGTTCCATGCTCATTGTGTCTGCCCCTCTCCACTGATAAATAGCCTGATGGTGGTCGCCTACCACCATCATGTTCCCGCCCGGCGCAACGGCTCGCAGCATCATCTCGACCTGTGCCCTGTTCCAGTCCTGTACCTCGTCTCCGAGCACAACGTCATACACAGCCGGGAATCTGTACTCCCTCGTCACAGGCCAGTACAGAAGGTCGTCAAAGTCGGCCTTCACAACTTTGTCCGACATTCGGAGCGCGTACAGCACAAGTTTGGTAAACTCGTTCTGCTGTTCGGGAACAAGAAGGGGTATCCCGTAGCGCCTGAGTATGTAGTCGACCCCTTCAGAAGTCGCGTCCGTGAGTGTGTTCTTGATGAGGCTCACTGTCGTACACGCCGGTCCTATCTGCCATTTCCGACGGTCCCAGTCGTCCCCATACAACTGCTCTTTGATTATCTTTCGGACCTTGTCGGGGTCGACGTCAAACGCCTCGTCCCCATTAGCGACACATATCTGACGCCCGAGGCTGTGCGTTGTACACGGAGACCAGCCTGCCGAAATTACCGTTTCGGCGTGTGCCCGAGCAGAACGGTTGTAAACGGCATACAGACCTCTCACGTGCTCGAGTGCCTCAAGCTCAGTTATCATTCGCATTAGAGAAGTCTTCCCGCTTCCCGCACACGCCTTCGTGCGGACGTTCCTTCGTTTTCGAGCAAGGTCGAGCACGTGTACCTGATAGTCGTTCGGGGTTATGTCGAGCTTCGGGCGCGGGGCCATTCGCCGCGCTGCCGCCTCTACAGACAACGTCCCGCGACACCCTGTCGCGCGATAGTTCTCACAGCCCCAAAAGGGACCGTTCCGCCCCTCAATATACCTCATGTCTGCGCCACACACGGGACACGAGGGTGCTTCGATAGAATTGTCTCTCATTACATCACTCTCCTTTTCGCGTTAAACAGACTCAATTATATGTGTTCCTGCCCGCCTTGTCAAGTCTTCTGTCTTAAAAGCGAAAAGCCCCCAAGGTGGGGGCTTTTCAGGAGTGACGGGAAGCTAGAAAACTGCGGGTGTTACTTCGAGGTGGTCGGCTTCCCGGGCTACGGTATAGCCGTCCTCTTTTAACAACGTTTCGAGTAATTCGAGGTCAGACGCTTTGACCAGAAGCGATTCACCTGACCTCGAGTCCCCACGCTCGAAAATCTCTACTTTTACTTCGTACTGTCGCGCGAGCTTTTGTATTTGCTCGAGCGCTCGTGTTTGTGCCATATCACGCCTCCTTTAGCGCTAAGGATTAGCGGACGGGGGGGGCCGGTGTTCGTCCCCCCCACGCCCAAGGAGGTGATGTGGGTCAACCCAAAAAGAGCATATCACAAAACAGACTCAATGTCAAGTCTGTAGTTAATTGCTATTGTTAAGTTTTCGAGCGCCCCTGACAGGGTGTCGCCATGCGCTTTTATCGACATGGGACCTTCCCCCATGTCGATTTGTCGATTGAGGATGACTGTGAATAGAGGGGAACGCTCGACAACGTTCCCCTTCCGCCGGTAAATCACCTCGTACTCGAAGGTCGTCACCGGCCAGTCCTGGTCGTCGGTGACGATTTTCGAATCAGTCGCTCCCTTGAACTCGTGCTCGACCTCGAGTGGGCCATACAGTAGGTCGGCCCACTCAACCTCGTGAATGTCATAAAAGCGCGGGTCGGTCGGCGGAAGCGGCATGTTGAACGCGAACGCACAGCCCTGAAGGTCGACCTTTATATACAATTTTTTCATCGTTGGGGTCTGCGTTCCCCCTTTGAGCACGAATCCAACGAGCGGAAGCGTTACTCGAATAGCATAACCGGTACTCGCCACGTCGAGGCTAAAGCCAAAACCGATGTACCAGTAAAAGAAAATGCTCAACACGGTTCGACGCCCATGTCAAAAAGGTCGGACGCAGTCAGGCGCGAGGTGTGGCACTGACAACCGACACACGAGGCGAGCTGGAGCGTGGGCCATAATAGGACGTGCTCGCCTCGTGATATGCGCCCCATTTGCTCGGTTACGAACAGGCCACGAGGGCATGGGTTAAAGCGTTTCGGCTGTTTGTTGGTCTGGCGCGTCTGATACGCGTAGGCGTCGGCCTGAAGCTGACCCGCAACGCGCTCGAGTCTCCTGTACACGCGACGGTCACGTGAACTCAATGAGGGCCTCCCTGTGTATCTCGACCAGCTTCGCGTTCATGGCGTCAAAGTCGACCACCTCCGGCAGCGAAGACTCTTCGAACTTCTTTCGGGCTGACTCGATTATCGCATGTGTGAGTGTGTATATCTCCGTGAACTTACATTCGCCTTTACGTATGCTCAAGAGGTATTTCTCGTCTACGTTGTGGTTGTTCGGCTGATAGCTGAAGTCAGGATACAGCCAGCCGGTCCACGCAATTATGCTTCCCTCAACAGCGAGCCGGACGCAGTTCACTGCGTGCTTATAGTCGTACACGCCGGTGTCCTCGTCATACGACTCGACCACCTCGTGAAGCTCTGCTTCGGCGTACCTGAGAAACGTGTTCCGACATTGCTTACTAAGGAAACCGCGACGGGCGTCCCTCACCATTTCGCCAAGGGGGGTCATGGTGAGGATGTGCTCAGACGGCGCGAACAGCCATTCGAGCACGTTCGGGTTTGCGCCAACTGCGAGTTTCCAGAGCTTTTTCAGGCTGAAAATCACCCGGTCGGGTATTTCCTGCTCGTACTGCTCGAACACCTTCAGGCCCAGGACGTATTCGGCGGGCGGGACGCACACACCGCGAAAGTCCTCGTCGGACACGCCCTCAATCGCGCAGCCGTAAAGGCGCGAGCCTGCAACGGTCTCGTAAATTACGTACTCGTCAATCGGAAAGTCTATTTCTTGCATAGCACCTCAATACCTGTTTGTAAGCGGGTCGCTGTGGTATAATGTGTTTGTATACCTCTTCTTGTCCCCGCAGTAACAGGAGTCGGCGGAACCCCACTACGCCGACTCCTGTGATTCGTATAACGAAAGAACCATCGTCAGGAACACCGACATGGGCACACCTGCCTCAGAGGCAGCACCCCTCAGCCGTCCCATGAGGACGGGCGTTAAGTTCAACTCAATACCGGCCTGTAAAAGAAAATCGACGAACAACTGGTCGCTCGGCCAGCTTCCCTTCACCCGAGCGAGTTGCATAACTCTATGTGTGCCCGGTTTTATGCTCACCACCTTACGTGTCACCATCAGCCTCCTTGCGAATTTCACCTTCACGTAGTATAATACAATTAGCGTGAGAGCGCAAGTGAGGCAATTTGAACGAATATACGGCGTTGTCAGCATTTACGAAAAAGAGGCGACTGAAGGCGGGCGCGAAATACATCCTCCCTGATGGTACGAACGCAGCCATGTATCGCTGCAATACGACCGACATGTACGAGGAGTTATCTGACTGTTTCGAGATAGCGCGACAGGCCCGTCTACGGTACAGGCAGGTTGAGGGCATTGACAGAGACGAGGTCGAGTTTTTGTTGTCGCAGATTGAAGGTCGCCTCGTCGAGGCTGCTCGCTGCGTGCGTGAACTCCACCGACTTCTGACGCCTGAGCTGAGGCGCGACCAGAACGAGAAACTCCCTCATAAGTTCAAAGTTACGAGAGTGGTAGAAAATGATAGGTGGTGAAATGTTAGCAACACACGGGAAAACGGCGCTCGTGTGGACACTCATTATCTTCGGCCTTCGCGTGCTATACGTTGTCGGCATGTCTGCCATGACGTACAGGCGACTCTTCGACATTGTCACCGACTATACAGACGACGGTTTTCGCATTATAGTTTACGAGGTTCAACGCATCCCTCTCAAGGCACGAATCCAACTGATGCGAGGTTATACCATTGTTCACATAACAGCCGACCACACAGAGGTACGCATATCATGAAGGTGAGGGTACTCGAAGAGTGCGGACGCGAGGCAGCCCTGTTGGGCCTGTCGCTATCGCGCCGTCAGTCAATCGAACGTATGGAAAGCGTTGCAGAACGGCTCGCGTCGCGCGACGGCGGGCACAACAAGTTCCTTGAGTCCATCGTCGTGTGGCTTGACGTAACGGCCCCTCGTTACTGGTGGCAGCAGTTTGACACGTATCGGGTCGGCGTCACCAAACAGAGCGAGAGCACGATGTATTCTCTCACGCGCCGTCCGCTCACGCCCCTCGACTTCGAGGGTACTGTAGCTATCCAGATAATTGCACACCTGAATACCCTCATACAGGACGGCGAACTCGAGGCTGCGAAGCGGGCGCTCCCTGAAGCGTTCCTTCAGAGGCGCGTCGTGTGTCTGAATTACAAGGTACTGAGGCACATCATAGCACAGCGGAAGAACCATCGGCTGAGCGAGTGGCGATTTTTCATACGTGAGGTGCTCGGGCAGGTGAGACACCCCGAATACATGGAGGACTTGATGAATGGACGCGATTAGTGTTTACCTTATAAATGCACAGATTGTGTACACAACAACAAGGGGCATCGAGCTTAGGCCCCGCGCATGGGAAGTGGGCCTGTCGAATATCCTGGGCCTGATAGTGGCGGCAGCCCTGTCAATCGGTACTAAGCGCACGGCGAAGCGCGAATACGAAAAGAGCGTCCGTATTGAGGAGGGTATCACAGTCAACGAGGTCGACGCGATAGTAGTTCGAATGGCTGCGGACGGGTACATCGATTTCAGTGTCAAGAAGGGGGGCGTGTGGACTCAATACGGGTACGCAGGCGCTTTCATAGCGCAGTTCCCATCACGGGTTGACGATGATACTGAGTGACGGCGAAATTCGCGCCCGTGCTTCGGACGGCATGATTGAGCCGTTTGTCGACTATCAGGTCAAAAGCCTTCCGGGCGGGAAAAGGGTAATTTCATACGGCCTGTCCTCTTACGGGTACGACATACGGACCGCAAACGAGTTCAAGGTGTTCACTCCCTCTTACTCGCCTACTATACCAGTAGTCGACCCGAAGGACTTCGACGAGCGGGCGTTTGTAACGTACAAAAGGGTCGAGAGTGTCACCATCCCGCCGAATAGCTTCGCCCTGGGCGTCTCGCTCGAATACATCCGTATGCCGCCAGACGTGACCGGAATTGTTCTCTGTAAGTCGACCTACATCCGGTGCGGGATTCTAATCCCGACGACGGTGCTCGAGGCAGGTTGGGAAGGTGAAATAACGCTCGAAATAGCGAACACGACCCCGCTCCCTGCCATAGTTTACGCGAATGAGGGCATAGCGCAGATTCTCTTTTTCAGAGGGAAGCTGTGTCTCACGAGTTATGCCGACCGGAACGGGAAGTATCAGCAGCAAAAAGGAATCACATTAGCTGAGGTGTGATGTGGACGAGATTCAACTGTTTGTGGAAAGTAACGAGGCGCTTTTTAGAGAAGCGCCTCTCGAGCTTGCTATCGAAACCAATAGCGAGAAAATAGCGCTTCTGTACGACGACGAGGACGGCTGGTGTGTCGACATTTACGAATGGAACTCGAAGTTCGAGGGGTACGCTTACCAGAGGGGGGACGCCCTGGGCGAAGACCTCGACAAGGCACTGAAAGCGTTCGAATATTACGTCGGAGACTTTAGCGCTAAGGCGGAAGATACTTGACAAGCCCCCCTGAGGGGGGTATAATGAGGATGAAAGGAGAGACGGGTATGTTTCTTTATCTCATACGAAACGAAGGTCGGAACACGTATGTGTCTGCCGACCGGGTGAAGGTGCGGGACGGGCGCTTACTGTTTTACAGAACGCGCCTTTTCGCGTTCCGTGACGAGTTAGTCGCGGCCTTCAACGAGTGGACATTTTTCAAGATTGACAACAAGGAGAAGTGATGTATCACGAAGGGAAGCACATTAAAGTTGAACCCCGCGCCGTCACGGTCACAAGGGGAAACTTCACACCGCACAGGCGCGAGTTCGGCCTGACGGTCGGGGTAGAGCGTATGATTCGCAATTCTCACAGACATGTACACAACATAACGAGACCGCTGTTTATGCTCAACGACTTCCACCTGGGTACGTATCAGAAGCGCATATTCCCGCAAAAGGAGGGCTGACATGGAATCAAACGCGATGCTCATTCGAAGCGCGGCTGAGGTGTCGGAAGCGTTGTGTCGACCGGTACAGGTAAGGGTTGACATACTAAGCGACGACGTTGTACGCTTGAAAGTGGTCGACCCTGCGGTACAGTGCGAGTGGCTCACGAAGGCCGGGGCGTGTAACCTGATAGTTGTGCGCGAAGAGGACGAGCAGTACAGGGTCGAGCTTAACCGACCCGGGCAGGAAACGGAGTGTCGGTCTTGCCACAAGCGCGACTTACTCGACCTCGTGTTCGCGCTCGCTATGAAAACGGTGGCAAGGGAATGACAGACGAGAAGATAATTCGGACGTTCTTGAACAAGTTCAACATCGACACGGTGACGTTCGAACCGAGGTTTAACACCACGTGCGTTTTCAGCGAGACGCCGATGACGGGGCACATCGAAATAACATACTGGCCCGGCGCGAGGCTCCTCGAGTTCGACAGTTTCGAGAAGTGGCTGAGCCAATACGAGGGCCTTCGCACGTCCGCTGAGGCGCTCTGCTCTGACGTTTTCCTGCGCCTCAAGAGTGCGAGTGACCTGTCGCCTCGTTACCTGAGGGTAACGGTTGTCGTAGAAGAAGCGTCACACGGTCCGTGTCGCGTCACGAGGTCGACACCCGTCCCTTCTGACGCAGGCCCGCTGTTCTGCTCGTGAGACTGTACCATTGGACCAACTTGAAGGCCCTCGACTCCATCAGGCGCGAGGGCCTTCGGCCTAACGGCCTGGGCATCGTGTATCTTACGCCCGACCCGAAGGTGGTGTGTGGGGAAGTATGTCTTGAGGTCGAGACGGGAAGCCTGAGGCTGACGGCCTTCGAAGGCTGTGAGGACAGGGAGGTGCTCTGTTGGGGGCACATCCCGCCTCGGCAGATAGGAGAGGTGATATGTACCAGAATTTAGGGTTTTATGCAAGCGTTGTCGTGTTGTTAGCACTCGGGTTCGTGGCGGTGCAAATGCTCGCCTCCGTTACGATGGTCTCAGTCGAGACCATCGTCGTAGACCGGAAGACGGAGTCGGTCAGTTACACGTATAAGTGCGTGAGGGGTTCTAATCTGACAGGCTGCGACCAGTGGGTCGAATACGTAAACCGTCAAGGGTTCGTATTTGCGAACCGCGAGCTTTTCACTGCCGACCATGACGTGTGGGCCGACCTCGGGGTCGGCGAAACGTACACGGTTCAAATACGAGGCTGGTCGCTTCTATTCGACAGGCACATACAGGCGGTGATACGATGAAAAAGGTAACAGGGGTAGACCTGAGACGAGAGGGACGGTCTCTTGGGACTGGAGAGGTGATGGAAACGCAAGAGGGCCTCGTGGGCGCAGCCATTGTGAAGCTCACGGTGTGCCCTGAGTGCGAGCGCCCGATGATTGACCTGTCATGGGGTTCGTTTGACGCCTTCCCGTTACTACCTCGAGGATACAGCATATGGGAACAATGTCACACATACGGCTGGTGCGTCCGGTCCCAGGTTCGAAACATTAAAGGCGAACCGATATGTAACGAGTGCGAGCAGGATGGGAAGGGCGCGTTCGTGTGCGCGATGTGCCATAAAGAGAAACCGTCAACGAAAATACAACGACAGTTCGGAGACGGCGACCGGAAGATATACCTGTGCTCTGACTGCTTCGAGACCGTGTCTGCTGTCGCGTGGCACGAAATATGTCAACGAATAGAAGCGAAAGTCGACGAACTTTAAGGTTAAACCCGCCTGGGCATTTGACAACTGTTTGCAGCAGGTGTAAAATGGGCGGGTGGGGGGGCTAATAAGGGATGGTAATGGGTAACATGACGGGGCGGGGGAGGAATTTGCCTTCGGCAAATTTTCTGTCAAGTTATTATTGTAAAGGAGAGGTACTATGGCTAAGGGGTTGATATTTGACGACCCGAAGGTGGTTGTGTTGCGGGCGGTTATTCGAGAGCTGTCGTCTTTGGGGGTTGAACTTGAAGACGGGGACGTTGCGGCGGTTGACGAGAGTAAAGAGGGGTTGCGCGTCCGACTCGAGTTGACGAACTTCCCGGGCTTCGTGATAGTGTCGAACTATCACGAGGTAGAGGATGGGTTCGTGTCGGACACAGGCATGTGGTGGCGGGTCGAGGATGGTACGCGTCACCTGTGGGTGCGCGACTTTGTCGAGGCCGTCAGGCATATTCGAGGAGTGGAGGCCGAACGTGGCGAAAGGGATTAAGTTTGACGACCCGCTCGGGCAGGTAAGGGAGGCGATAATACGCGAGCTTGCGGCTGAGGGGGTTGAGCTTGAAGACGATGACAATCTGACGGTCATGGAAATAGGGGGCGGTTGCCGCGTGCTCATTCGGGGAAGCCTGAAGATTAGACAATATGCAGGCTTTACATTCGTGACGCCCGGATACCAGGTAAAGGGGGGTGTGCCGGTGAAGGTCGAGCCGAAATGGCACATGAACGTCGGAAGCGACGAGTACACGTACTTGCTAGGGGATAACGCGAGCACGTTCGGAGAGATTCTTTTAGTGGCGCGTCACGCAGTTACAATGAGCGACGACGTCTTACCGGCTACCCCTCCCTCCCTGAAAGAGATAACTGACCGCCTCGTGATAGACAGACACGCCGACAAGGGCCTGACCCCGGCCCCCTGGGCGGTCGAGAGCGTCGAGGTACTCGTGTGTCCTGGGCGCGTCGTGTGCGGGGTTGAGCGCGAGGAGTTAGTCGAGGAGGAGATTGTCATAATGGGGCCTGACGGCGAATACGTCGCCAAGATGAACGACAACGCGCCCGACGCCCATTTTATAGCGCGTATGCGCTCCGACCTAGAGCAGACGGTTGAAGACCGTGACCGTCTGCTCGAACTTGTGAAGAGGGGCGTGTTCGTGGCGCAAAACGTATTAAAGACGCTCGAGTTTATCGCCATGCAGGATGGTGAATGTACCCTGTGTGAGGGGGAAGCGGTCGACGGCGTGTTCGTTCACGGATACTTTTGCCCGATAACTGAGGTACGCGAATACCTCGAGGAGTTTGAGGCGTGAAGGCGTGGTTCGTGTACGACGGGGACATCGACGAGGGGGGCGAATACTTGCGGGCCGAAAACAGGAACGAGGCCCGCACAGCCGGTTCGCTTCTGTTAGGTAGCCGGTACTTCGACACGAAAGCGCGACGCGCTCCGTTCCTTGACGGGAACTTTCGCCTCACGACTGAGAGCATACACCGGCATGGGGGCGCTGTTATCTGTGCTGAGTGTGACGGTACGATATGGCCTGACGACCCGGTGCTATACGAGCCGAGGGTGATACATATGCGCTGCGACCCGGCTGTTCCCATGAGCTTCCCCCTCGGGCACGACGGGAAGCCGACCCGGTTACAGCAGTTTTCAGCCGGGTTTCCGCTCGAGGTGAAGTTAGCCGGTAAGTGGGTGTGCTGGTGGGTCGGGAAGGTCGAGATAACAGCGACATGGCCTGACTATGTGCCCGACTATCGGATGTTTAGTAAGTGGCTTCACTCGCTCGACTGGTGGTCGGCTGAGGACATCCTCGAGGCGGTAACGGAGCGGGTTAAGGCGATGGAAGCGCGACAGGTGCGGGTCGAGGTCAGTTACCCTGAGGTGAACGATGAGCAATGAGGTGAGCCTCGAGGTATACCTTCCGAACTTTTTATTTGACATAGCAATGCGCTTGGACGGGAAGCAAGTTCGGTTCATTATTGTTGACGACGTCGATGCTGAGTTGAGGCTCGTTACGGTCGACGACGTGTATCCGATACAGACTCAATTTACGCAGAACGACATCCCGGGTTCGACCGGCTTTATTCTCGACACGTCTTTGGGGATGTGCCTGATTGAGGCCGAACACATAGAGAAGTTTGACGGGCAGGCGTTTCCATTCCACGTCGGAAACGCCGTCTGGAGTCTGAATACACCAGCGAACACAGGCTGGTACATAATCGCCCGCTTACTTGATGGTAGGTGGCTTTTGATACTCGAGAGGTGAGGTATGGCTATTGGAATATGTACGACACAACGAACGTTTATTGTTCATAGATGCGTGATGAAGCACCTGCGTGACCTGTGCGTCACGCTTGATGAGGGGGACGTGCTGTCGGTGAAGGCGCTTGACACCCGCTTCGTGAGGGCTGAGTTGTACCTCACGAATTTCCTGGGCGTCTGTATCCGCTTCCCTCGTTACGAGGTAGTGAACGGAGTCGGGAAGGTGGTTGAGAGCGACAAGTTCGAGGTGCGCTATGGGACCGTCAGTCTTCCGGCTGACGACTTCATTGACGCGTGCGGTATTGCAGACAAGATGGTCGAGCACAAGCGCGGTACGCTCAACCTGTGTGCGATACTTGACCGCTGTGAGCGCGACGAAGAAGCGTGTCGGCTCGCAACGCCCGGTCCCTGGCTCGCGCCGGTCGAGACGTGGCCCGAATACGACCCGGAAGGCGAAGAGACGGGTAACACATATGAGGATGTTGACTGTGTCTGGCGCGGGGAAGAGAAGGGGGACGACGGCGTGGTGTGCCTCATGTATGGGTGTAAGTACGAGCACCCATACGGGAACGCCGTCAACAACGCCCGCTTCATAGCGGCTGCGCGGGAGGCGCTCGAGGAGGCGACCAACGACAGGCGCGAGCTTCTAACTGAGGTCGGCATACTGCGGCAGGTACTCGCGCAGGCTATGTGGTATATCGAGTTTATCGAGACACACGACGGGTACTGCGAGGTGTGCGGGAGCGTGTGGGGCATTGACAATCCACCTGAGCACGAGAAGGACTGTATAATCGAGAAAATACGAGGTGCGTTATGACAATGGCAATTTTTAACATCGTGATTGACTACGAGATTGACCGCTCGAAGGCACAGAATCCTCTTACACCCGAACAGGTCGAGGCTGAGATAAGACGCGCCTTCGAGTCGCTAAAAGAGGTCGGTTCTTTTATGACAGACGGTTCGCCGATAGTAGCGAAGTCGGTGAAGGTCGAGCTTACGACCTGGGACTGACATGGACATCGAAGAGAAGGTCGGACATGAGGCAGTTAAGTTTTTCTTCTGCTTTTTGGGGGCGCTCGTGCTCATACTTGCAGTAGTGCTCGTGCTGTATGTTATAGGCTGTGCTGCGATTGACCTGTATGTACAATATCAGGCGGTTTTTGTTGGACTTTAGCGTTCCTGAGATTGCGCTCGCCTGCATGTTCGGCTCGATTGTCGGTTGTTTTGGATGTTGTGTACTGTACGCTGTTTGTGAGGTATTATGGATTCTGTTCCTACGGTGATGGTATACTATACGACGCAGGGGCGTAACGAGAAGGCGTTCCTGTCGGCTGAGGACGCCGTTGCAGCCGGGTTTATAGGTGAGGTGTGGGGAAACTTTAGCGTTAAGGAGTTCGCGCCTGAGTTTGACTTTGACGCGCTTGACATCAAGAAGGTTATCGAATTGGTCCGGCTCCGTGTCCCGTATAATGACGACAAGGACGCGAGGCGGGCGCTTAGAGAACGTTTTGTGAGGTGAGAAATGCAGACGAGACCTAAAGAGTTTAGCTTGTTTAGTCGGATAGCAGGTTATATCGCTGTGACCCTACTCCTTCTCGCGTTCGGGTTCCTCGTGCTGTACTTGGGCGGTCACATCATCCTTGACCTGCTGGCGAAGTACATCGAGATATGTGGACCGACGCCGTTGGGGTAGTGCTGACCCTCATTGTGGCCGTGACCGGCTACATCGTCGTGTACGCATTTTTTAACTTTGTCGGGCCTCTCCTTGACGCCGCCTGTAAGTGTGGTATAATATTTGTCAAGGAGGTTGTTCACAATGAGCGAAGAAAAAGACCTTGAAGTTATACTTCTAAAACAGCAGGTTGAAATATTGAAGGCACACCTTCACGCAAATGAGGTAGCTGTTGTTCAACAGTCGGCCTGCCTCGACAAGCTGAGGGAGACGCTTGGGGAAGACAAATACGGTGAAATACTCGGGGACACTGAGTACGAGGCGGTTGTTCGTGCTTTCAGTGGTTTCGAGATTCTCAAAGACCTCATGACTACTGTCGATAACCCGGGTTTACGGCGCGAGCGGTGTACAGTGTTTCGCTGTCGGTACTGTGACGAGTTTTACCTTGACACGTACACCGGCAAGAGCACCATGCATGGGTCGGACTGCCCCATTCGGAGGGCTGAATTATGGCTGAGTCAGTGAAGTTTTACTGCCCCTCTTGTGACGCGTACTATGACACAGCAGTCAGGCCGACAAGCATCGACGCGATTGTCGACGTTGACGAGGTGGTCGACTTTGACGCGACGCAGAAGTACGAGCACACGCACATTCACGCCCTGGGCGCGTTCCGCTGCGTTGAGTGTGGCGGATGGGCGTACAAGAAGCGATGTACGATTATCCTGGCCGCCGATGAATAGACGTGACCTTGTGAGGGTAAAGAGACTGAAGTACGTACTTCAGTCAATACCGAACCCGCAATTAGGGAAGGGACGGCAGTCAATGTCACTCGAGGGGGCGCTCGCCTTCGCTTTCGAAATGATTGAGGTGAAGGCTACGCTCGTGAAGGTGCTTGACGCGACCATTGACGAGGCGGTCGAGGTCGACGGGGACGACGTCGACCTTTACATCGACGTGCTCGAAGAGTGGCTCGTGGCTCGTCAGAAGGTCGACTGGTCGAACGAGCGCCCGTTCCACATTGAGGCTGAATACAGGCGACGTGAGAGGGAAAAGCATGACTAAAGGGCGAAACATTGTTAAAGAAGACCTCACCGACATCGTCATACGGGACGGCGAGTCTTTACTCGACTCGCCCGAACCGGTCAGATTCCTAGACCTGCCTGAGGGGGCAGTCTTCCGGTACAGAGGCGAGCGGTTTGAGAAAATACAGCCGCGTATCAGGGTCGACGAGCTTTACCCCTGCTGGAACGCGCGACGCCTCGTCGACGACCGCCTTCTCTTTATCGGGAACGAGGAAATGGTGAGATGCCCCTACAAGGGCATTATCAGGATACCTGCCCCATATGGGAATCCGACCGTGAGCTTTGAAGACTTAAGGGAGGGCGACACGTTTTACGTCGCCTTCGAGGGCCTCGAGCGCTACAGGCGTATTCACGATATGGAGTCGGGCCTCGAGCACATCCCTTGCTGGAACGCCGAACGGGTACGTGATGGGATGATGTACTTCTTTCGCTCGACGACGCCCGTCACGAGGTCGAGTGACCTGACCGAAGAGTTCGTTTTCACTGAGGGCACGAAGGCGATTTATCACTTCGCGTTCGCTATGAATGAGCTTTCGGAACAAGCAAGGTTGACGCTCGCAGCCGTATTCAGTGACGTACTCGAGAAGTACGTCGATATGCTCGCGCTGGTGAAGACATGGCTAAATACAGAGTAAGAGCAACCGTGTGGGTCTTTTATGACGTATGGTGGATTGACGACAACATATACGAGGTCGACGAGACGGTTTTTGCGCGTAACGAAGAGGACGCCGTCGACCGGCTTCTCTCGAAAATCGAGCGTTCATGCGACCCGGACGGCCTGAGCTTAATCGGCGAACCGAGGGTCGACCTTGTGGAAGGGCCTGGGTCTCCAAAACCCGGAACGGGGGTTCAAATCCCTCTCGACCTGCTATGATATACATAATGAGGCATTATGAGGGGGGCGGTCACATCAGCGACCATGCCGAAGACCTGCTTGACGGCCTTGACACGCTTACCGTCAAGCGTTCGTGGTGTTACCGCGAGAAAACGAGCACGTCCCCATTTGTTGAAATTTCTATTGCCCCCCTCGAGCGCTATTTTTCGGGCGAGTCCTTTAGCGCTAAGGGGACGGTCGAGTACACGCACGACGAGTTCGCTCGTGCGTTGTTCGAGGTGCTCAAAGAGCATTTGCGCGACGCGTGGAAGCATGGGGTCGAGCACTTCTTTTTTCACTCGAGCGGCGCTGACTCGCGCGTGCTGTCGCTCGCGCTCCGTGAGCTGAACCTTCGGCCCGTGTTCGTATGCCGGTACGACGAGGCCGACTCATTTCATCGGATACTGGACGCAGAGGGGTGGGACCGGGGCTGTCGGCACGTGTTCGGCCCGAAGCCAATTCGGTTCGAGACGGCCTGGGCCGACTATGGACTCGTGTCAATTCCGGTCAACCTCTATAAGGACATTGTGACGCCGGGGTGCGTGCGGGCTATCTGCGGGAATTGGGGAAACGGGTTATTCAGGTGCTTATTACACAACGAGTGCTCTGTTGAGGTGTGGTTTCAGTTTATGGCCTCACACGACGTGTGCGGTCGACCAAAGCCAGCCGACAAAGACCGAATGATTATCCCATACGCGAGCCGGAAGGCGCTTCACTGCGTCAGTGAAGCGAGGGTTCCGCCGATAAATCCTGAGACTTTCCGGCTTAGCTTCCCGGGCCGGATAAATCCGGCTATCGGCATGACGGCCATTCCCGAACAGAAGATGACTGCCGAAATGGGGTTCACGATTGACCCGCGCCCGCTCCAGAGGGCCTACGACGCCTCATGGTATGGGAAGCAGGTTCCGTGTGAAATACCAAACCGTGTTGTATTTCACGAGGCGTGGAGTCGCTTTATGCTCGCCTCGTGGTGTGAGGCACACAGGGGTAAGGTGAAGATACATGTCGAAAGTGTATGATATGGACACGAAGTCGCTCGTCAACCGTGTCGAGAATGGACTTCGGCAGGGGATACCCCGGGGCGTCGTCTGCGGGACGATGCGCTACTTTTTCGAGAGTGGCGTATCGTCAAGCGAGGAGGGCCTGGGGTCGACGCTTGGCCCACTTGTCGAATACGCAGTCGAGGAAATCAAAGATGTGCTTTGGGACGCGTTTCTCAAAGGACTTCAAGTGTACTGCTTACATCCCGACGAACAGGTCTGCTCTGAGTTGTCGAACGAACGCGACGTAAAGATGATACTCACGCACAACCGCCCGCTTCCATTTGTGCTTCAAATACGCGAGCTTACGGACGACGTGTACACAGCCCGCCTCGTGTTCATACTCGTGGTTGAACCCATTGAGGCGCTATGCTCAACGAGATAATCGTCGATGAGGCGCAGGCGGTAAGTCCGCTCATAGCGGACGGGTACATTGACCTCGTGTTCGCCGACCCGGTGTACGACGACATGGCGCAGTATGAATGGCTGTCGCGCGAGGCTGCTCGCCTATTGAAGCCCGACGCAGCCTGCCTCGTTTGGTCGGCGGTGAAGCACCTCCCTGAAGTCATTCGGGCAATGAGCACACACCTGAGCTTCAGGTGGCAGTTCATATGGTATCAGTCGAACAGGCGCGGGCACGCAGACTTCGGTTATCCGCTGTATACCCCGCTTCTGTGGTTTGAGAAGGGACACAGTATGCCGCGTTTCCCGGTACAGGACATAAGGAACGCGCCGTTCACGGCGCGAGAGGGACACAGGTGGCAAAAAGAACCGGGTGTGGTCGAGTATTTCGTGAGCGCGTTCACCGTAGCTCACGAGTGCGTATTCGACCCGTTCTGTGGGGGCGGTGCAGTACCCGTCGCCTGCAAGCGCCTCGAGCGAACTTACATAGCGGTCGAGATTGATGAGCGAATAGCGAAGGCTGCGAGTGAGGCTGTTATGCTCGCGCAGCCGCCGATTAGAGAAATAGAATACGTACAAGGAGAGATAGTGTGAGCTTTATGGAAGATTTGACAGTTAAAGAACCGACAAACTTGTTGTCAATTCCCTGCCTGTTCTGCGAGGCAGAAGGACTTGAACTGATGGTGAGATTTACCATGACTGACGACGACGAGTTTGTACCTGTGAGGCTCGTCGTTGTTTGTAACGAGTGCGGCGTTGAGCACACCTGGGAAACCGTTGCAGAAGGCTTGATGGTACATAGGTCGGATGTGTGTACGCCTGAGGGAATACCGCCCGTCCCGGCAGACTTAGCAGTGCTCGCCTGGGAAGCGTGTGACGACGTGCGTAAAAAGTTAGCGCGTCAGGCGTCAGAGAAGTAGCTTGAATGGCTGACGACGAGATACTAGAACTATCGAGGGCTAGAAAGTATCTTGAAAAGATACTCGAAGAGAACGACCGACTGTTTTCGGAGAATTTTAGCCTGTGCCTACAGAATCAGATATTAAGGGCCGACCTTCGAGAAACGGAACGAAAATACGCGAGGTTAGTACGCATTATGGTTACGAGAAACGTGACACAACTAGTTGCAGAGAACTGAGGTGTGATTGTGGCGAAAAGACTGCTCGAGGCGTATAGGGACGAAAAGCAGCATCACATAGCGTTAATACAGCATCGACGTAAGAGGCAAAAGGATTTTGTGGGGAGGGTCGAGGAGGCCGGGCGCGAAAAATTTCACGAAGTGACGGGCTTCGAGCCGGACGACGAGATAGTGTTTCTGGCCCTGTTCAACAACGTGTTCAAGCCGGAACTCGCGTTCGAGTTCGAGGTGTTCGTGTCGCCACACCCCAAATACGTACTGAAGGGCATCAAAGGACAGATTAAGCCTGACGACACGATTGAGGTTAGTTTCACAACGTGGTCACTGTGGCGCGAATCGACGGTCGGCTTTTATCACGACCACGTCGCTACGAACGACAGTATTTTCAAGTTACTTGACGCGATGTATGCCGATGAAGCCCGAACGGATACGTGACAAGAAGCGGGCGGTACTGTGTAGAAAAGAGAGACCGCTCGTGTTCTTTGACGAGGCGAAGACCCTTTTCGAGTTACCTGCTCAGGGTCTTCGGGTGTTCGTAAGCCGACCGCGCCCAACACGAACACCCGACTGGAGCGCGTTCGTGTGTGCTCATTGTAACAGGGTACACACAGAGGCCGAGGGTTGTTGTATCGGAGGAGTTACGGTCTGTAAAAAATGTCTTGCAGTTTTGTGAGGTGATGTATGAGAACATTGTTTGACGAAATAGAAGAGAGCGGGTTCACGATTATTCGCCCGACAGTCCACATTGAGACCGCCTACGAAACGACATGGTCGGTTTTCACCTGCGCCGTCTGTGGCGAATTTCGGGTCGGCGAAGAGTATGTGAGTGTGGGGGAAGCGAGGGTATGTAAGGCGTGTCTGGCGGTTCTGTAAGGGCACGTAATATATTGAGGAGATAATCAATGTCTGTAATTAACGAGTTGAGAACCTTTGCAAAAGAGAAGGGATATGAGGTCGACGTGGTGAGGTCGGCGTACTTTGACCTCGGATATGCTATCACGTGGGGGGACAGGTACACGCGCGTCGTGGTCGAGCCTGATGACGAAACGTCGGTTCACGTCAAGTTGCAGCATAAGGAGGTCGAAGGCGGCGACTGGTTGACTGTAAGCGGTACGTGTTACGTCAACCATGCTGAAAAGGCGCTGAAGGCTGCAAAGGGCCTCGTGAAGGCGTGCGTTACTCCCGACGAGATAGCTTGACATCACACAGGCGTGATGTATAATAGAGAAGGGCCTGTGGTCTAGTGGTGAGGATACCGTCCTGTCAAGGCGGAGTCACGGGTTCAATTCCCGTCAGGCCCGTTTAAGGGAGGTAGCTATGTGGAATCGGTTAGGTGGTTTTATCGTGCTCGTACTTTTCGTAGTTACGCTTTTCGCTCTGTTTAAGGGCGTCGTGGCGTTTTGTTCCGTGATAGTGGACGGGTTCACGGTAGTAGCGACCGGAGTCATGGGTGTGCTCGCGTGGGCGGTGCCGGTGCTCGTGTTTGTCGTATGCTTCGTGGCGGGCATAATCACCCTTGCGTTCGGGGTGTACATAGCGGGACGCGTCGGTTATTATGTAATACCGCTGGTTGACGACATAGTTAATTATAGACGCGAGGTGCGGGGCGAAGACCGGGTGACGTTAGCAAGTCACAGTTTAGTGAACTTACCGCACGCGCCCCGACTGATACAAGAGAGGTACAATTTACTGGAGGAGAGATATGATTGACTTACCAGATAGGATGAAGGCGTACAGAGACGGCGAACGGCAGCGTCTCACGAAACTTCCCGCCGTCCTGAAGTTACAGGCTGTCGGAGGTGTGGTCGAGTATGATACCCTGTACGACCAACGACAGGCCGAAATAATGGGGAAGGTAACGAAACGACTCGTCGAGAAGGTGAACGCGATTTTTGCCTTCACCATAGGAGAGGAGATAAACCTCGTGCTGACGCCGCCGTTTTACTACGGCGGGATTGTCGACAAGATGCTGAGCACGGCGTCGTCGTTTGCGACGGCAGTGTTCATGCAAGAGCTTGTGCTCTCGCGCGTTCCGTTCACAAGCGTCCCGCTGTTCGAGGCACGGGTATTTCAAGCAATCGACTACGAAGTGCTCAACTTTATTCTTCACCGGCAGGGGACGGGTCGGTCGAACGCCGTGCTTGCTGTCGCGCGAGAGCACTTCATGCATGACGACATAGTCGGCGTGGCGCAGGCAAACCTTCTCGAGTGGTTCGAGAAGGACGGCATTGAATGGGAATCGTTGCCGAGGCACTTCCGGGAAGGGACGTTCTTCAAGCGCGTTTGGGTGCGTAAACCCTTCGAGAACGACGCCGAGGAACGCCTCCCTGAGAATCATCACGCACGCACGAAGCCCGGGAAACGATACCAGCGACGAATGGTCGTCCCGGTACAGCCCGTAAACCTGTTCGATTCAATCGACAGGTTATTCAACCCAAACCTGTATTTCAACCTCGAGGATGGGCAGGTGGTACTTGACGGGAATCAGTAGTTTCGACTTCAAAAGCCGGTGCAGTGTGGGCTTGACGTGAGGTGGTCGATGTTTGTCGTGATTGAGGAGGTGAACTGTGTCGAAAATATGGATTGACGATACGAGTCGGGGGCCTGAGGTTGTTGAAAGAAGGGTCAGGCGAAAAGAGTCCCTGGGCGTGATTCTTCACGATGGTGAGGTTCACGACCTCGTGTCGGGCCTGATAAAGTACGAGCACCGGCGCGTGTGGGTGCTGAGAGCACCGGACGGCCTGTATCGCCCGTCCGGGTCGGAGTATGGCCCGTATAAGCTGCTCGAAGGTGAGGCGCTCGAATACGGCGAACCGTTCGAGGGCGGGACGATGGTACATCAGAACGACTGGACGCGCCCGCACCCCTCCCTGTACGTGCTCGATGGGCACAGGATGTTCGTCAAGCACGAGGGGGAATACCTAGAGGTTGACCCGGACGCTGCGTCCCTTTGACAAGCAGTCCTGATATGGTATACTATCCTTAGCGCTAAAGGAGGCGTGTATGAAAAAGAAAAAGCTGTCTGAGGTATGGATTCTGCTTATGCTCGCGCTCGTCGTGTTGACGGCCTGTGGGGGCGCAACGGGCGTGTACACCGGGAAGGTCGAAAGTGTTGAGCCGATTGACGGCGGTTGCATGGTGACGTTTTACGAGCGTCACGGGGAAGAGTTTGTATGGTCGGGCGTCCCGGACGTGTGTGACGAGCTTGTTGTCGGGAAAATGCACATACTTGAGGTCGAGGACGGCGTCATACAGAACGCCGTTTACTGATGAGCGATTGGTTTTCGCGCCCTCGAATGGGTGCTCTTGAGGATTCAAGGGGGGACATCGAGGTGAGGCTTACGAATAGGCACAGGGTAAGGGTCAAGAGCGTGAACGTACTCACGCTCTTATTTCACCCCTGTTACCTGTGCCTTGTCGGCAAAGAGGGGACTGTGATTGAGGAGCGTAGGCCGAAAACCGTTGTCGTAATTGACGGGCGCGTATGGACGTTCGGGAAGGGGGTTCGGCTCGAGCGAATAAGGGAAGGTGGCAGAGCGGATGATTGCGTCACTCTTGAAAAGTGAAGGGCCTGAAATACGGCTTCGGGGGTTCGAATCCCTCCCTTCCCGTAAGCTGAGGTGGTGTAATGACAGGAAAACACACCGGCCTTAAAATCCGGTTCCCTGACGGGAATGAGGGTTCGAATCCCTCCCTCAGCATTTACGGACGTGTTTTTCGTTATGGGCGCATGGTGAGGCAACACTCTCACGTGACATGGCGCATGAGGACTTACGTTGTCGAGTTTGTTGCAGTCACCGACGGCGGCGAATGGGCGGGCCTGTATGACGACCCTCGTTTACCGTTCAAACGCCTCGAGGTGAGGTACAGGTGGCTCACTGTTTCGGGAAGCGTCTCGCGCCCAACAACCTGGGCGCGTGAGGACTTCAAAGTTGTGAAGGCTTCTGATTTTATGGACGCGTGGCCTGCTGCACCTGAGGCTGAAGACCCGGTCGAGAGGGCCACGTGGTTTAACGGGCGCGAGTTACCTGAAGGGGTGATATTCTAAGGGTCAGGATGTGAGGCTTTCAATCTCACGGTCGGGGTTCGAATCCCCGTCACCCCTCAAGCATGAGGTATAGTGGGGAAAACTCACTAAAAGGAGGAGCGAGCGATGGTGCTTGAACTTGTTATGTTAGTGTTCGGGTTTAGCAGTCATTACGCGCCGGGTCGAATGGCTGAGGTTATCGAGGCCCGGCAGGCACATCGGACGCACATCACGCTTCCCGTCAAACTCGGAGAGTTTGACGGTTACGGCGCGAGCGTTCGGTGTGACGATATAGGGAACGTGGTGTTTGCAAGGCCGGTCGGCTCGAAGGAGTGGTCGTCGATACTCATTGTCGACTGCGCGAACCCGAACGACGTTCGGCCCTTTGATGGTTTGTCGGGGCAGGCATGGATGTTGAAGTATGGATTTGTGCTCGAGACCGGCTACCCCCTTGCAGAGGAGTGGGGGTGCGTTGGGCGGGCGTGTGAGATTGAAATGTTGACTAGTTCATTATGGAAAATAGAGAGGTGAGTCAGTGATAAAGTTTCGGGTCGGGGAACGGGTGAAGGTGGTCGAGGTGCGCGAGCCTTACGACGAGGTGTCGCGCGAGCTTGTCGGCGAAGAGGGGTATGTGCTCAAGGTCGACGACTTGAACAGACACGAGACGTATTATCAGGTACGCGTCGAGTCGCAAGAGACGCCCGTCTGGATGAAGGCGGTCGAACTGAGGCGTGTGTTCCTGATACGCGAGTATGTCGATGGGGACGACCCGTTCGACTACGTGACGAGGCTCGCCTTCGCTGCTATGGGCGGCATTGACACAGACGGGTCACACCACAAGGACGAGGCCCTTTGGGAAATCATCGAAATGCTCGGCTACGACGTGGTTGACGCGAAGGCGAAGCTCGAGGTGGAACAGAATCGTGAGTGAGGTAGTCAAGATGTTCGAGAGGGCTTGCAAACAAGCCCTCAACGACGGCATACATAGGATTGAGCACTCAGACCTATGTATTCGGAGGGAAGGTGAGCATGTCCTTGTTTGGTGGGATACTGAAGACTGCTGGTGGATTGAAGAGACGGCTGCTCAGTGCGAAGATGCTGCGAGAAAATTCCCGATAGCCGTCGACGAGATACTGATACGAGTGAAGGATTTTCTCTTGTCTGAAGCACTCGAAAACCGGGCATACGAACCGGTTCGTATGCCTTCACCAGAAGACGGTTTTGTTGTTGACGTCGACGGCCTCCCTGTGAGCGTGACGGTGAAGACTGACAAGTTCGACTGCTGGCTTCACCTCGAGGTGAAGTTTCAGAGAGTGGGGGGAAACGAATGAACGAGACGGGCCTTGACTTTTTGAGAGAGTGGTGTCTCGCGGGATTAGCTATGAGAGACCCCATACCGAGTCACGTCAAGGTGACACGTGATGTAGCTTCGGTGATTTTCAGACAACAGTCGCGAGACGTATCCTTGTGGTCGGTTTTAGGACGCGAGTACACTGAGGCCGACGTGCTCATGGCGCTACTATTACCGGACGTTCAAAAGAAGCTGATGTTCCCGTTCCTGTGGACGGTCGGAGAGGTACACGAGGCAGTGAAGCAATTCCTGTTTCGAGCACTCTGTTCCGACGAGTTGTACGTGCTTGTCAGGAATATCGATGCGCCGGGCGTTGGCTTTGTGGTCGAACACGAGGGCTTCGTATTCGCAGTGAGTGTTATCGTCAAGAACGCGAAGGTGTTTTTCATAGTCGAGACTCGACTAACGGAGGTGAAACGGTGAAAATACGGTTACTGAAAGATGTTCACGGCCTGAAGAAGGGCACGATACTTGACGCGCAGAAGCGCGACAGATTCGTGTACATAGGTCAAGGGCTGTTAATCGAGGCCGACGAGTACGAGGTGATAGAACCACAAGACTGTATTGACATTGAGATAGTTAAGTCAGTCCTTGACTTGACGGGGACAATAGTCGAGGCGGGGACAAAGCTCAAGGCGTACAGGGTCGACGGGCAGGTGTGGCTTTCGTTGAGGGGGACACTGCCGCTCGCTGAGGACTCATACCGCGTGATTGAGGATAACTACAGGGAATTTCACCTGATGGGGCACCTCGTGATTCAACTGGTGATTCCGGTCGACTATCACGTACACAGGTGTTCGGCAGAAGAAGCGGTCGAGGCGTTGGTCGACATCGAGGGTTTTGTCATGTGTGGTGAAGTGCCGGTCGAGGAGTACAGCGAGATTCAACTCCCTGAGGGGACCTGGGCTTCAAGCCGATTCGTCGGTGAAATCGAGAGTAAGGAGTTGTAGGATGGACGGCCAATGGGATGAGAACCGAAAAGAGGTTCCGTTCGACCCGTTCACGGGCGATATGATGCGTTACCCGCAAGAGGTGTACAAGAGGGGCGAAACGCCCAGGGGGCCTGAGTGGCGAGAGGCAGTCCCGTTCGTTGACACGCTCCGTTTTGTAAGGATGTATTCAGGCCGGTCTGCGAAGGGCCTGATACTTGAGAGCGTGTCGACCGGCGTTCGCTACTCGATGTTCACGAAGGACGCTGTTGAAATGCTGATGACCCTCAAGCCTGAGCACCTTACCGGCACGAACGAATACACCTGCGCGTGGGGCTTTGTAAAGAGGGGTGCGAACTTCGGCATTTTTATGTCTCACGACGGCGAAGTGCTGAGACCGGTACACGAGCGGATACAGGGTTTTGTGCGGGCGATTTGTGCCAATGCCGGTTTGAATGTTCAACCTCGAGACATACGGGTGCTGAGTGTCCCTGGGGGGACACGAGCGCATCCGACGAACGTTACGCGAAACGCGTTCGTCGCTATTGTCAAGGAATACTACACCGACGAGTGGTCAATCATCAGCCCTGAGATTGAGGTACTAAACGGTGTCCCGCACATCAGCGGGGCCTATGGGGACTCGGGAAGACGATGGAAACTAACGCAAAGTAGGCTCGAAGCCGGTTCGGTTGAGTTCGAGCTTCCCCTCGACCTTGCGACGGCGATTGACGAGGTAAGAAAAAGAAATGGACAATCAGCATCTTAAGCTCTGGCGTATCCGGTTACGGGAATACCCCCGATACGACAAGTTTGTGTACATGGACAACCCGGTTTTCGCCGAACGCCTTCGGCTCGCTTTAGGCATGGCAGAAGACGCCGTCGAAGAGGTACGCGTGAACGACCCGGAATGGGTGCAAATAGCGTCTCTTGGACTGAAACCGTTCGAGGTGTCGTGGCGTGACGGCACGACAAATGTCGAGGTACTTGAGGGACTCGACAGTTTCAACGACGCGAGAAACACACGCGCATTTTTCAACGGTGACGAGGACGGATGGGTGAAATTACTAGCAGTCGACGAGGCAGAAGCGATTGACCGCGCCTCATTCCTGCGAAAATGGTGGCTCGAGGCGGCGAATGGAGCCTGAGGCCGACGTTGTATATCACCACCTCTGTAGTGAAGTCGCTGCGCTTCTCACGCGTCATAACGGCGCTGAGTGGACGGCCCAAGAGGAAATAGTGACCGACCTTGTCGAGGCATGGTTTGAGGAGTCGGGCGCGAGAACTGCGCTGTACGAGCACGACCTCGAGACCGTAACGTACCTGCTCACACAACTGTTTTTCGGAGACCGTTTGTGTGACGCTTCTCGCAGCCGTCGTCTCGTTGTGCTATCGTGGTTCAAACAGGTGATTGACAGAATAACAGAGGAGACAGGAATATGAACCGAATTTACTTTTTCCCTGACGTGGTCGACTCACGCACGGGGTCGAAGGTGTTTTTCACGAGTAAGGACGACGCCGACGGTTTCGCTGCGGCAACCGGGAAAGCATACGAGTCGCTCGAGGCCGACAGGGACGACCACCTCGAGATAGCGAGGGGCGGTCAGAAGGCGTGGAAGGCGACAATCGTGGGTAGTCAAGTTGCCCACTGTGCTCGCGTCGAGGGCCTTCAGGCATACCGTCAGGCCGAAAATCGAGAGGCGGCCTTCAAATGGCCTGACGGGTACATATACGTACTCGCGCCTTCGCGCGACGAGGCGAGGGAACGGGCGCAAAAGCTGTACGATATGCTGACCGAAGTTGCAAAGGTGGTCGACAATGGCTGACCGGTTGCCGCAAATGCTGTTCGAACACCGAGCGCGACGGGACGCCCGATTAACGTACATATGTGAGGAGTTCGAACAGCAATTGTTCGATGAATACGGGGTCGAGTTCGAAGAGGACGAGATTGCAATCTCAGAAACCGATGCGTCTTACTATCGTGTGTACATAATCCTTCCCGACCTTCGCTATGTCATTATGGGGCCATTGTACAAGATGAGTGACGCGATGTACGAGGCGAACGAGGACTTCTCGTCGTGCGTCGTTGACGTGGCCGCGCTCGAGGTTGTGCAGCCGAACTACTTCGTGTATCGGCCCGGCGAAGCACCTCCAAAGTGGCGCGAGCACACCTCGTTCCCGGACGCCTATGAGGACGCGCTCAATCGAACAGAGATTGACAACGAGACAAAAAACCTGGGCCTGCTCGGGTTACTTATCTCGAAGGTATTAGCCGGAAATGATAGTCCTCGTTCGTGACGGCGAAACGAGCACAAGGTACAGGCGCGGGGGGGCCTGCCGTAAATGCGGGAAGTGCTGTGAGTACGATATGAATTTCGTGAGGCACGACAACCCTTACGACGGGTCGGTATGGATTCTCGGGTCGGAGTATTCCTGGGACGTGAAGGACATCCGCCCGCGAAGCGGCCCCCCCTGTAAGTGTTTCGATGAGACAACAAGGATGTGTACCTGCCCTGAGGGGGAACGCGCCCCGGGCGGTGTGTGCGAGTTGTGGCCGTTCGACCCGCGCCGTGTCATTCCGGGTTGTGGTTTCCGCTTCGAGGTGCTATAATGGAAGCGAAAGAAATAGTCATTTCGGTTGTTATCATAGCGACTGCAAGCGTTGACCTTGACCTCGAGTCCTTACGTCAGAGCGTACACCGTCAAGTAGCTGAGCAGTTAGGAGACGGCATTATCTTCGACGGCGGTACTGTGGTTTTCGACCGACAAATAACAGGGGTCATGGAGGTGACAGGAAAAAATGAGGATTGAAGAATGCACAAGAGGGACGGTTGTGAGGCTTGAGGACGGGGACACGGGTTTTGTGTGCGGTTCGTGCTGTGACGCCTCGAAGGGGCCTGCCGACCTCGTACAACTTTTTCTCGTCGAGACGGCGAACGGGCAGGTGCGGGTCGAGCACGGAACGGAGGTCGAACGGGTCGCAGATAAGCGGGAATTGATTCGCTCGTTCACCCGCGAGTATGTGGCTGAAATACTCGCTGACTGGTGTCTGTCGAGTTCGACGCTGTTCGGTCTGATAATGGCAGCAGCGAAGTCAGGCGACGACTTCGGCGCGACACAGTACATAGCAGAACTCATTCAGGCAAACCTTGACGAGCTTATGAGCCTAGAACTCGGACACATAAACGACCGCCTTTTCTTGAGAATATTCAGGCTTGCGGTCGAGCACGTCGACGTGTCTCACGTTGCAGAACTCGTGTTACACGACGCGAGGATTATACAACGGAAGGGGCATGATACACAGGCTCTTTAGCGCTAAGGGAAGGCAGCAGAAGCGGATTGACGATGGTCAGATAGTGAGAGGCGACGCTGTCGGCCTGGAAACGGGCTTCTGGAAGGTTGTCAGGTCTGGCCCTGACGTAGTGGGCACGTTCGGCGGCGCTAAGTCATGGCTCGTGCTGTTGAAGCACGGGCACAAAGAGCGACTGCTTCGGTACGTGTTCGTGGGGGACGCTTTTGAGCCTGAGAAAGTTGACGAGTACAGGGAGAGCGTCGACGACTGGCCGGTGACGCAGACCGACGTGGTGTTAAAGGCCCTCGAGCTTATCGAGGGCGGGGTTGCGCCGGACACGGTCTACAACTTGCTCGAGAACCTCGAGCGATTAACTAATGCGATAAAGAGGGCACGCGATGATTGACGTTATTGAGAATTTCCCGCAAGGGCACATGGTCAGGCTTCCCGACGGGGTGCTTGCGATGGTGGTCGGCGTTGCGTGGAACAAGCCGGATGGGCACGCGAGCATAATTGTCGAAACTGTGCGGGACGGGCAGGTGTTTGTCGGATATGGCACGAACGTTACAGGTGTCGCGTATCGACACGAGGTTATTCGTGCGTTCGAAGCCCTAAGCGTCCATGACGCCGTATTCGAGTGGGTTATCACTGACGATGTTATGTTGACAACCGTGAAGGGCATTGTGGCGAGCGAGCTAAACGTCAATCAGCGAATAACGGATGCGCTAGAGGCAGCAGTGAGACGGTTTCCGAACGTACCTGAAAATGCTTTTGTATTTGAAACGTCACTCCGACACCTGAGCACATTCCTCGACTACCGCGCTCTTGCAGAGCGCGTTCGTAGATACATCACGGAGGAAATCGATTGATAAGCACCATCAAGAAGCACCTGAAATATGCAAGTTACGTATTCAGGCACAAGTGGTATGTGTTTGTCGAATGCGTGAAACTCGGGGTCCCGTTCCTGGGTCTTACACACGACCTGTCGAAGTTTCGGCCCGACGAGTGGATTCCGTATGCGAATTACTTTTACAACATGAACGGCGGTCCTTCGCCTGAGGAGTGTGAGGCGTTTGACGAGGCGTGGCTCCGCCACATTCACCGGAACAAGCATCATTGGCAATGGTGGGTTATCCTGAGGGACAACAACGGGAACAGGATACTCGACATGCCGGACAAGTACAGGCGCGAAATGCTCGCTGACTGGATAGGAGCGGGGAAGGCACAGGGGAACGACGACACGGCGGGCTGGTATGCCGAAAAACGACCATTCCTGATTTTACATCCTGAGACTGAGGCATGGCTCGATGGGCAGTTCGGACTCAGAACGGGTGAGCGAAAGTGGTTTCATAGGCTGAGGTGAGAATATGTGGGTGTGTCAAGCTATAAAATGCGCCGTCTGTGGCGTGGTCGGAACTCGTGAGCACGGCGAACCGTATTATATGTACTTTGACCGTCAACGGAAGGAGTACTTCGTAAGGGAAAACGAGACCGACGTTCGGTGCGGGCGCTGCGGTTCGACGCGCTGGTCTCCGTTGGACGACGACGGAGAACGTTGTAAGCGTTGTGGGGCGCTCGTCGGGGGCGTGTGGCAGACCTCTGACGAAACATGGGCGAAGGTGTCAGGCGAGCACGTGATATTGTGCCGTCACTGTTTCGAGGTATTAGCGGACGAGAACGGGGACACTCCCTACTGGGAAGTTGAGCTTGGGCGCTTCCCGTCTGAGACGGGTTTTCTCGCCTTAACTGAGGCGTTCCTTAATCGACTGCGCGAGTTCGTACCTGAGAAAAAAGACTGTCGGCACGCGCTTATGATTATTGACGGGAAGCTCGCTGTCGCAACGCACAGCGAGAACGGATGGAACACCACGTTTTTCGACCCGGTTGACTACAACCTTAGTCCGGCTGACTTAGCCGTTGAGGTGAGGACTGCTCTTGAAATTTTATCAGGTGAGTGATTTTCGGGGGGACAAATACGAATACCTGATACGTAAGGGGACAATGGACGGGGGCATAGTGAAGATGGTTGTCGAGGGGAACAGGTATCGCTTCCCGCCCCGATTCCCCTCTTTGCCGGTCATCGATGTAGGAGCGCATATCGGCGCGTCTGCAACTGAGCTGAAACGACGGGGCGCTTCTGTCGTGTGGGCGATAGAACCACAGCCCGAAAACGTGAAGGTTCTTCGCTGCAACCTCGGCCTTCACGACGTGACGGGTAGCGTTTTCGTGCTTGACGTGGCGGTCGGGTACACGAACTCGGCCTTTATGACGCCGTTCCCGCTTTCGGGCGGGAACGTGAACACGGGCTGTGCCCGTGTCGGCGAAGGGACGGTCGAGGTGCGTTGCGTCACCCTCGAGAGCATAGTGTCGATGGTAGCGAGCGCACACGACAGTCAGGTGATACTCAAGCTCGACTGTGAGGGCGCAGAGTTTGACATCATTCGCCATGCCGACCCGTCATTGTTCGAAATGGTCCACTCGGTTTACGGCGAATACCACGAGGGGAACGGGAACTCTGCGAAGGTACTTGCTCACTATTTCGAGGGTGTCGGGTTTGACGTTCGGCTGTACGACCGGCTCGGGCAGCCCGGCGGCGGCGGTTTTGGTAAGTTTGTGATGGTGAGGCGGTGATGAAACGAGGTACACAGTTGGAGGCTTTGACAATTCTATGTCTGATAATAGTCCTTTCGATGGTGATATGTCTGATAGGCGAGGCGATAATACGGGCGTGCTTCTGAGGGAAGGAGACCTGCTTCGGGCAACTTACGACACGATTGAGCTATACGTGAGGCTTCTCGCGGGCGGGAATGCGCAGGTGGCAGACCGTTACGGGCGCGTGCTCGACAAGAGCGTGTACTCAATACACGAGGCGAACGAGTACGCCCGCTACAACTACGAACTGGTCGGTAACGACCTCGAGGTACACATTGACCTTGACTTTGACGACTACGAGGCGGTGCGCGAAGCGTTCGACGTTATGTACACGCTCCCTTCTCGCGTGTTTGTCGTTCACCCAACGGGTGACGTTTCCGGTTGTCTAACACAGATTCTTCGAAGGCCCTGGGCTGCACATTATGGGGGCGTGTACAGTGAGGGCCTTGTACACTACTCAAACCTGTGCGGTTATCGGCGATTTACGGGCTGCAACCATCCCGACACGAACGGGGTGTGTCCCGACTTCCCATGCCCGATAGTCGAGCAGGCAGGTGAATGGCTCGTTCGTGTCGTAGGACGTCCGAAGGGAACATACAATGAGTGGTACAGTAACGTCTTTATTCAGTACAAGGATGGGTCGATGGATATACCACGACCGGGCATTATGGGGCTTGACGAGCAGTTTACCCCCCTCGTCGAGTTCGAACTACGGCGGCGTGTCGAACAAGGCGCGAACTCGCTCATGCTTACGTTCGACCAGTCTGACATTTTCACGGGTTCCCTCGTGACAGGCGAGACAGTAGCGCTTCTCTCGCAAATCCTTGTCGAGCGCGTGATGCTCGACGACGATGGTGAACCGGTCGAGGTCGACGGCGTGATACAGACTGAGATTGTGCGCGAACCGATAGTCATGCTCGAAATGCGCGACCAGCCCTATGTCCCATGCCCTATATCACACGATGCGCCCGTTTTCACCATTGAGAAGGTTAAACTGAGGCGTTATGTACCGCGCCTCGTTGTTACCTACCCGACGCTCTTTTTAATTCGGACGGCAGCAGGCGACATAATCGACTACCACGACCCGAACGCTGCTGAAATCATCAAGAGGGCGCTGATAAAAGAGGCGGAAACTTCCGCAGAGGAATGTTTAAGACTTGTCGAAAGACAGATTGCCGAACGCGCAGTATAGCATCAGGTACGTATCAGACCTGTATCAGATATACGAGCGGGCCTTCACCGACCCTGCAAGGTTGTATGTCGTCGATGTGCCCGACCCGGGACGTGCTTCGTTTTGGGTGCGGAAATACGCCTCCCTGGGGCGTCACCTCGACAATCCGAGCACGCCCCCTTACCAGTATGGAATGGTAGTGAGCACATACAACTTTTTTCACCTTAACGCGTGCGGATATAAAACGAGGGGGTATCGAGGGCATTGCGCGTTCGGCGTTGGCCCTGATGAGTGTGACCGCGACATGATTCTCGGCGCGTGTCCGTTCGTGCGCGTCGCAGAACCGGGTGACATACGCCGCTTGTGGACCGGTGCCGTTGCGCCGGACTACAGGGAACGTTACATCAACTTTTGGCTCGAAGAACACTCAAAGAAACCGACGCACGTTGTCGTCGTGAAGAGGGCGCGTGGCATGTGGTTACATAACGTATTTCTATCTCATGAGGGCGATATAGTGAACGTCTGGAGGAATTATGAAGGGGCTTGACGATTACATTGACGGGAAGCTGACGGCTGACCCTGACCTCACGCATGAGTTTATCGTTGAGGGGCACAGGCAATTTAACGAGTGGCTCGAGCGAGAAGGACTGTCGCTCGAGGAGGGGGACACTGTTCACATCAAGCGAAGCCGGTTTATACCAGGGGACGCCTTCTATGTGGTGATGTGGCTTGACGGTTTCGACGGGGTCATCTTTTCGCCGCCGATGCAGAACGGCGAATTTCTTGACGGTAAGTGGCGCGTCGAGCTTGACCGCGAGGTGAGTCGCATCGAGACGACAACTTCGTCATATAACACGCTTGTAGAAGCGCTGAAGAAACTCACGCGCCCTGCTTATGGGTAGAATCACACGCGCCGTAGGGTACTTAATAGCAGCGGAGGCCGAACGAGTTGTACCGCGCCCCTCATGTGTCCCGCCCGGTCTTCACAGGTGGTATACAGTTATGTACATTTTCGCGTGGTCGAGTTGGCTTGGGTTTTGGGCGCGAATGTATGTAAAATTTCACAAGAGGTAGTATGAGCCGACAACTCACGTTCGAAGGAAAGACCGGAAGAGAACTGATTGTTGAGGCCGAAAACCTCAAGTATCGGTCAATCTGTCAGGAAATCAGGGACGCTTACCGACTTGCTGAAGCAATCGAGGCAACCGACATTATGGAACACCTCGAGAACTGTATCGTCATGGCGAAAAAGATGGACCGGAAGCTGCGCGAGAATAAGGCGAATCGTGGTGAGAAGCTCGACCGCGAGCTTTGGGAACCGCGATGAACACCGACCTCCTCGTTTTGGCCTTAGCGGTTGTGCTTGTGTTTGTAACCGGGAAGTGGTTTTCCTCTTGACCATTTTTGTATAATAGTGTATAATCGTTGTATGAAATGCCCTTGTAGCTTAGATGGTAAAGCGCCCGCCCTGTAAGCGGGTGACATCGGTTCGACTCCGGTCGGGGGCTTGGAGGTGACGATGGACGGCGAAATAACAATGAGGACCGTAAAACCGAACGACGTGAAGGAACACACGGTCCGGCGTAACAGTAAGTGGGCGAAGGTTCACGCTATGTTGCGCGAGGGTCTCAGTCGTGAGACGGCGGTCGAGTTCACCTGCCCGGACGCGAAAATGCGTGAGGTACTGCGGAACGTTATTACCTCTTGGCTGAATTACAACCGTGAGGGGCTTGTCCCTGAGGGGTACAGGGTGAAGACCACGACTAACGACGAGGGCGGCTTTTTCCTTTATGTCAGTTTAATTGAAGATATTTACTGTGAGGAACGATGAAAAGTGATGTTATCAGAGTGTCGGAAGCAATAGCTCAAGGAATTGTCGGGCGCGAGCGTGACATACAGCCCGCGCAAGTGGCAGCCGTAGCGGAATGGGTGATTGTCAATCGTGTTGTCGAGGATTGTGAGTATGGCTTCTGGGAAGCACTCGTTGACAAGCTGTGTCACCTGTTCTGGGAACATGACGGCATGACCGGACGGGCCGAACGAGTTGTGACGCTCGCCTGGGCTAACACGTATTTACGTGATGTATACGAGAAAATTCACGAGGTGTACCAGAGGGATGAATAAAGACGAGCCTGACAACAACGGATATTTAGCAAGGGCGATAGCTGAGGGCTTGACGGGACGGGGAAAGAACGCAAGTCAGATTATCGTGTCTGTGGTCGAGGCGTGGGTTGAACAAGAGGACATAGTTGAGTCTTGCGTGCGTGGAGACTGGAGGTTTGTCGTGTTCAAGCTGTGTGTTTTATTGTGGGGACACCCAGGCGCAGTCGAAACAAGACTCACCGAAGCGTGGGCTAACATCTACTTACGCGAGGCGTTTGACAATATTCGGGGCGGTAGTGACGAGTAGTTAAGCGGAATAACACCGGGCTTTGAACCCGGGGTCTGAGGTTCGAACCCTCACTCGTCAGTCGGAGGTGAATAATGAAATTGTTGAAGCGTTTAGAACAGGTTAGGGCCAGAAATCTCGAATCTGAGCAGGTTCGGGGAAGGGTGAGGGAATCACTTCGCCCGGCTATCGTCGATGCTGTCAGGCTCGAGTTCAAGAAGAGGACTGCTCTTGACCTTGACGATAGCATACCGGTTGTGCTGAGGTGGAAGGAGGACGCCTTCACCGTCCGCTTGTTTATAAACAATCACTGTTTTATTACAGGCATTGAGGGGAAGGTACGCATAAACGAGGTACTCGAGACGGGCGAATTTTCGTTGTCTTTTACAGGCACGTGGGTAGGGTACAGCACGCTAAAGGACGAGGCCGTGATAGAACATGAGGACATCGAGGCGGTTGGGTTGAGGTTACTATGAACGTTTACCAGGGAAAAGGAAAAAGACTGTTGTTTTCGACGGTTGACCTCAACGACATCGAAGCACAGGCGCGTTTTCAGCTCGTGAACGCTCGTCAACACCCGTCTGTGGTTCGAATGGGCGTTATGCCCGACTGTCATGCCGGATACGACATCCCGATAGGCACGATGGTAGCGTCGACGGCTGCTTTCCCGCGCTTTGCGGGTGTTGACGGCGGTTGTGGGGTGCTTTATGGGCGGCTGTACCATTGGCGCGAGAAGAGGCCCATCCGCCCCGACGAGCTTGACCTCGAACAGGTTGTCGAGCGCATATACGAGTCTGTGCCGGTCGGGAATGGGCCTGACGGTTCGCGTAAGGAGTATTACACGAAGAACACGCCGTCCCTCGACCACCTCGAGGCGTCGCTGAAGGACGAGGTCGAGTACGAGGTGATGCTCCGGCAGGTCGGCACGCTCGGAGGTGGGAATCACTTCATCGAGCTTGACGTGAACGAGCGCGAGGAGGTGTGCTTTATGATACACACCGGCTCGCGTAAGGCCGGTCACACCATAGGCTCGTTCTATGAGAAGGTTGCAGAAGACCTCATGGACACGTTCTATGTGTCCGACGCTCCTTCCCCATTCCTTCCCTGTGGTATCGTGCGGTCTAACATGTACTTACAGGCACAGGAATGGACCGTCGAGTACGCGAAACTGAATCGCTATGCCATAGCGAAGCACGTTATTCAGGCTATCTGCGACGCACTCGGGGCTGACCGTAATGTGTATGAGTGCGAGCGCGTCGAGAGCGTCCATAACTTCGTCGAGACGGGCACGCTCGAGGGGCAGGACGTATTCATTCACAGAAAAGGTGCGATACGCCTTCCGCCCGGCGAACTTGGCGTGATTCCCGGCCATATGGGCGGGCACTCGTTCGTGGTGAGAGGGGTTGAGTCGGAATGGGCCGAAAAGGTGCTTCACACCGCCCCTCACGGGGCCGGGCGCGTTATGGGCCGACGCGAGGCGAAGCGAGAGCTTGACCTCGAGGAACAACAGGCGATAATGAAGGGCATTGTCAATCGGCTCGACGCAGAACGGCTCGATGAAGCGCCGGGCGCTTACAAAGACCCGGACGAGGTTATCAGGGTGTGCGTTGAGAACGAACTGCTCGAGGTGGTTGAAGTTCTTTCCCCGATAGCTAACGTAAAGGGGTAAGCAAATGGAAAATATAGCACTTGTGTTTTCGGTTGTCGCGCTCTGTTCTGCGATAGTCTCACTTGTCCTTGTCATTGCGAAGCGTCAATGATACTACTCGCCTTGTTAATTGACGTGTACGTCGTGCTCTGCCTGTACGCTGTCCTTAGCGCTAAAGAAGCAGAGCACGACGCGCTAATTGAGAAATACCGGCTGATGCGCCAAGAGGCACAAAGCGACTGGTATGAGAGGTGGTTTAATGGTTAGTCTGTCAGACCTGGGTTTTGACCACCTGAGCATGGTGTTGTTAGTCGGGGACGCGCAGAATCAGGGGATTGACGTTGAGTTGTGGAAATTGAGGGTAAACCCGACCACGCATCCAAACCAGGGCGTCTACACCGTCTGGAGCGAGAGCGACTCGACTAGGCTCGCAGACGGGGCCGTGCTCAGTGGGCACGATGACCTTGACGTAATTGACGACCTCGTGAGTTTGAATATACTGACGAACGGGAAGGATGGAGTCGCGCTCACCACGAAGGGGCGCGAGATATACTACATACTGTTAGCCAAGAAGCGAGCGAGAGGTACTATAAAAGGAGTGACATTGAACTATGAGTGAGGTGATATGTGTCGGGCACGCGCCCGACTTTGACGGAATCGGGTCGATGATGCTCATGGTCAATCGCTTTGACCTTAAGCCGTTCGACCCGGCGGGTGACAACAAGCGCGTTGTATGGCCCTACAACTACAGGGGTTATGAGTTCCCCTGGGACCTGATAGGAACGGAAACGCTCGTGTACATGGTCGACGTTTCTCTTCCCATCGACGACATGATACGTCTCGATAACCTGTGTCGGCTTGTCGTGCTCGACCATCACGAAACCCTGATACGTGACATGGAAGAGAGGGGCGTCACGTTTGAGGGCATACAAGAGGCGGGACGCGCAGCGATACAACTCACCTGGGAATGGCTGTATGGGCCACACGAGGCCGTCCCTCAATGGGTCGAGTACATCGGCCTTTGGGACGTGTACGACCACAGCGACCCGGACACGGTATATTTTCAGTGGGGCCTTCGGGGGGTCGACTCCTCCCTGGGCGCAGAGGTGTGGGCCGATTTACTCAATGAAGCGTTTTACGAACAACCAGCCCCACTTCAGGACGGGTTTGAGTCGCTGCGGGAAGCCGTGACGAGTTCCATAATCGAGCGCGGCATAATCGTACACGATTATGTACAACAAATGAACAAACAGTTCGAGGCGCGGGCATTTGAGGCGACCTTCGAAGGTCACACGGTGCTTGCAGTAAATGGGCCGGTCGGCGGTTTTCAGGCCGTCAAAGAAATCTTCAACCCGGAAAAGCACGCCTTTGTGCTGACGTTCACGTATGGCCCGTTAGGCTCCGACATTGGCGTGCGCGTCGGCCTGTATGGGGGCGACCAGACGGGCGTGAACTGTGGCGAGATAGCGCGTCGGTTTGGGGGCGGCGGGCACGCTGGCGCAGCCGGGTTTACCGTCAATACGTTTTCGGAGATAGGGTTATGAAACGCGCATGTGTGTTGTGTAAAAGGGGGAAGATAACCGACCTCGAGCTTGTTAATTGCTCTGAGGCCGTGAACTTACGCGACCAGCGAGGGGAAGCGATAACCTCGACTGCGAGCGGTCTGATAAAGTCGCCTGTGTCCGAGTGCGATAACTTCGAACACGTCGGGCTTGATGCGCCCGACATTGAGGACCGCGAGCGCATTTACCTTGAGGCCATATCGTACAGGCACACAGAGGAACGGCGGGGAAGGGTACGCCGTATTACGAGGTTTGAGGATGGGTGCTTCAACATTATCGAGCTTATCGAGGCCCCCCTGTATAACATTCACAAGGTGATTGACCTATGAGAGTCCCTGACCGAAGCTGTATTTGCTGCAAACACGGACGGGTTCGTGAATCGAGGCTGCTTGATTGCAACAACATCAAAAACCTGCGAACACACGACGGGCGCGAAATCGACGTTTTAGTTACCCCCACCTGCGTCACGCCTTCGATGGTTTGCGACAACTTCGAAGCACTCGATGTGCTCGACAATGAGCGCGAGGCCATAATCGAGGCGTACAAAAAGATGGACACGACGGTTTACCCCGTTCACCTGTCTCGTGAAGGACATGAGACAATTGTTCACGAAATATTCCCCTGGAGAGCGAGGTTTAAGTGACAAAAGACCAGATTGCAGCAGTCGCGCTCGCGCTTCTCGCCTTACTGATTCTCGTGTGGGTTGTCGGGTGCGTGCTTGAGGTCGAGACGATGTGGGGGCGCGTCACGGACAAGGAAATAACTGTCGTTATGACAGACGACGGTCCCGAATACAATTACTGGTTACACGTCCACACGGACGGGGCAGGCGAGAAGATGTACCTGACGGGCGTCCACTCGTACAACAAGGCAGTGGTCGGAGGGGGGTACAAGCTAAAAGTGAGAGGGTTCAAGTGGCTCCCGCAAACAGCCGAAATAATGAACTGATTGACTTTACATACGATAGCTGTCGGGAAATTGACGACCTTCTGAGGCGCAAACTTTTAGCGCTAAAGGTCGACGTCGACCTTACTCTACGGGACGACGTCGTTAGGAATCGTTCGTTAGAACGCATCGACTACCTCGTGGGCGGCAGTTTTTTTGAGAACTACACAATAGCAGTCGAGCGAGAGGAGTGGGGCTTTAGCGGATACCTTTTCCTTCCGTGTCCTGGGGGTAGTGTCGTGAACGCACACAAGGTCGAGATTCGCTTTCCGCTCTGTTACGGGAACATAGCGGATTTAATAGCTTACTTTATCTGTATAGCCGAGCGCACAGACGAGACGAACATGATGTTCGACTTGTGGCGCTCGAGGAGAGAAAATGTCAAGAGCTAAGAAGCTCGAGGTTGAGACACGCCGAAACGAGAATCTACTTAGAGGGAAGGTGGTGTCCGGGCGGGCGGCCCTCGAAGATGGTCGCCCTTGGTACACGCCTGAGGCGGTTGAGTGGCTTGAAGAGTTCCTGCGGACGTTCCCGCGAGAGGAGCGGAAGGTATGCGAGTTTGGAGGGGGCGGGTCGACGGCCTTTTTCCTACGCCTGTGCTCAATGGTGCTCACGGCTGAGCATAATGTCGAATGGCTTCCCCACATACGCGAGTTGACCATACGCCTCGAGGTTGCAGAGGGACTTCACGTGTACTACATACCGGGCACACCGGACGTGGTACAGCCTGAGAAATATCGGGCGTACACGCGAGCGTTCCGTTTCGTTCCCGACAAGTCGCTTCTCGTCGGAGCAGTTGACGGCGAAGAGCACGTGCGATTGTGGCAGTTCCTCGAACTGTATCCGAAGGTGCGGGACGACGGCATAATTGTCGTCGATAACTCCGACTGGATACCTGAAGACCTCTGCAAGGTACACAAGCTGACGCGCATACGTAAGCGCATCGACTTCATACAAAAGGCCGAATGGCCGCCCGACAAGAAGGTGTTCAACTGGTACACCTCAGTGTTCCTGTTCGAGGGGGCGAATGGCTAAGACCGGGGTACACGACGGGGCGTGCGTCGCCCTGGGGGCGATACAGCTTGCAGCGAGCGCTTTCAGTCCGGTGTTTCTCTTTTCGGGCCTCGGCTCGCTTGCGGGACTGTTACTCAGTCCCGACATGGACTGGAACGGTTCGCTCGTGTTCAATGAGCGAACCGAAAACACCTACATCATCACGCGTCACCCGGCGCGTCACGAGACGGTCCAAATACGGTACGTGTGGGGGAAGGTGACGCGTCGCTGGCCGCCTGTTTTACGCGAGTGGTGGCAGGTGTACGCGCTACTGTTCCGTCACCGGAAACTCTCACATGCCCCGTTCGTAGGGACTCTCACGCGCGTCCTGTGGCTGTTCCCCTTATTCGCCCCGCTCGTGTACTTCTTCCCGGTCGAGACGGGCCTGTTCCTGATGGGCCTGACGATAGCTGACCTCGTTCACCTCCTCCTCGACCTGTGACAATTTGCGTCATACGCGTTACTGTGCTATAATAGGCACAGTATGAAATGGGAAGAGAGAGTCGAACTCAACGTCGACCTTCAAAATGCAATTCTTAACCTCACTGTGAATCAATACTTCGTGTTCCATTATATATTTGTGCTTGAATACACACACGAAGAGCTTTCAGAGCTTCTAGGCTGCTCGTCACAGGCCGTTTCCGACTCTGTGGCGCGTATCAAAGAAACTCTGAAAGCTCACCTGTCTGAGTATCTAGACTAGTTGTCGAACTCCTCGACCTCAGGGAGCCAACTTGTTGGGGTAAAAGTCGAGGCCACAAGTTGAGGGGGTTCGGGGGCCTCGACGCGGGCGCGACTGCCGTTGTGGTACGCCCGCCCTAGTTCACGAACGAATCCCCCTTGAACTACGTTCGTGGCTATGTCGGCCCCCTCCCTCAGAAGGGTACGCCCGAAAAAAACACCTAAGCCGACACAGAGCACGCCCACGACAACGAACATAAGTAATAGCAGTATGGCTACGTAAGGCGTACTGAGCACAAGCATCAGGAACACGCCGAACGCGAAACAAACAGCCCCGACTAAAAAGTTTCTCATATCTCTTCACCTGTTACCGGGTCGATTATCCCGGCCTCGACCAGCTTGTCATATACCGGTCCGGCTATCTCGTAGTGACGCCGGGCCTTGTTTATGTTCACGCGCCGACCGTCGGGCCGACACCAGCCTTCGATGGTGTATTCTGACGACGGGGGACCGTCGAAGTGACGTCTCACCACCATGTTCGCTATGTAGTCGGGTTCGAGCGGGTCGGGCGGTCGGCCCGCAACCGACGACTCGATGATATGTATCGGGCAGTCGGTTGAATCGAACTCGACCGAATTGTTGCCGGGCGGAAGTATGTCGAACACGTCCTGTGACACCTGCGCGGCCTGAAATCGAATTACCGGCTTCATTCGGTTTGTCGGGTCGACTATTATGAAGTCGCCTTCCCCGAGGAGCCGTTCTGCACCGGTCCCGCCCCTCCCTGTGGCCGTGTCGGCTGCGGTCGAATCCTCGACGCGCCCGACGAGTTTGAGGCCCAGGTTGCGCCTCAGCGGGCCTATGTCTTCGAGCGTCACGAACTGCGTCCCGACTATCACGTGAATCTTGAACTCGCGGGCCTTCTGCCCCAGGCGCTTGAGAGCGGTTATAACCCACTTCCGGGACTCCTTGTCCTGGTCGAGAAGGTCTGCGAGTTCGTCAATCACCAGGAACAGGTGAGGCATGTCGGCGTCGGCTATCTGGAGCGTCTTTCGTCGTTCCATTTCCTTGACGAGGAACGCGATACACTGGAGCGCCTCGTCAAATTCTGTTATGACGGGGTGCGCGAGATGAGCCTTGCCGTTGAAAATGGACAGGCGACGCCCGCCCTTCCCCTCGTCGACGATGAAGAACTGAAGGTCACGCGGGCTATTCGACCGACTGAGCGCAGCAACAAGCATTTGAATCATTTCGGTCTTCCCTGAGCCGGTCATGCCTGCGACGAGCGCGTGCGCGTTCGTGCTCGCGCCGAAATTCGCCGTCACCAGTTCCTTGACAACGTCGATACCCAGGTAGGGATTGACCGACTGTCGCCTGCCGGGCGGAAGGTCTTTGTCACACAGGCCGAAGACGAGGTTTTCGGGTTTCGGTAGTTCGAGGCGAATAACATACCCGTGATGCCTCGAAATGTTGACTGTCATACCTTCCGGGAAACCCATCGCCATGCTAAGTTGCGTGTCGATTTTTTGAAGCGGACTCAGTAGCTTCGGGTTAATAGCCACGAACACCGAAGCAACTTTCGGCGTGTCAATAACCCGCGTCACCCGATAGTGACGCTCGGGCACGAGTTTTAATTCCTGATGCGCGTACAGTGCAAAACCGCGCATCGACTCTTGTACGAACTTCGCAGTGGTATCAAACATGCTACCCTCGAATCGCCTTAATCCCCAGGGACGAGCCTATTTGTTCGTCACATTCCTCGATTGCGCGAGTGACGGCTGTCTCGTTTTTCAGTAAAAGCTCGAGCACATCCGCCGGTGATTTACCGGCTTCTTCACATTCGGCGCAAAACTGTTTGATGTTCTGGCGGTCAAGCTCGACTAACATCCCCCTCATTATCAGAGCTTCAGCCGCTTCGTAAATTTTCGTACCCCTCAGTATTCGATATATACTGAGGGCCTTGTGGACTTTCAAACCCACCTGTATTTTCTTACTCATTCACGTCCCCTTTCGTCATTGTTACCAACTTACTGCGAATTATAACACGGACGACCGTTTTTGTCAATACTCGAATGTGAAAAAGGGAATTTCTGTATAATGCTGTATAATAGAATAGAATATTGTTCAAGGATATAATGGGGTATAATTCTTGTATTCTTCACACATACATTTAATTTAATCGTCTTAGAAACTCTGTATTCTGTTGTATAAATGGGGGTTTTCGTGTTTCCGTGTTTTGTGGTATAATACAGGGTATGAGGAGGTGAAAACGTGGATTTACACGAATATCAGCAGTTAATGACACGGAATTTACTCGCTGACCTGGGCGTTTCACGGAATGTGAGGTTTAGTTTTCAGGCTCACTGTGTACTTATGGGCGGGCGGTCGAGCGGGAAAACGACGATTCTTCGAGCATTACAGGAAATGCTCGAAGACCGGCTCATTGACGTGAAATATTTTAACGAAAAAGGTGAACTGCCGGAGGCGGAAGGGATAATTCTCGTCGACGATGCCCACGACAAGCCCCGTCCGGCGCTCGAGGCAGTTTTGGTGTATGCCGAAAAGAACGACTGTAAGTGCGTATTCGCTTTTACGCCGTCCTACCTCACACCCCTGAGTAGTCCCGAAAAGTGGCTTCGTCTTAACATAAAGCCGGTCGAGTACAGGGAACACCGAATACGTCCGTCCTTAGCGCTAAGGGAGGGGGTCATGCCCGTTTCGCTAGTGGTCGGGTCGGGAAACGCTGTTTTACCTGAGTTCATCACGCAGGTACTCGGTCTTCCGGCTGAGACGGCGATTAAGCACTGTGCTTACGACTACGCGAACATCATGAGCGTACTGATAGAACAAGTAGGGGGTCGGGCATGACGGGAATAATTTTTCACACGAAGGGGAACGACGACGTCACCGTAAGGGGGTCGGAGCGCATACGCATCGACTCGTACATTGCGGGCTTGACGTGGAACGTACTTCGAACCATACCGGGTAAACAACTGATGAAGGTGCTCGACAAGAGCGATTACCTTTACGGGCTGATACGCTCCGAGCACGTTGCGGGGCGCGAGGTGATTGAGGAGTTTCTCGAGCGTCAACTCCTCGTGTGGCTGACTGTTCGCTCGTCAAACTACGGCTTCCACCTCCCTACTGGGCACGTATCAGCCGACGCTATTGTACACAACACGGTGAACGTGTGCGCGAGCGAGCATGTGAAGTTCCTTGCGAAATTACACGGGCAGTGTGAGACATACGCGTATATCCCAGGCGTATTCACCCCCTGGGCGGCTGACTTGCTCGAGCAAGCCTTAGCGCTAAACCTCGTACCAGAGGGGGTCGGCTGGGAAAAGGTACTCGCGTTACTTGACGGTGACCCAGGGACCGTCGTGACCTCGTACTCGGTAACTGGCCCGTTCCCTCGAGCCGGTTCGACGTATGATGTATCCTGGGACGATGGGATGGAGTGGCTTCATACGGAGGTCGAGCCTCGAAACAACATTTGCCTCACTCCAAAGGCGCTCAACGTGTGCTTCGGCGGAACGCACCACACCGCCTTTACCATCAAGGAGTACTGTAATAGTGTTTGACCTCCCTCTCGAATATCAGAACGCAGAAATCGAGTATGCGCCAGCGCTTGCTCGATGTATTGCTCGTCAGTACGAATGAGCGAGACGTGTGGCTCGTTATTTTCAGGCTGTGGCGGTTGGGAAGTTGGAGCAGGCCTGACACCGTTGTTTGCTATCGAGAAAGACCCTTCCGTAGCTGAGGTGTACAGGCGCAACGTCGGTCCGCACGTGACGGTTGCCGACGTGTGCTCGACCGACGCGAAGCGATTCCCGCGTGTCGACGTTCTGTTCGCGTCACCTCCCTGTGTGAGAGCGTCGGTTGCGGCTCAGTCGGTCGAGCACCGGCTCGACCTCGAAATGGCCCGGGCGGTAGCCCGCTTTGTCACGGAGCTGAGGCCCGCCTTCTTTTTCCTCGAAAACGTCATCCCTTACCGGCATTTCGAGGCGCTTAACGTGATATGTGAGGGGCTTCAAAATGCCGGTTACGTGTATGACGTTCACGCTCTGTGTATGGCCGACTTCGGGGTCCCGCAGACGCGTCGACGGCTAATACTGAGGGCGTCGCGTGACACTCTCCTCAACCCGCTCCCTGAGCCTACTGAGTGGGGGAGCTGGTTTGACGCAGTATTCGACCTTAACCTTCCGCTCACGAGCTTCTCGCCTGTACAGGTTCGGCGACTCCCGCCTCACCTGTGGAACGAGGATTTTATGATGATACCTGACAGTAAGCTGACGCGGCGCTTTATTGACGAGCCGAGCGTCACCGTCACGGCTAACCTGTGCTACAGGCAGGTTGCGAGGGCCTACCTCGGCGGGGACGTTTACCGCCTCACGCTGAGGGCACTGGCACGCCTCCAGACGTTTCCCGACTCGTTTGACGTTCGAACGCAGGTTGAGGGCGCTGTGATAGGAAACGCCGTCCCGCCTGAGTTCTCGAGGCGCATCGTTGAGGCAACTTTATGCACATCTAGGGCGGGTTACTGCGTAAAATGAAACGGAACAAGAAGCTGTTTTTGAGGTTACTCGCGGGGGGTCCAGGTGCGAGCCTGAATTATTATTATGGTCAACTTATGGCCCGCGACTTTCACCTATGTGACGAGTGTCTGTTCGGGCGGAAGCTCGGCGGTTGCTTCTGGCTTCCGTTTTGGAGACGCGACTATGAGTACGTCGCGTTCTGCCCTGAGTTTGTGGGGAAGAACTAAAAAGACCCCCGAAGGGGTCTTTTTTCTTAGGCCCACATTTCCTGTCGGGCCTGCTTGTGAGCTTCGCGTATCCGCTCCTGCATCGTGGCGATGTCTTCGCCCTGTGCGAGCCTGCGGAGTATCGGGCTGGCGGGCATTTTGCCCGGGCGAAACTCGCCGCACTGTGCCTGGAAACTTATCTCGTCCCAGGCCTGCTCGAGGGCTATGAAAGCGTCGTCCTCGTCCTCGATGCCCTCAGCGAGCCGAAGCCCGATGTCCTTCAACTGTCCTTCAAGTCCTTTGTCGCTGTCCCAGATTATGTCGAACATTTCCTGTCTCCTTTACTCTAATTCGTAGTTTTTAATCCTTAACTCTACATCTATTATAGCACTGGCCGACCACCTTGTCAAGCAAGAAATAGGGAAACACCCCTCTGGAACCTTAAAATATCGTAAATTTAGCGTAAATAAAGTAAAGAGGCCCCTATTCGGGGCCTCGATTTATGGTATGAGGTCAATGAAATACTCCGACCCGCCACCCAGGCGCGGGTGCGGGCCTCGGGGTGCTTCGCCCCTGAGTTGACGTGTTAGCTGTCGTTTAACAACAGCCATTTTCTCTTCAGGCGGTACGCTCTTGGGGCAGTGGCCGTGCCATGCCCACATTGTCGAGTGTTCGACCTTCCCATTCGAGTAGCGTGACATAACCTTTTGGGCCTGCCATTTGCCCGACCCACCAAGCCACACCCGGAACGTGCCACCTCGAGCGCCTTCGGTGTGGGCCTCTGTGAGAAGGACTGCTCGCCTTTCCTCTTTAGCCTGACGCCGCTCTGCTGCGACCCTGTCGCGGTGCTCAGTCACAACTTTGTACACGACGCTTTTCAGGTGCGGGAATCTGTCTTTAAGTGCTCGTGGAAGCTCGGTCTCGACCCACCATGCATGGTGTTTCGCAGCCACCGCTTCCACGAGCACTTCAGTTATGTCGGCTTCGGTCAGGCCGTCGAGTTCTTCGACGGCGGGGATTGACGCCTTATGGTTGAGTGCTAGTTCCCGAAACTCGTTTTTATTCATCGTGCTGCCTGCTCTGCTGCTTTTTTCCTTCGCTGCTGACGCGCCTCTCTGTGGCGGCGTTCCTGCGTCTCGAACGTAGTTGCTCGGACGCGCTCTTGAAGGTTTGGGAACACGTCGCTGAGGTCGTCGGGCAGGTAAGGGTCGACCCACCACGCTACTTCGCCTTCGGAGATAGCCTGACACAGGGAGGCGATAACCTCGTCCTCCCCCAGGTGAAAAACCTCGTCCGGTGTGGGCTTGTCGGAGTTAGTGTCCTTCGCCAGTGCGTACAGTTCGTCGGGTGTCATGCTGTCACCTCGAGCGCCCGGTCGACGATGTGACCGACGAGGGTCGGGTACTTCGAGTGAAGGTCGTAGCAGAGCGGTTCAATCCACCATGCTGACTCGCGCCTCACGACGGCGTCCCCGAGTATGCGCCGAAGCTGTCCCTCTGTCAGGCCGTCAACGTCAAGCGTTGTAGGCTTATCGGAGTACATCGTATTAGCGATGCGCTCGAGGTCGGCGGTGTCTATACGCCGACCGACGTGAGCGTGGAAGTGTGAAGCGGGCCAGTCGCTCACCACAGGGGTGTCGACCTGCTCGAAGTCGTTGAAGTGGGCATCGAGCACGAGACGGGCAACTGCGAGTTTCGAGCGGTGCGAGCCGTCCACTGAGTTCGCGTGCCGTCCGTCGTCAAGCTCGACGTATGCGCCGTCGATACCTTTTACGTAAAAAAATCTTTTAGCTTTCATTAAGCACCTCGATGCTGTGAATGATGTTTCTTGAATTTTTCCTCGTCCCATCCTAAGATGCGAAGCCAGCGACCCAAACGATACTGGTGAGGGATAACAACTGCCTTCCCGTTCACGTCCCGGAAGTATATCTTCACCGGCCATATCTTGTTTCCCTTCGGGAAGCGCACGTAGGCGACGGCTTCGACCGAATCCCATCCTGTGTGTTCGCTCGGCTCAACCTCAACGGGGCGCGTGTCGCGTCGTATCGTCACGTCAATGAACATCTTCCCGTCTTTTCTGTATGGCTGACCGTTACTCATTATCGGTTTCGGCATTTCGCCTCCTTGGCTTCGCCTCTCGTAAGTGCCCCCTTCACTTACCAGGGGCGAAGCCCGGGGGGTGTCCCGGGCTTCGCTTACTTCCCCTTTTACCAATCTTCGGGGAAGAGAATTTCGATTATGGAACCCCCGTCAGGGGCGTCGTTTATTTGTGTCCAGAGGGTCTCACCGAACGCCTTGAAGCTGGCGAACCAGTCGTTCCCGGCGGCCTTCATCGCCCGACTGTGGGCGATTTTCAGGGCGTCGAGGTTCGTTTTGATGCTGATGTTCCTCTCGTCGTCCGGGGCGGTGCGGTTCGTGTCGATTATGGTGTCGAACACGGAGCGGGTGATAAAGACGCGGGCGGTCGTGCCGTCTGTGCCCTTGATGTCCCAAACGTTAATCATTTCGCCGTCCGCTTCGGGGTCGTGTATCTTGCTATCATCTATGTGAACTATTCTTGTGTCTGACATTTCCGTCTCCTTTACTCGTTAGCTGTTTTCCTTAACTCTACTTGTAATTATACACCTGGGCGGTCAGGTTGTCAAGCACGTTTGTTTGATAGTTTTGTAACAAAAAGCGGGAAGCCCCCTGGAGAGGGGGGCTTCCCTGGTGTAAATAGAGTAAAGGATTTTAGGCTTCAACCGCTACGGGTTTGAACCTTGTGATGGTTGTCGACCCGTAGCGAGAATCGTGCTTCTTGATTGTGGCTTTGCCCCTGTAGGTCTGCCCGACCTCGAGGCCGTCCATAGCGTATCCGGCGTAGAACCACACCACCTTGTGACCCTCAGGGGAACGGAACGTGTACATTGTGTTTGTCCCGCCCATGTACCCCGGGGTGTCACGTTCACCGACCAGCACCAGCGTGAGTTCTGTTTTTTCACCGACCTTCCCGACGAAGCCGGGCGTCCACTTCGGGGTCACGCTCTTGAGGTAATGCTGTACCCCGTAGGCTGCAAACCCTTCGAGCTTCCATTCTATCAGGTCGGTTTCGTAGACGGCTTTGAGGTTGTGAATGAACTCGGTGCCGTCGTCCTCGAGGGAGCGGATGTACTCAATCGCCTTGTCGGCTGTGTCGAAGTCTTGCGGGGCCGCACCGGCGGTAGTCGAACTCATGAGAACGGAGGCGAGGTATGCCGTGCTCGGGCGGTCGAGTTCCTGCGCCTTCGACTTCGAGACCCATCCGCCCCGTCGTATCTCAGCCGACACACAGGCGCAGAAGGAACGGAGGCGGGTGTAGGGCGCGACCTCAGGTATGCCGTCGTAGTCGCGTGCCTCTTTGTCGAGGTTTTCGAGGGCTTCGGCCCACTTCGCGGCTGCGTGCGGGCTGTTCGAGCCGGTGAAGTCAGCGAGGCAGGTCGACCCGACCTGCGCCCATCGCCCGTCCTCGTGCCGCACGATGTAGACCGACTTTCGGAAGCGGCGCGTGTTGCAGTGGTCACAGCGCTCCGTGTCGGCGTTCCAGAACTCCTCAGGTATCGGGGCCTCGTCGTTACCCTGTGCCCAGGGGAACCGGCGAATAACGAAGTCTTCGCCGTTCGGCTCGAGAACGGCTATGAGTTCCCATCCCTCGAGCATCGGCGCTTCGCCTTCAACCTGGACCGTCACGGCAAGGTATTCGCCGCCGTCCGGGTGTTTGACGAACTTCTCGTCCTGTACTGTCATTTCAATCGGCGGGCAGCCGAGCTTTTCGGCTCGGCGATTAAGCTCGGCGACTCTGTCGCGCAGCTTCCCGTAGTTTTCCTGTGGTACTGTGTACGTCTTTTTCATCATCGTCTCCTTTACTCGAATTTTCCGCTTGAACTACCCCCATTATAAGCGAAAAACCCGCTGTTGTCAAGCGGGTTTTCGTGTTGCTTTTATCACGACGATTGTCTTATCGCCCGGTTGAGGGAAGCTATCCTCTGCCGGAGGTGGTCGACGTTGTTATCAGCTTGCAGCCGATTCCGTTCGTAGTCGGGGTGTTCGCGGTCGAGGGAGGCGCGTTCGCGTTCGGCTTCAGTGAGCGCCGCCTTCAGGCTTGTGAGTTCTTTTATGTCTTCCATTACTACTCCTTCTCGATGCTTATGTTTTCTTGTCCAAATGCTGCTTTGAGTTCCCGTATGGCAGCGGTCGGGTTAATGGGTGCTTCCGGGAACTCGACCTCGTGTCCGTCAATCATTATGACAAAGCGGAAAGTGCCCGGGTGTGAACGCGCTATTTCGACGCCCCTCGTGAGCGTCGCCTTCCGGTCTGTTTTATTGGGCAGGACGACGGTTACTGTACCTGTTGTCATGGTGCTGTCACTCCCTATTGTAACATCGTATGCTTGAATAGACAAATTACCCCGATACTCGTCCATCTTCCCGTTAATGGTAAGTATCGCCCCTTCCCGAACGAGGCTTCTTTTCTTTTCCCAGACCTCTGGGAAAAGAGTCACTCGCGCCGTCCCCTCATCGTCCTCGAGCGTGATAAAAGCCATTTGTTGTTTCCGCTTTGTCATCACTTTCCGAACGCCCGTGACGAGGCCCACGACAACAACATGGTGAGGGGGGGCGGGAAGCGCGTTCAACTTGTGGCTGTGCCCCGTTACGCCCTCGAGCGGGTGCTCTGACAGGAACGTGCCTGCAAGCTCCTTCTCGTCCCGGAAGCGAGTAGTCGGGTCGACTGCTGCGTCCTTTAGCGCTAAAAGCGCGACTTCGCCTGTATCAAAAAGCGCAAGCTGGCCGGTGTCGCGCTCTTTAGCCGCACGCGAGCTTGCGGCTGTCAGTTCGTCGAGGGAGGCTAGAAGCGACTCCCTGAGCGAACCCAGGGAGTCGAGTGCCCCAACTCGTATGAGCGACTCGACCGTCCGTTTCCCTACGCCCCTGAGGTTGACGCGTCGGCCCAGGTCGTGAACGTCCTTGAACGGTCTTTCACGGAGGAGTCTGAGAAGCGCCTTCTCGCTCACGTTCTTGATAGCGCCCAGGCCAAACCGAATAGCTTCCCCTTCAAGAGTAAACTCAACATCAGAGGAGTTCACGTCGGGCGGAAGTATCGTGACGCCTGCGCGACGGGCGTCGACCACGAGCGCTGCGACCTTGTGCTGTCGGCTGCGTTCTGCCGACAGGGAGCCACAGTAGAACTCGAGCGGGTAATGTGCCTTCAGGTACGCCGTCGTGGTCGTGAGGCTCGCGTAGTTACTCGCGTGTGCCTTATTAAAGCCATAGCGGGCGAAAAACTCTATGTCGTCAAAGATGCGCGACGCTGTGTCAAACGGGACACCCCGTTCTACGGCTCCGTTGACGAACTTCTCGCGGTGCGCCTTGAGTTCCTTTTCCTTCTTCTTCCCGACCGCCTTCCGCATGAGGTCGGCCTCACCAGCCGAGTAGCCTGCAAAGTCGCGGGCTATCTGGATTATCTGTTCCTGATAAACGATGATTCCATACGTCTCCTCGAGTACCCCCTTGAGGGAGGGGTGAAGGTACTCGACCGGCTCGCGCCCGTGCATACGCGCGATGTACGTGTCGATGTATTCGAGAGGTCCTGGGCGGTACAGCGCGACAATAGCCACGATGTGCTCAAAGCGGGTCGGCTTGAGCGATGTGAGAACGGAGCGCATACCGGCACTCTCGACCTGAAACACGCCGACACTTTCGCCCCGGGCCAGTAACGCGAGCGCGTCCGGGTCTTCGAGCGGGATGTTCCCGAAAGACAGGTCTACGCCATGTCTCTCCTTTATCAGCCGACACGTGTTGTGTATGGCCGTCAGGCTCGACAGGCCCAAAAAGTCGACCTTGAGGAGGCCCAGGTCGTCTACGTCCCCCATGTCGTATTGCGTGAGCAGGCCGTCGCGGGTACGAGGGACGAGCGTGACAGGTATGTAGTCGGTAAGAGGTCCTGGTGCTACGACTATGCCAGCAGCGTGAACACCTGCGCTTCTGACCGTCCCCTCGAGGTCAAGGGCCATGTCGGCCATTTCCCTCAAATAGCTTTCCTTTTGAACGTGAGCAGCGAGGACGGGGTCTTCGAGCGCGTCCTCGAGCTTAGTCCCGGGCACAGCCGGAATCTGTTTTGCGACTGCGTCAACTTCCCCATACGGAATATCCATCACGCGCCCCACGTCACGTATAGCAGCCTTCGCGCCCATCGTGCCGAACGTGATAATCTGCGCGACGCGGTCTGACCCATATTTTTCGATGGTGTACTGTATCATCTCGTCGCGCCGGTCGTCTGGAACGTCGATGTCAAAGTCAGGCATGTTGACGCGGGCCGGGTTTAGGAATCGCTCGAACATCAGCCCGTGTTCGAGCGGGTCGAGGGTCGTTATTCCCATACAGTACGCGACGATTGAGCCTGCCCCCGACCCTCTCACGTTCCACATGATTCCGTTCTTGCGGGCGTACTCAATGAGGTCCCACACAATCAGGAAATACTCATCGAAGCCCATGTCGTGTATGATTTTTAGTTCGTATTCGAAGCGTTCAAGGACGGGTCCCGGATACACGGTCGACATGCCGGTGAAGCTCGCTCGTCCGTATTTTTTTGCAAGGCCCACCTCGCAGATTGAGCGAAGGTACGTCTCGGCGGTCCGGCCAGCCGGTACGGCGAAGTGAGGGAGGAGGTATCCTTCCCTGTCGAGGTCGACGTTGCACATCTCTGCGACTTCGAGCGTCGCCTCGAGGCTTTCCGGCTTGTGGTCTCGTTCCATTTCCTCGAAGGACTTGAGCCACAAGTCACCTATCAGGCGCATCCGTTTCGTGTCTGATAACACGCTCCCTGTCTGGAGGCACAGGAGCGCGTCGTGTGTCTCCCGGTCTGACCGGCGGATGTAGTGAACGTCGTTCGTTGCGAGAGTCCGAATGTTGTTCCGCTCTGCAAGCTCGTACAGGGAGCGGTTAAGGATTGTGAGTTCCGATATGTTGAGTTCCATTATCTCGATAAAAAAGCGCTCGCGCCCAAACACCTGTACGTACCAGTCGAGGCGTTCGGCGGCCTGCTCGTGTGCCCCCTCCCTGACGAGGCGCGGTATTTCACCGGCCATGCAGGCGGTCGAACATATCAGGCCGTCCGAGTGTTCTGCGAGAAGCTCGCGGTCGATGCGCGGCTTGTAATAGAACCCTTCTGTCTGGCTGCGCGAGGCGAGAGTGAGAAGATTCTGGTATCCGGTCGGGTTCATAGCGAGAAGTAACAGGTGGTAGCGGAAGTCGTCGCGCCCCGCCTCTTTGTCAGTCATCCTGCGCCCCAGGGGGGTCAGGTACGCCTCGAGGCCGATAATGGGTTTGACGCCGACCTTCTTACAGGCGCAGTGAAATTTGTACGCGCTATACATCACGCCGTGCTCGCTAATAGCGAGGGCAGGCATGTTGAGGTCGGCGGCCCTTCTTGCAAGGTCGTCGAGATTACATAGGCCGTCCAACAGCGAGTATTCGCTGTGGACGTGAAGATGTACAAAGTTAGGCATGTGCTCTCCTTTCGTCTGAATTGTACCACACGAGGCGACGCCCGTCAAGCGAATCAAAAAGCCCCCCTCGTGGGGGGCTTTGTTTTCGACTTAGCGGTCGAACCGCTCGTCGTACCATCTGTCGGCGAGTTCGTCAAGCTCGTCCTGGCGGGTGCGGACGTCGTCCTCGTAGTAGTCCGGGTTGTCGCAGCCGAACTCCTCTTCGTTCGTGTGGCAGACGGCGTAGAAAAACTCGTAGGCGACCTCGTTAGCTTCGTCACTCTCCGTAAGAAGGTCTTCTTCCCAGCGGGGAACCGCGTTCCAGAAGCCCGACTTGAGTTCCTCACACCATTCCGTGAGAGCTTCCGTGAGGCTCTTGTTGTCGAGGTTAGCGTTGTAAGCGGTGTCCTCGTAAGCCTCAGTGGCACAAACGAACTTGGCGAAGGCTTCAAGCGTCTCAGCCTCGTACTCGTGCTCTTTGTTGAATTTCTCTTTAAGTTCCTCGTAAGTCATTTCTGTCTCCTTTACTCGTTAGCTGTTTTTATCCTTAACTCTGATACTATTATAGCACAAAACAGTATACTTGTCAAGCAAATATACGTCAAATTATCACTACATGTTATCACAGTTTTATAACAAAAGTTATTACCGGTCGAAGTGCTCGTCGTACACGGTGTCACAGTGGCGGTGAAAACCCTCGACGTATTCGAGCACAAAGGCGAGCACTTCGGCGGCCTCAGGGGTACGTCTCAGAAGCTCGTCGCGTCCGTTGTTTAGCAACCACGACAAATGAGCGACGGCTGCGGCGAACGTTGGGACCCGGTGCTTCACGAGTAGGGTAGTGAAGAGTGGGTCATCGTGCGGGTTGACGACAACCGTCGCTCCATCCGATTCCTGTCGGAGCGCGATTTTATGTTCGAGTAGTTCTTTGAGTAAGGACGGGTGTTTCTCAACATCAGTTGCTAGGTAGTGGCGGTGCATTATCAGCCTCCTTTAGGGCGTGAAATTCCCGGAAGGTGTCGACGGCGCGGGCGAAGTCTGCCGGGTTGAGCACCTCGAGCGAGGTGCAGTTTTCCCGAACGAGAATCTTTCGTTCGTACAGGGCAGCGAACAGGCCCGGGAAGTCGTCGATTTTTCCGGTAAGTTGAACCTTCATTTACATCACCTCGACGACGATGATACACCTGCCTGACCTGGGTGTCAAGCAGACAAAAGAAAAGCGCCCCGAAGGGCGCTGTCGGTTACGGGATTCGGTATGGGTGTCGGCTCAGTTCGGGGAATATTCCCCGGGCCGTGTCCGGGCGAAGTTTCCGCCCGAAGTCTGCAACATCCGCCCACGCCTTGTCGGCGTTGTGGACGTATGCAGCCCACTTTTCGCCGTATGAGTCGGTGACGGCTACGACTTTACGGTCGTATCGCTGATTAGCCACGAGGTGCTCGACCTCAGGCGGGTTTTGGTGGTTAATCCAAGTGACACGCGGTCCGAAGCACTCTTCGTCAAGCTCGTCGAGAAAAATCGTATGGTCACGCCCGATGAACTCGACCCGCTGGCGACCGGCGTTCTCGCCAGCCTCGAGGGGCCTGTTTACGAGTACAACTTCCGGGCCTCTCAGCCCGTCAAACCAGAAGTATCCTTGCTTGTTCATATCTCTCTCCTTAGCGCTAAAGAAAATAAAGCCCCCCATTTATCGGTTATGCCTTCACCGGCTCGTATTCGGGGAGTCGGGTTTTGAGGATGTTCGACTTGTGTTCTTCCCCGACCCACTTGACCGTTACGGTCAGGTCGTTAATTCTGACTATCTCGAACTGGAGGGTCGAGCCTTTTTTCCTGATAATCAGACCTATAATCGGCTTGAACATTTTCGGCCTCCTTAGCCTCTCAATACCGCCGCCCACGTGGCGACGCCGCCCCAACTCTGCGCCGGGAAGCGCTCAATCACGCGGTCGACCAACTCGTCAAGTTCCTTCACCATCGCTTGTCGTTCCGGGCCGTAAGGGAGCGGGAGGTCCCACTCAGCGCACACCGGCATACAGGTTAGCTGGCCGGTCCAGCCCAGGTAAAATCCGACCATCCGCCACACGTAGGCTGCTTTCCCGGTGACGGGGTTGTTCTTGTCGACTTTCGGCTTCGAGCGGCGAAGCATATCCTTCCCGCCGCCGCGCGTGCTCAGGGTCAGGGTGAGAATTTCGCGCTCCTCAGAGGTGAGGTCGGGTACAGTTTCGAAGACCTCGGCGTGTGTCATTCCCCGGGTCTCGACCGTGAGGCGCATGTTCGCCTTCTGCCCTTCTGTCATTTCCGACTCGTCAATCGCACGAAGAAGTTTCTCTTTTTCCGCCTGTGTAAGTTTCGCCTGTTTCATACGTCTCTCCTTTACTCTTATTAGCCTGTCTCATTCAGAGGGCGGGGGCTAATCCGCCGCTGACGGGCTTTCGCCCGTTTCGACTAAAAGAGCCGGTCGAACTGACCGGCTCAGATTTATGCGAATGAGGGAGCGGGGACAACTCTCACGCTCTCAACGAAGCGGGCGGGGATTACAACGAACAAGCCGCGAACCCTGAAGGCGACCCCGCCGCGAGCGCGAATTGCGGCGACCCGGGCGTTCGTGTCGCGGTCGGTCGTGCTCATCATGTCGGTTCCGGCAATGAACTCGACGCCTTCGGCAACCTTCACGGTGTCGAACTTCGTTTTGTTGTCGAAAACGATGTCGTCCGACACGTTGACCTTCGCGTGCTTCTTGACTTTAACCACTATGATGTCCTTCATCTTCGTCTCCTTTATTCTGTGAATGTTTTAATCCTTAACTCTGATACTATTATACACCTGCGGCATACCACTTGTCAAGCAGGAACACATCACAAACACATAACAGTTTATGACGCAGTATGACAAAAAAAGACCCCCTTTCGGGGGTTATGCGAGGGTCAGTACCCTCGTCATATGGGCCACGAGTAGGCCCGTGTGAGGGGCCATTCCGTGCCCCTCAAAGCCTTCCACGTGGAAGGCGAAAAACCCGGCTTCCTCGAACCCCTCGAGGTCTTCCTCCGTGTGGTGGCCCAGGGGGTCGACCCTGATGTCACTCACCTCGAAGGTGGTGTCCCTGAGGAGGGTCACGTGCTTCGGACTGCGCCCTGCCCCGTCCCTGAGTGTCACTCTGTTCCCGGTCTTTATCGTGAAGGTCTTCATATTCCTGCCTCTCCTTTACTCTGAGCTTAATTCGTCCTTACCGAACTGACTACATTATATACCTGCCCCTTCCCGTTGTCAAGGGCGAATTTTTCACAATAAGGAGAGAAAATAAAGCGAGGGTAGCTTTCGCTACCCTCGTCAGGCTCATCAAGCAAAAATGAGCGACACGAACTGATTATATCACGTTACGCCTCAGGCGTCAAGCTGCGACATGCATGGGCATGACGATGTGGGTGAAGCCGGGGTGTGAGGGGGCCACAAACACGACAGGTCCCTCCGTGCTTTCGATGTATGCCTCGAGGTATTCGGCGTCCTTTACGACGCCGAGGTAGTCGGCAAGGTATTTCACGTTTAGGGCTACGACGACGGGGTCGGCGTCGTCGTTTGCCCATTCAATCGGGGTGATGGTGGGGAGCCGCACCTCAACGTCTCCGACCGTCGTTGTCGATGTCGTGACCCGCACCTCGTCGCTGTCGGTGTCGAGCGACCACTTGATGATGTGGGCCGCCTGTCCTGCTACGTACTTCAGCGGTGTGAGAATCTCCCTGAGCCGGTCGGGGTCGAGTGTCACCTTTATCCGCCCGTCGAGGTCGGGCATTATCCGCTCAACGTCCGGGAAGTTCCCGTCGATAAGCTGCGATATGAGCATGGCGTTCTCATACTTCACGGTCAGGCGGTTACTTGCAACGAGGCCGGTTCTCGCAACGTCGGCGATACAGGTTGCTGTCGGGTCTTCCCCGTCGAGGATGTCCCCCATAAGCTGCCACATGTTATGAGGTATAATCAGTTCCCCGTCGACGCCCGAGTCGAACGGGATGTGGCTGAGGCGGTAACCGTCCGCTGAAGCTATCATGTCGGGGCGTAAGCACACGCCTGTGAGTACGGGTCTGGAGGCGTCCTGACTGACGGCGATGTCGACGGCCCGGTACATGTTCCTGAACTCGTTCACCTCGAGTTCGAACGTCACGGCGTTGTCCCCCTTCTCTTCCATCAGCGGAAATTCGGCGGGTTCGAGGCCCAGGAGCCTCGACCGGTACTTGTGCGCGAGGATTGTCATTTCGCGCTTCTTGTCGTCGGTCTCGAGCCGGATGGTGTCGGACGCCCCGATGGTTGCGACGAGGGCTGCGTAGGGAATGACAATCCCTCCCTCCTCCTCGACCTTCACGGGTATTCGCAGAACGATACCTATTTCGAGGTTTGTCGCGCAAACTTTCATCATGTCCCCGTCCACCTCGAGGAGTACACCCGACAGGACGGGCAGTGCCGACCTGCTCGGGATTGCTCGCTTGACGCTCTTGAGAGCATCGAGCAGCGATTGACTTGTCAACTCAACTTTCATAGAATCACTCTCCTTGTCTGAGTACAGTTTGTAATTGATGGAATTGTACCACAACTCGCCAAAAAGCTCAAAAATCCCCGAATAACAAAGACGACACGCGCTTTAGCGCTAAACAACTTTATGTCATCTTCAAACGTAATTTTTTGGCATTATAACTTTGTTATCTTAGGACAGACTAACTTAACAACCCTGTTACAAACAGCCTTAAATCATAACTTTTGTAACACAAAACCCTTGAAAGTTATCATTAACTCGTTACAAACAGGGGGTAAAAGTACGCAGATTGTCACAAAGTAATGGGTCTGTTATACGTTGAAAAATCGACCCCTTTTCAACAACTTGACAATAACAACCTTAAATATTACAGGCGTATAATATTCGTGTTTTTGTCTTGTTTATCACTTGCCATAACAACCTTAAAAATGCCCTAGTTTATGCCTGTTTTTGTCATTTTATATAATGTTTTATAATCGTTGTATAACAGGATATAATCGTTGTATAATATTGTAAAATTCGTGTCACAATCCTACCAGAGGCCACCAGAATAGCCGGAATCGATTCGCTATACAAGGGGTCACGTTTTGAGATTCCGGCTAAATTGCATTTTTCCGCGTGTCGTCTTTGTCACAAGTAATAGTTAAGTGTTCTACTTAACGTTAAGGGCTTTAACAAACTATTCTGTAAGGTGTAACTTGTAACTCGTAAGATGTAATTCGTAAGGTGTAACTTGTAACTCGTAACTTCATTACTTAAGCGGAGCACTTAACGTTGAGTCTTCTACTCAACGTTAAGTCTTCTACTTAACGTTGAGTAAACTACTCAACTATTGATATTGTCGGGCTAACACTAACCTTCGCGTCAGTCGTACACTATCTATGGTTGAGCCAGGCCCTTAACGTTAAGTAGAAGACTTAACTATAGTTTGCGTCGCACGTACACTATCTATGGTTGACGGCGGCGCACAACGTTGAGTGGGGCGCTCAACTATTTGCAGCAACCGATTCAAAACTAAGAGGCGCGGGCGGGTGATAATTCAGGCTATTAAACGACTAACATGGTAGAACGGAGGTGAAACGATGTACACAGAAATTCAGAAGGCGCAGGTGCTCAGTGACCTTGTCGACGACCTCAACGAGTGCAGAGTCCCGCGCCTGTGGGCGCTGCTCGCAACCGACCCGGGCCTCGTCGAGGCTGTGCTTCCAGAACTCATATTTGTGTTCTGGTTGACAGACCTGACGCTTCGGTGTAAAATAATCTTTAGCGCTAAGGAGGTGCTAGACAAATGTGGAGTCCTGAGAACATAGAAACAAGCCGATATGTAGTCGGGAAGCGCGGGCAGATTGAGCGGCCCGCGACAACCCTGCGCGACATCCCCCTTCCCCGTCGTCGGCTAGTTGAATTTAACACCGAATACCTGTATGTCAAGAGGTTGTTTTTCGAACCGCCGACCGACCACCTGTACAGCATATCGGTGTCGCTCCCCCTTCCCCTAGTGTTGAACATAATCGGGCGCTCGTATCCGTCCGGTACAAACCCGCTCGAGTGGGCAGTCTGTGTCGTGAAGCCTGCAACCGAGTCGACACCTGCTGACTCGATATGGGCCGGTACGAGGATGCTTTTCAAAACGGGCGCGTCGGAGGTGGTCGACCTCGTGTACCACGTGGGCGCGATGTGGGACCTCTTCAGGTACATTGACGTGTGTTACATACTCCCTAAGGGAACGTCGTGATTAAGGTCCTGGTTTTTCGGAGCGGGAAACAGCGCCCGCGAACACGAAAGTACAAAACGAAGGGAGGGGCCGCCCGCTACATCCTGAAGATGCTCGGGCAGGCAATTGACGCCGTCGACCGTGAGCGCCCTCATTACACCTCGTTCCCATACAACAGGATAACTGTACAGGACACAGACGCAGTCGCATGGAACAATCCATACGGTTACGTCGGCGGCCTGGAGCTGAGCGACGTTTTCATAGAGAACGGGTACACGGCGGCCCGGAAGCTGTCGATTGCACTCGAGGAGGTGCAGATACGACGCCGTTACCTGTGGTTTCAACGCAAGTCGCGCGACATCCTCTGGTAACAAAACCGGGACACCGAAAACTCTTGACAAGCCCTTGAAACGGGTGTACAATATCGACAACGTTTCAAGTATTAGAGTAAAGGAGCCTCATATGAATAAAGGAATTGAAGAGTTCAAGGAAATGGTCGAGTACGCGCTCGAGAACTGGTGGTTTCTCGCTGACGAAAGAGGGGCCGTGTCCGACACCTGCGAGACCGTCAAGCGCGGTCTCAAGTGGCTCGACGAGCACACCCCCTCGGCAGAGGCGATAGCGAGTCGCTTCGCCAACTGTGGCGAGTTCGAAGTGTGGAATCGCCTCGAGGAGTGGGCACTCGAAGAGGGGATGACCGACACGTACATCGTGACAATGTACTCGACCGGCAGTCTTTGTGACGCGACAAAGCGCCCCGAACGAGAAGTCAAGCACGAGGTCTCGTTCGACGAGCGCACGCAGTTGCTCGCCTTCGTGCTCGACGCGACGAGCTTCGACGAGGCGAGACAAAAGGCACGGGAAGCATACGACCGGGGCGCGAAAATCGTGTACCTGTCCGACCTCGACCACAACGTGCAAGAGCGTGTGCGGACACTCATGGTGCTTCCGTTCGGCAAAGACCCCGAGGCGGCTGACGAGGGCGTGTGGCGTGAGGGAGGCGTCTATCAGGCGTGCGAGAGCGTCGAGGCGGCGTGGCGCTGGCTCGAAGGCTATTTCCTGCCTGAGGCGAAGGATGGTCGGCTGATACGCGAGCACATTGCTGAGCACGGGTACGACAAGCCCGGTTCGGTTATCATATCGTGAAGGAGGAGAGTTTAATGACACCATACAGAACCGTTCTGAGTGACGGCACAGGTATCATATGTGTTGTCGAACCGGCTCGAGGGAACGTGCTCAATGTGTATTCCCAGGCCGAATACGACGAGCACCGGCTTCGCCAGCTTGTCGGTCAGTACGAGCACTTTAAGTTCACGGTGTTCGTCGGGCATCCGACCGACGCTGCGACCCTGAAGGACATGGCTAAAAAGGCAGACGTGCGCGTTGACGTGTCGCTCGAGAGGTTTGTGAGCCGTCACGTGTGGTTCGACGGCGACCGGAAGGTGACGTTCGACACGATGCGTGCTCGTGAAGCGTCGGCGTGGCTGATTGAGCGGCTTCTCGAGGCGGTGTGCCCCCACTTCGAGGGTATCTCCGACCTCGAAGGGACAGGGGCCGACATCGCCGGATACCTGAGGCGCGAGACGGTCGGCAGTTCCCTGTCGGAGCTGCTCGGAGAGGGCGCGTTCATAAACAGGGAGGTTCACGAGCAAGCCGGTTATGGGTGGACCAGGACTACCGTCACGGTGAACCCTTCGGTCGGAGACATATTTTTCAGATTTGCGCTTGACGGCGATTGGTTTTACCGCGAGGTTGACGCGACTGCCGACCCGGACGGCTACCTTCTCTTCGACGTGATTTATGGCATACTGACCGGGAAATGGGACGTGACCGTCGTTGACTGGCACTTCGAGGAGGAGTTGTTATGAGGATGACAGTTACGACCAAAAGAGACGTTCCCGTTCATGTCGTGAGGCTGCGTGTCGACGCTGGCGAGGTGGTGACGCTCAAAGACCTCGAGGAGCGAGACGCTCGCCTGTCGCTCGAAGGACGGGCGTACAAAGAAGGCACGTTCGAAATGGGCGAAGGGGTGTACAGGCTCGTGTATGAAGACTACGAAGACAACCCGGGTTCGTATCAGAGGCGGAACGTGTCTCAACAAATGTGTAAGGTGTTTATATGCTTGTTCCGGGACTCCTCCCTCAACGCTGAGTTCGTCCCGACCCGGAAGGTTCCGCCCGGCCTCGACCCCGACAACTTCATTGAACACAAACTCCCTTGCGGGAATAAAATCGTGTACGTATTCGCAGCGAGTAAGGGTGACGCGTTCGCTCGTGTTAAAGAGGAATATGACGCCGGTCGGCTGAATCTGGAGGACATCAAATGACTGAGGTGACACCCAGGACAGACGGTTCGTGTCACGTACTCGAGGTACGCGTGCGCGTGAAAGAAGGCGCGAAGGTTACGCTCAAAGACCTCGAGAAGATTGACGACCGTCTGTGGCTCAAGAGGAACGGTGTCAAGCGCGTCGTGTACTGTGCCGACGAGTTTGGGCCGGGCCTGTGGCTAATCCGGTACGCGTACAATGCTGCGTCGGCCCCCTCGAGGCAGTTCACCATCACGGCTAATTCGTGTCGGGTGTTCGTACTCGAACGGCAGGGGAAATATTTCGGGACGGCCTGCGAGACTGAGCAAGACCTCGATGAAGAGGTCACAGACACACACGTCATAGTCCATGTCCCCTCTGGCGGGCAGGCCCGCGCCCGCGCCGAACAACTCGTGAGGGGGTACTGATGCTCGAAGGTGCGATAATTCTCGCTATGAATGCCCATATGAATCAAAAGGACAAAGGGGGCAAGCCCTACATCCTTCACCCCCTTCGCGTTATGCTCAGCCTGAAAAACCCGACCGAAACCGAACAGATTGTAGCCGTCCTTCACGACATATTCGAGGACTCCGACTTCACGGGGGAAGACGTCGAACTGTTATTTCTCCCTGAAGTGTACGAGGCAGTCATGGCCCTCACGAGGCGTGAGGGCGAAATTTACCGCGACTACATCCTGCGCGTGAAGGAGAATCCCATCGCCCGAAAAGTTAAAATAGCAGACCTCAGAGACAACCTGGACCCGGTCCGCTCCGACAACATTCCCGATAGCCTTCGGAGGAGGTACAGGTCTGCCCTTCGGGTGCTCGAGTTTTAGCGCTAAGGCCCGGTCAGCAGGGCCTTTTTGATTCAAAACTGATATGCTCAAAAGCCTGTTTCTTACTTGACAAGTGGGGTGTGCAGTGGTATAATTCTTTATAGAGTTAAAAACCCACAGAGTAAAGGAGAGAACGATGGAAGCAGGAGCGATAGTTACAGTCAAGAAGGGTTTAGACAACAATGAGGGGCAGGAACAATTTGAAGGTCAGACGGGTCTCGTTACGCGCGTTTCGCCGCCGATGTTCGAAGGGGACGAAACGACCGTCGTTGTCACGTTCACATTCCACAAAGAGCTTTGCCCGAACGCCGGTACCGGCTTTTTCGCAGCCGCCGAACTGGAGACGGTCTGATGTACAAGAGGATACGCGACACGAAAGTGACCGTAACGCCCGACAGGGAGTTCTACCACACGCCCGCCTTCGGGCGCGGGACGGCTGAGAGCTTTATGGAATCGATTGACCCGGAAGGCGCTGCTCACATCCGACGTGAAGTACAGCGAGGCGAAATGCCTCACGACATCGTTCACCGGATGGTCGAGAATTTCCCGAATAAGAAAAACAACATCGTGTACTGTCAGAACGCCGAACGATATGCGTTCGACCTGATACAGCGCGGTTGGGGTTACGTCGAGGTTCTAAACGGGGTTGAGGAGAGGCTGACCGACACCATCGAGGCTGCGGTCGAGGCAGGGGAAAGCCCGCACGACATAGCGAACGCTGTCGTGCTGCGACACCCGCTTCCGGGCCTTCACCGAATGGTCAGGATATATGCTGAGGGTGTGAAATGAAATCGAACTGCGGTTGTGTCCCAGGCTCGTATCACTGTGAGGAGGCCGACCGCCTGTGGTCGGCTGTGAATACAGCGTACTACACGCACGATGCCGAGGCACAGGCGGAAGCACGTGAACAATACCTGCTTCACGTGCTCACTGCCCGCCTCGAAGCCGACGACCCGGTCGGCCTGTACGTGTGTGGGGACGAAGACACGCTGAGGGTGTACCCTTACGGTCTCGAGCCGAAGGGGCTTCGCTCGCACAACGTCTTTTGTGTGAGACCGTCGGAGGTGGTGACGCGCCTTGCGGGTGAGTACGAGCACCGCGACCTCCAGCTTCACCGCTCGCTCGACTCCCTGACGGTTGCGTTCGTGGCGGAAGGTTTTCGGGTGAAGCTGATATGAAAAAGGCGACCTGCGGTTGTGTGCCCGGTTATAGCTACTGCGAGACGTATTATCGCCTGAGGCGCGAGCTTGACGATGACGCCTCTGTTCTTGAACAGATTCACGTACACTGTTACGAGGCCCGCGTCGACCTCGACGCGCCGGTGATGTGGGCGGCCTTCGAAATGGAGTACGACAACGGGCGCGAGATAGTCGACTACATCGAGGTGGCTCCCTGGGGCCTCGAGAGGGCGAAGGGAAAAGGTTTCATGTTTGAGGCCCGCCCGTCGGAGTTGGTCGAGGAACTGTCGACCCGCTTTTACGGTGTTTTCGAGATTAAAATTCATTCGTGTATGAAGCACCTGTCGCCTGAGTTGGGGCGATATGGCTATGAAATCGAGGTGATAGGATGATACAGATTAAGGAACAGCTTCGGAAGGAAATCGGAACGGACGTCGGCACATGGGCGATGGTAGTCGAGAAGTTCCGGCTGGCGGTCGAGGACGTGAAGGTGCTCGCCAAGAAGTACGAGGCCCACGAGGCGCTCGTACTGACCGAGGACGAGGTGCTCGAGGCGGTGCTCGCATGAGTTGTGGCTGTATACCTGACGAAAAGATTCTATGTGAAGAGGCGAAGGCGCTCGTGGCTGCTGCTAAGAGTGAGTGGAAGCTCGCCATGAGCAACCTCGAAGACCCCGACTTTGTTGAGTATGACTACAGGATGGGCCTCGTGTACCTTCACAGGCTCAATGCTCAGTGGTCGACTAACAGTCTGATGAATTTTCGCTTCCACCTACGGAACGACAACGGCCTGCTGATACTTCCCGACCCGGTCCCCGGTTTCACAGTCGGCTGCGAGCGCGAACCGCTGCGCCCGTCCGACCTCGTGAAGTACGTACTGAAGAATTATCCGGGCGTGGACACGGTACACATTGACGCCCCGCCCTCAATCGTTGACCAATTTATTAAACAGAACATTCAAGTAAAGGAGTTCTAACATGCCGCACGGGATATGGAACATTTGGACAGACTACGACCAGGACAACAAGGAGTCGTTCGTGGCTATCGCCCGCGACGACGGGCGTCAGTTCGGCTTAGGGAAGCCCCGTTACAAAGAGGAGGGGAGCATCACGACGGTGCTCGCGTTCGTCGAGAAGGTTATCGAACCGCGCTTTGACATCGACGTGGTGTGGGTTTTCGACCCGAACCTGTTCTCGACCGTCGAGGAGTGGGGCTTCGAGTGCTCGTACAGGGAGGTCGAACGTGCATAAGCTCAAGGTGTACAAGGCTGGTCAACCGTTGACGGCAACCGGAATCTGTTTGACCGTCATACACGAAGACGACCCTGACCCGCTCGCGGGCTGCGAGTGTAAAGAGTACGAGGTCGAACACATCTTCGAGGTTGTCGACCTGATACTGGAGGAGTCAAAATTCAAAAACGTGACGACGTTCGAGGTGTCCCCTTCGGTCGGAGGTGCTCAGTTTTCGAGCCGGAACTTCAACGTTCAACTAATCGACGCTGCGACAAACGAGATGATTGTCGAGTATCTCGAGGGGAAGATACGAGACGACCTCGTCCCCCTCGAGGTCAACTTCCCGTCCCCGAACGTGATACGCGTCCGACATGCCGGTCAGTCATTTTTCCTGCGCCGGTCAGGGTACGACCGCTCGACACTCCCTCAGCTTCGCGTCGTGGTGACTGCGAGCGGGCACGGAATCTCTGTGTGTCTTCACAATGCAGCCGAGCTTTTGACGATGCTGTTCCTGACGGCGGAAGGTGCTTGACAAGCCCGGGTATCGATAGTACAATAAACGAGAGGTGATGTATGGACTACACCGAAACACGACTGGTGCTCAATAAGGTAACGACACAGGTAATTGACCTGATAAAATTTGCTCTGACGTTTTCGGAGCGGAAGGAGTCGCAATGAAGGAAATAGCGGACAGGATGATTCAAGAATTACGGTTGAAGGGGGTGAAGGGGAACATAACCTCCCGCGTCACCCCCTATTCACTGTTCCTCGAGGTGAACGGTCTCGTGTTCAAGATTGAGGCCGTTCGCAAATATGGGATTGACATGGGGGATGTAAGGCTAGGGAAAGTACAGACCGGGCCTAAACAGATGGTCGAGGTTATCATCGTCGCGCTCGAAGCGGCTGCCCAGGCCGTCAAGCCGCTCGTCTCTCGTGAGACGGCGGGCCTACGGCTCAACGACTACCGCGCTGGCGTCGTTGAACACTACGAGTGCTGTTACTGCCCGCAGTTTTCGCTTGATAGAATCGGGCGCTCTGAGTTCCCGGTCCCTGACAAGCCTCACTCGCCTGACTGTGCTATCGAGTGGGGCAGGCGCATCCTCGGGGCGGTGCCGCATGTCGAATGACTATGACATCATAAACGCCCGCGTAGTTGTAAATAACCTGCGTCGGGCGGGGGTCGAAGGGAAAATCAGCTTCGTGAAAATCACGAAGCGACACGTCGACATGACCGTCGTCGGGCTGAAGTTTTCGCTGATGTTTGAGACCATCAGTCGCGTGAAGGTGTGGGTTGGGGAACAACGAGTGTCGACAACTATCGGAGAGGCTCACAACGTGATACTCGTTGCGCTCGCGGGTGCTCGACAACTGGCGGCGATGGTGCTCGAGGACAAGTCGGCTGGTACGTACATGTGCGAGTTCGAGTCGGGCGTGGTCGAGCGTTACCGGTGCGCCTTCTGCGGGGAATACCACAAGGATTACATCAAGAAGGGGTTTCACGCCGAAGACGACCGACCTCACTCAGACGACTGCCCTATTGCACGCGCGACCGTCATAAAGGAGGCGCTTCGTGGGCGGGTATGAAAACGTAAACCAGGTCGGGGCCGGTATGCCCCTGGGCCTGTTCCTGTCGCTCATTGTTCTTTTCGTGGGCGGCATACTGACGGAATTGACCGCAAAGCTAGATTAAGGAGGAGGTATGAACAAATTATATGAAGTAGACAGAAAAACCGTCGACGTTTCAGAGACGGTGAAGGTCAAGTTCACCGTGTTCGAAGACACGAACACGTTCGGAGAGCACGTGATTGAGTATTTTCTGTACGACACTGCCGAAGGCGACGGTCTTCGTGTCAACCCGTTCCTGGGACCGGACGACGTCGTCGTGGTGCTCGAGGCTATCAAGGAGTATGCAAACCACAACGGTCTCACACGCGTGAGTATGCCGAAGGGCGGGCGCGTCCGTTACTCGCGCCCGAACGTGACGCGTGCTCAGATGGAGACGCTCAACGAGCAGCACGACCTTTTACTGCTCGAGTGCCTCGAGGATGGTGGTGCGCTCGCCTTGCGGACGCAACATTTCGAAGACATTGTGGTTATAGACACGAGCGGTGCGTTCTTGACTGTGCCCGACTACTACGAGGTGTCGTGATGGAAGAGTACACGAATATCATTGTGTCACACGACACCGGCGTGAGCGCCGTAACAGTAACACTCAACGTCCGTGACGAGCTTGTGCTCGAGATAACGCCTTACGACGGTTCGGAGGAGGTACAGGCCGACATCGACCACAAGCTCAAAGAGTGGTGTGACGCGCGTTATCTGACGCGCATCGAGGGAATATCACCGCTTATCACGTACAAGCCGGACGTTGAGCGCATAGTCAAGCGGTTAAGGGGCATATTCCCGAACGGACGCATATACCTGGGTGTCGGGCGAAGTTGGATGATATGTCGGGGCGGCATGGGTGTCGGTCCGTTGCGAGCGTACCTGTCGGGTAAGAGCTACAAGAACGTTGGCGACCCGGTCGAAAAGGCCGACCCCATTTTCCTGATGGAAGAGGTCTTCAAGCTCGACCAGCTCGCGTCAACACTTGCGGGCGTGCTGTACGAGTGCGAGAAGCTCGACGGTGTCGAGGGGAACGTACTCGACGCTGCGACGGCTGTGGTGTATGCTCAGGGAATGAGAATCACGCTTGAGGTCGACCCGTCTCAAATAGGGCGCTACTTTGAGCCGGATGAGGTTTTCGTCAACGTGACATACGACGGCGTGACGGTAAGTGTGCCGGTGCTTCAAGCAGAACGTATCGTCGCCTTAGCGCTAAAGGTGAGGGAGGAGGCATGGGAATGATGCAGACGTGGATGGAGGTTCCGCTTTACGAAAGAGGGGGGGTGTGCATAGGGAAATTCCCGAAGGCTCACCTCTGCACTCGCTGTGTTCACGCGAACATCGTCAAGAAGGGACCGCACGAGATTCAAACCTGCGACCGCGACCCGTCAATGAACTACGACGCGATAACCTGTGCTGTGTCGCCTTTGAGCACGCGCGTCGTGGCGACCTGTAAGTCGTTCCTCAGCCGTCACCTCGTTGACCTGTTCCCCGACTTTGACGATGGAGACCTGAAGACTGAGCAATTACTCGCGTTCCTACGCTCGCAAGGAGTCGAGTGTATACCGCTCGGGTTCGGCGTGCTCGCGTACAGGAACGGGCGGTACTTTATGCTCACCTATGAGGCGGGCGAATACGGCGAAATCGAGGTATGGAAAGTGAATACCGACGACGTCGTGACGCTCATTGTCGGAGGCGAGACGGTCGAGACGATAGCCTTCTGGACGTATCAGGCTATCTGCGAGGAGCCGGTTGACTTTGACCTGAAGCTCGAGGGGGTGCGGGTATGAGTGAGCGTGTGAAGGTTGTTAGTCTCCTCCCTCACAACGTGACGTTCATTTCGCGGGCAAAACGAACCCGCGTGATTCCGCCTTCAGGGCGCGTCGCTGTTGTCAGTTATGAGGCCGACTGGTACACGATGAAAACGTCAGTTGGGGACTTCCCGGTGCGCTTTAACACTCGGGCCATATTGACGGTGTATGAAGCCGACGAGACGGCGTATCCGTTTCCCCCGGAAACGGAGGGGACGGTGTACCTCGTGTCGACTGCCGTCGCGCGACACCTGTTACACAGGCGTGACGTGATATGCCCGAATACGCGCGTCAACGGCGTATTCAGCGGCGGCGGGAAGCTAATCGGTGTGAGTGCCTTTACAAACTTTGCAACGGAGGTAGACTGATGGACGACATTCAATATCTATTCAAGAAACTCGGCGAACTCGCGCCCCGGGACGGATACACGACAAAAGGTCCTGGTGGCTCGACCCTCTCGTGTATCGGCGGGAAGACGTTTTTTGTATCATACGATGACGTCGAGTTCGACCCCGACACGTATGAGGCCATTCGGACACCGGCCCTTGACGATACCCTGCGCGACGCAGTTAAGGAGATGGAGAGGGCTGCGCCTCAGACAAGGCGCGTCGCTGAAATCCTCAACATGGCGGCCATTTCACGGACCGTCGTGGTGTCGGCGGTCGACATTCGAATACGCATGAGGCTATTCGAGGGGTACACGGACATATTCGTTCGCGTGCGCCCAAACCAGTCAAAGTCGGCTGAAAATCTCGAGGTGTGGGTGTCTCACGACGAATACTCGTTCAAGTGTGAGGTGAACGAGCTTATCCGTCATCTTCGGTTCGTGAAGTCGATATGGAAGGCGGCAGGAAAATGTCTGACAGAGTAGAACTCAAAGACTTGCCGGAGGGGTGGACCGGTGTCAGGGGCGAACAGCTTTTGTGTTCGATACAACAGGGGGTGTACTGTCTCCGACTGCCCCCCGGGTCGGACGTGGAAGACCCGACCCAGGCGCTCGAGCACATAACCCCTGACATGGACATGAGGGGGTACACTCGCACGAAATACCACATACGCTTCGCCTGCGACGGTTCGAAGGCAGTCGAGGTGTGGGTGTGGGGGGAGAGGCGAGAAATCTCGTTTGAACAAATGAGGGCGATAAACAGCGACCCCACGATGTGCCTACGCGACGTGATTGTCGAAGCGGACGGGAAGCGGGTGTGCATTGCGCTCACCTCGTTCGAGCCACGCGGGAACGTCCGCTTCATTCCTGAGAACGGGCGCGTGTTCACGGTGAACGCGTGGTATCACACGTAACAGAACTGTGAACACGGCCTCGACACCCCCTGACACCCCTGTACTGTATAATAGGGGTAGGATTAAATGAGGTATCACGATGAAAGGAAAACAGGAAATGGCAGACAAAGCAACGTTACAGGCACAGGCCGAAGCGCTCCGAAGCGAAATACAGGGCCTTCTCGACAGTCGGCCTGAGGGAGGAGACCCGACCGTGATTTACCCCCGTATGGAACACTACGACCCGGACGGGTACGAGCGCCTACAGGCGGCCCGCACCGAACTGTGCAAGGTCCAGGATGCCCTTGGGGAGATTTACCTCGACGAGGAAATCGCAGCCGCCGAAGCTGAGGTCGGCTGATGCGAAAAGCCCCGCTCACACGAGCGGGGCCTTCTTTTATTCGGCGGGGCAGTCGACCCCTGGGACGATGCGTCTCGAGCCTTCGGGCGGCTCCCTGCGCAACTCGCCTTCATAGTCGCCTGTGCGGTACTCATAACCGGGAGTCCCGACCCGCACGAAGTCGCCTTCGGGACTCCGATGCGCCTCACCACCTGCGCGGGCCACATCTTCTGCCTGCGCCTGACTCACCTGTATAAGGCTCATGAGCGGGACGCCTCCTTCTCTTCGGCTATCTGCTCGAGCGTCTCGACGGCCTCCTCTGCTGAGTCACCCAGGGGAATGGCCTCGCTCGACCCGAAGTCTTCGAAGTGGTAGCCTGCTGAGCCGGTCCTGGCGTTGTAGCCCTTGTACACCTGGGCTGCTGAGGCCCGCCCGACCCCGAACGTCTCTTCTGCTGCATCCTTCACCTGCTGTATCGCTGTTTTTGCCATTTCTAACATCCTCCTTAGCGCTAAAGATTTTTGATAGTATGCTCACATTATACCACACGTACACCCCCACATAGAGGGGGGAGTCGCCCACTTATAACGGAAGCTACACCAAAACTTACTTGACAACATGTTGGGGCAGGTGTATAATACCTTTAGTTCATTAACAAAAACTAAAATCATTTGTCAGTGCCCCCGCGAGAGTAGTCGAGGAGGTCGGGGCACAAATCCCCCTCTTGAATGAGGCGCGTGAAGTATTAGGGCCTGACGGGGCAGAACCGACCGGGAAGGAGCTTCCCGGGGCCAGCGAGAGTAGCGCGAGCGTTCGGGGCACGAATCCCCCTCAGTAACGAGGTCGACGAAGCCGGGGCACTGACAAGCGATTTTAGGGAAGAGTAAAGGATAACCCATTATGAGTATAAATATCATGTTGGGTTTCCGAAACGAGAGCGGCGGGTGCTCGTTCATACCGGACGCGCCCGACGTTAATCTCAGCAACACTAACGGTGAGATTTTCATTCGAATGGGAAAGAAGGAACCCCTGACGGGTGACACCGTTTCCGGCGAATTTCCTATCGCCGACCTCGAGAGGTTTGTGGCTGACATACACGTCGCAATCTTCAACAAGGTCCAGGATGGGACTTTCACCGCCCACGAGACGCTTTACTGGATGGGAAAGCTAAAAGACCTTGCGATAATGCTCGGCTTTAGCCTCAACTGTCCTGAAGCAACCCTCGTCTACTGGGGCTGAGAGTTTCGGAAACCGGCCCCCGACCATAGGCCGACCCCCCCGGGTCGAATAGTCGGGAAACACTGACCGGGCAGTGGGGAATGAGGCGAATTACCCGGAAATTCGCCGAAAACACTGTTATGACTTTGTGATACATTGTTATGCGTTTGTGATGAAAAAACCCTTGACAAGAATACAACCCAGGTGTATAATAAGGGTGTAAGGTTGAGGAACGCGGTAACATTAAAAACACAGAGGCAGGAGTTAGGCCCGAATAAGGGGGGGCGGAAACGAAAGAAGCGCTTGAAGTCTCTCACCAGCCCCGACAACTCTCCGACTAGGACACGCCGAAAGCCCGACTACTACCCGCCGACACCGAAGAGAGGAAAAACCTCTCAGAGGCGGGACACCGAAAAGACACCCACACGGGTAAGCGAGTAAGCGGAAAGATACAACCCGAAGGGCGGGGCCGGTGAAAGCCTTCAAGCGAAGATGACGCCTCAGACAGAGCCTTGACAATAGGCACACAGATAAGACCTTGATTGTCAAACAGGCGAGATAAAATCCCTCACTGAAAAGGTGAGAGGGAGCTGAGGGTCAACGGCGAAACCCGACGAGGTTCACCCGGCCTCGGAAATCAGGGGAACGCTGAGCTACCGGGTGAAGGGGGCGGGACTGAGGAACGGTAAAACGAGAAGGTCCCGCCTCCGACAGGGGTGCTCAAGCACCGGTCTAGGAATAAGGACTGAGGAGCGCCCCACAAACTGAGATAAAACCCGCTCGAGGGTGAAGGGAAACCTCACCGGCCCACACCCGAAGGGTTAAAAAAGAGGAGAGCCTGAGCCGGGCTTCGGCCCGGCCAGGAATGAAGCTAAAAACGCCGGTGACACCTTCGGGAACCCCCGACCGAAGGCGAGGCGAACAGGGTGAGTGGGCGATGGGTCAGGCCCGAAACTGACCCCGGCCTAATGAGGAACGGTCGGTCCGAGAAGCCGACCAGAGGAGCGAGGGCCTCTGACCTCGAGGGGAACGCGGGACATCCCCTTAAAACAAACCCCGCCGGGGACGCCGCTACAACGAGGCGTCGGGAACCCGCCACGAGCGGGAACACGAGCCGGTCCGACAATCCGGCTCAACCGAAGGACACCATCGGGGCCTTCCCCCCTCACCTCGTAAACTCTCCGACAAGGACCAGCCCCGAGTTAACAACCCCTCACACAAGATGCTGTGACGGGAAGGGAAGCGGGAAACCCACAAAAAACCCGCAGGGGCGAAAGCCCCGGAACACCCCCGGTCGGTGACAATCCGGGAGAATCAAAAAGTCACCCCCCTCCCTGACGGGGAAGAATAGTCCGGGCGGGGCCTGCCCCGAAGGCGGGCGGTGGGTTACGACCCTCACAGTCAGTCCGAAAAGCTGACCTTAACAGACTAGAACACCGATTGAGCCGACCGGATAATTGCCCCCCGGATGGAAGGCGAGGTGAGTGACAGGGCGGGCCTGAGTGAGGCTCCGAACCACAACCGACGGGAACGGGTCGATAAGGGTAAGGGTTTACAGACCTCAACTTCCACTCACTCAGACGACAAGAGGCGACCCACGAAACAAACAATCGGGCCGTCTGGCCGGTAAGGTCGGAGATAAACGGTGAAGGCACAATGACAGCGGGACGCTGACCCACTCAGAAGCGCAATTCCTGACACAAAGGGAAACGTGGCGAGCAATGGGAAGGCCGCCCAGCCGGAAGAACCGGGCAAGAAGAGCCGCTCCGACGCCCGAAGGGAGCTTGAACCGACCCCCCTCAAGAGGTCGGCGCGACAGAACCGATACAGCCCGTGAATGGTCGGGCCGGTGAAAGTGACACCGGACGCCGACAATAGTCGGGAAGAAGAGCCAGGAGGCGACCTAAGGTTCGGCGAGCTACATCGGTCGACATAGGGGATGGAGACCCCTACCTGTCTGTAAAACAGGCTGTGGATGCCACATTGAAGGTTCGAATCCTTCTCGACCGACCTTAGCCGGAACGCCGAAGATGACTAGGCAGGGACAGCGCATTTGGACAAGAAAACACACCCATCAGGAGACGTAAGGCGGACGATAGCCGAAAGTCAAGAGGCGACCCCGGAACGCCGACGAATGTGAGGACTGCCCCCCCCTCACACGAGGCACAGGGGCTACGGGGCCGGGGCCGGACAACCCCGGACGTGAGAGGCGACACGAACTCGCCTCAAGGGTAAATCCCCCCTCGAGAAGACGGGGGACGACGGGAAGCTACACTAACGCGTTAGTGTAGCTTCCCCCCACACACGAGGCGAGCTTGTCGTGCGGGCGTCAGGTCTGACCACCTGAGACAACCCGCAACGCGCGAAAGCGCGAAACAAGCACGGGCAGGCGGTCAGGTTTGTCCGGGGCGGTGAGGCGAGAGCAAGACCGCCTCGTGTGTGGGACCCATAGGTGTCAAGCGAAGCGGTCGACCAGCAGGTCCCCCGTTTCCATGACGATGGACAGCCCGGGTGTGGGGAAACCCATAGAGCGGACAGACTCCGGTCTAGGGCAGGCTTGACACCGCCTTAAACTCGATGTATAATCGAGTTACGTGAGCAGTGGAGTCCGGGACGACGCGCCGGACGATTGACGTTTAGCTGAGCCGTGACGACGGGGGCCTTACTCAGCCTGAGGTTGAAGCGGAAGCGTCAAGGCCCGCGAGCGACGGTTCGCGGTTGGGGGTTTGAATCCCCCCGCTGCTACTATGTCTGAATTGTGGGGCGGGAAGGGGGGCGTTGCAAGCCCCCTTCCCGAAGCCCCTGTGAGGTGGTCGGAGCGCACAAGCGTGAACATAGAATGTAAATGCGCCTCATTGCTGCCGACCACCAGCCCGCCCGCGCGGGTGTTCTGTCCGGGAACGCGGGATAACCCGGAACCTTTACTCTACTTAACTCTGGTATTCGGGATGGGAAACCGACAGGTCGGCCCCCCGGCGGGTTCGAGGCCCGCCCCCGAAACTGACCGATTACTTTTATCTTTGTTGAATCGAAGGAGGCCCGTGTGAACGGAAGGTGGTTATCTCGCCTCAGTTACGACGGCTGGTGGGTGCGCGAGAAGGTCGACAGACCCCGCCCGCCACGCATTGTAAGAGGCGCATGTCTACCGCCAATTATGCCTCGTGAGAGGCTTTGCGGCGATGGTGTTTTCGAAGGGAAGCAGCCGGTCGACTTGAACGGGAAAAGGGCCTACGCCCCGGGGTGCGCTGCTTCCCCGACCTGGTTAATGGGTCGGTTGGGAAGTCGACCAGTATATGAGTGTGACCGGCGCGAGGTGACAGGGCACATCTAACCGGCCCGTGCCCAGGCCCCCGGGCCTGCAAATTACTGAGAAGCACCGGCTCGACCTTTCGTCGGTCACACCTGTGTAAAACGACCGGGAAGACCCCTGGGAGTTTCCGACCCCTTGCGGGGATTGGGGTATTCCAACACCGGATGAGGTTTGTGGTGATGCGCCGATGAACAAGTTTCCGACCATAACACATGGGTAATTTAGACATCGAACCCGGGAAGTTTCCAACCCCTTGCAAGGGGTTGAGGGGTATTCTGACTTCATCACGGGGTACACTACTGCGGAGGGGACGAAGTTTCCGACTCCCGATACTACTAGCGAGGCCCGCGAGAGCGGGCCTCAACCTTAAGGAGAAGATATGCAATACCATAAGCTATTCAGAAAAAAGGCCCGCGAGCTACCGACGGGCTATCAGCACGACATGAGGACTGTACACAGGAATCGCGTCGTGTCGCAGGTGTCGCGCACAGGCGAACAGGTATCGCTCAAATATCGGAGCGGTCCGTCTGCCCGGGTCGACGGGGACGACGAGGTGTACGTATCGAGTAACGAGCACATACACTACGTGATGTTACGGGAAGTTCCTGCCCCAGGTTTGAGGGCGGTCGAGGTTGACCCGATTGTTTACGGAACCGACTTAATGATAATCAAAGACCGCCCTGAGTTCGAGGAGGGGATGGTCGGACACCTCGACGCGTTCGAGGGGACGTGGGTGTTCGTGCGGGCGATACGCTTCGGCGACTGGCCCGAAGGTGTCGAACTCACTGTCCGCAACTTCGACACAGGCGTCGAAGTGTTTGTCGGTGAACGGTCACACGCGTTTTTGTACGTGTGCGGGAAATTCGAGGTCGGCGAAGGCGAGTTCGACCTCGAACTCGGTACGTACCTGAGTAGAGACGAATTTCAAGAGGAATTACTAAAGGAGGCACATCGTGAGAGACATTGAGGTAGTGCGGGCTGATAGCCTGACGCCCGGAAGGCAAGCTCAGCGCGTCGTGTACGACAGCGAGTGGTACAGACACGTCGAGCTTGAAAACAAAGAGGTTATTCTCACCTCGTGGAGCAACCGAGTAGTCACGGTCCCAGGCGACACACCCGTCGTCGTGACCCCCCTCGACAGGATTTTCGAGGCCGTCGTTGACGACGGTTTTCTCAGCGTCAACAAGCACGTTTACGGGTACGACAAGGTGTTCACAAAAACCACCTGCCCGAAGGGTACGACAGGAACGCTCGCGCTCGAGAACGGCACGTGGTACTTCTTCCCGCACCTTGCAGTGCTGTTCAACGTTCACCCCGACCGGGTCGACGGCATAGAGGCAACCTGGGAAGAGAACGGGCGCGAGTGTACGTTTCGCATCGAGAACATGTGCTGTGAAGTTTATGCGAGACTCAAATACGTGAACTTCGGGCAGTACGAGGTGGTCGAGAGTAACGTCATTCGGTCTGGTACGAAGTTCACCTGGGAAGAGGTTTTGAAACAGTTCATATCAACACAAAGCCTCATGGTGAGGCAGTGATTAACGAAATAGTACACGGTGACGCATTGACGCTCCTCCCGCAGCTAAGCGAGGCGAGCGTCAACCTCACCATCCTGGACCTTCCGTTTAACGCTAAGAAGCAGTACGAGGGCGCGTTCGACGACGGCCTCCCTGACAACGAATATGTCGAGTGGTATTCGGAGGTGGTGAATGAGGTATACCGCGTGATGAGCGACGGGTACGTGTACGTGTTCTGTACGACCCCGCAGCTTTTCACGCTCCGACCCATATACGAGCGCGTCGGCTTCTCGTGGCTGATGATGCTGATATGGCACGGGCCGAATTACTCGAGCAACTCTAAACAGATTCGAGGTCAGTGGCGGACACTCTATGAGCCGATTATGATGTTTCAGAAGGGCCGAAGGCTCCCCATGCTCAACGAGAGGAGCGGGTACAACTCCGACGCCGTCCTTCGCTTCCCGCGCCCGCAGTCGAACTTTGTCGGACATCAGAAGCGCGAGCACGTCGCGCAGAAGCCGATGGGCCTGTACGAGACGCTAATCGCCCGCACGCCGGGCGATGTTGTGCTTGACCCGTCTGTCGGGTCGGGTACGTGCGCTATGGCTGCGAAACGACTGAGGCGCGACTTTTACGCGTTCGAGCTTGAGGCCGAATACGTCGCGCTCGCAAGGAGGCGGCTCGCCTCAGTCAGACCCCTCCCTGAGCTGCTCGTCCCCTCCCTCGAGCAGGGGGTGATGCTGTGAAGGTTCTAGACCTGTTCGCGGGCATCGGCGGTTTCAGCCTGGGCCTCGGTATGGAAACCGTAGCGCAGGTTGAAATCGAGCCGGACTGTCGAGAGGTACTCGCTCGACACTGGCCCAACGTAACGAGACTGGAGGATGTGAGAAATGTCGGAGGAGAGTTTTCAGTCGACCTTATTTCAGGTGGATTCCCCTGTCAGGGTTTTTCGCTGGCTGGAGGCCGTCGAGGAATGGACGACCCTCGAAGCGGACTGTGGTTCGAGTTTGCCCGAATTATTGAGGGCATTCGTCCTCGATGGGTTGTTATCGAAAATGTGCCCGGCCTTCTGTCGTCTCGAAGCGGACGGGACATGGGAATCGTTACCGGAACGCTGGCCCAACTCGGGTATGAGTGGGCCTACAGGGTGCTTGACGCTCAATACTTCGGAGTGCCCCAAAGACGCCGAAGAGTGTACATTGTTGGACATTATGGAAGAAGGGGAAGTGCCGTCCGAGTTCTATTTGACGACGTACAGGCGACGGTCGATACTGAGGCGGTCACGAGAGCGAAACACCCCCCTTCCGAACGCGCTGAGGGCCTCCCTAGAGCGTTCGTGATACAGTACAACGACGGCGGCAGTCACAAGAGGGCCGACCGCCCTAAAGGCGGGATGTACGTGTACGAGACGCCACACGCGCTCACTGTCGGGACGCCCGACACCCTCGTGCTCGTGACACCGGAGGGTCCCAGGTATTGTACTACCATCGAAGTCGAGCGGCTTATGGGATTCCCGGACGGCTGGACCGAAGGGCACTCGAAAACGAGGCGCTTCTTGATGCTTCGGAACGCAGTCGTCGTTCCTGTGATTGAGTGGCTCGGGCAACGCATCGTCAAGGAACATAATGAAACTGTTCCTTGACAAGCACTTGTCAAGGGTATATAATGGTATCTAATGGGCGGGGCTGTTTGTTAGAAGTGCTGACGCTTTTATGCCCACAGCCGTAACGGCAGTCCGGCTCAGAGTAAAGGAGACAAGATGGAAGGTATTCAACTCAAAGAACACGAAATAATTAAGCTCGAGCGTGGTGAATTGACCGCTTTTATTCGCCCTGTTTACGACCTCCCTGAGGATGGTACGCTCGACGGTGCTCACTTCACCGACATCTACACGCCGGACGGGCGATGGAAGGCGTATCGGGGCGGCGATGAGGTCGGGCGCTTCAACATGCCCTGCCCATTCGACGGGCACGTGTACGTACAGGAGACGTTCGCATACAATGGTGTTGAGCACTTGGCGGCGCGTCCGGCCTTGCTCGCGTGCGAGTATCCGCTGTTTACCAGGTACAAGGCGGCGGGTGACGAGCCTTACAGCGTATGCGGATGGACACGAGCGTTCGTGATGGAAGAGGCGCAGGCCCGCTTCATACTCACGACCGTGTCGGTGACGGTCAGGCGAATAGCAGACGTGCTTGACAGCGAAATCGAGGCGGCGGGATACGACGGGCGCGAAGCGTTCGAGGCGACCTGGGACGAGGAACACCCAAAACGTAAGGCGAGCACAAACCCGTTCGTGTGGGTTGTACGCTTTGAACTATTGCACAAAAAGGTTTTCAGAAGGGAGTGACACATGACAGATTGTGACGGCTGTTTTCAAAGGGAAAAACACATAAGGGAGTTTTATCTCGCGTTCGTGAAGAGCGACCCTCTACTGAGGCGCGAGCTTGTTCATCGGGTGCGCGACCTTAGCGCTAAGGCCGACGAGCGCGACAACGCCTGGACGCGCGAGGTGCGCGAGAAACTTCTTCGCGCGACCGGCTTGCCACAGGAAATGAAGAAGATGCTATTCGACGCCTACCCGGCTTCGGCGCTGTTCTTCGAGTTGAAGGTGATTCGGCGCGACCGCTCGACCGGGCGCTTCAACTGGAAATCCCTCGTCGGAGAACTTGACGGGCTGAGGGCCGAGGTCGAAGACCTTAAGTTCCTGGGCGATTGGCCCGGCTGCGTCGACCTCACGGTGTGGGTCGACGACGAGATTCTCGACGTGACCTTCACCACGAGTGAGGGTGCTGAGACAGAGAACAACGGTACGTATAAGCGGGAGGGGGACGGGTTTGTCGCTTCCCGTTGGGACGGTCTCGACTCGCCTGACAACTGGAGGCCCGGCGAAAAGCTCACTCTTGACGAGGTGAAGGAACAACTCCTCGAGACCGCCGACAGCATGGCAGTCGGCTACACGCGATGAACGAAGTTTTTATTGAGTAAGGAGATATAGCATGGAGTTAGCTCAAATAGTTGACGCGCTCGAAAAGCTCGCAGCCGACCTTCACGTGTCGGAAGGCGAGTACGAGGGCCTCGAACAAGAGGCGATACACGACGCAGCCTGTGACATATCGTCGGCAGCCTCGACCATACGCTCGCTGTTTATCTCGCAGCTCACGGTCGAACTGCCCGACGAGAAGATGTTCGGCGAACTGCCGGTCGAGGCGGTTTTCACGACCTACTCGAGGGTCGGCCCGCTCAAGAAAATAGACGCTGAGCAGGCGTTCGACCCCCTGTCCGGCGATAAAATCACCATCGACCCGGAACAGGGGTGCGAGCCGGTGACAACCGACTGCAAGGCCTGGGGCTTACGGGAAGACGGCCATTATGGCCCGTGCGAGAAGTGCGTCTCGTGCGTCGCTCGTGACCTGGGCATGTTCCGAAAGTGGGGGCGCGATGAATAGCCTCGTCAAGGACAGCCGGAATACAGAGTTTTACCTGACATTTATCAGGGCCGTCCCCTCGTTACTCGACGAGCTTGAGGCTCGCATACGTGACACGTCGAAGGACAGGTGCGTGCTCGACCACAAGTGGGCAAACAAGGTAACGGTCAGGGTAGGGGAACGGCTCGACCTGCCCGTCAAGTGCCGTCAGGCCATACTCAACGAGTTCACCCCTTACGCGCTATTCCTGAGTATTCAGACGTGGCGGGCACTTGACGCTGAGGGACAACTGGATTGGACCTATATACGGACGGGTGAATGGGAATGAAGTGGACGCAGCAGGACGGGCGCTCGAGGGGCGTCAAGCGAGTGTCACCTACGCTCACCATCGTCGCCTACGTGTATCCGCTCGAAGGCTCGACGCGATACGCATACGACATATACGAGTACAGAAACAGCGACCCGAAGCGCTACCGGGTGAAGTATGGGTCGGGAAGCACATATTCGGAAGCAGTAAAGGAGTGTGAGGAATGGTCTGGCGACAAATAGCTATCGATACGTGGAAGGCGCTGTGCGAGGGGTACACGGCCCTCGTGTACTATCAGGGGCGTTCGGCCTACTCGATGTTCCGCCTGAGCATACGCCTGGGCGGACTTGAGGTGTTTCACGACAACGTAGACACAGTCGCGTCCGGCAAGAGGTCGGCGGGGCGCTTCTTCAAGCGAGAAGGGATAATATGAAGCGGAAATGGGGAACACCACACCCAAACGACTATCGGGCGCGGGATGGAAACGAGGAGTACTGTATCTTTCAGCTTAGCGACTGCGTCGATTGGCAGGTTTTAGTCGACGGCGAAATGGAAGCGTCAGGCTATGCCGTCGACGTGGAAGCCGGGAAGGCGAAAATTAGCCTTCACCTCGAGCTACGCGACAAGGGAGACCTCAGCGAACACGTGATGTTGTACTTTGCAGGTGAGCATGGCACAATCAGCATACTTCACTCGATACACCCGCTCGACCGCCTTCACGAGGTGCTCGTGTCGTGGTTTGATGACTTCGGTTTCCGTGAGAGTATCGGTGAAGGTAGATACAACGTGTACGTGTTCCCGTATGGGTCGGGCACTGAAATCAAGGAACAAATACGCGAACTTGAAGCACTCCGAATTGCAAACGGAAACGAGATTCACGCCTTAGCGCTAAAGACCGTCAAGAGCACGTGGTTTGACCTGGGCGAATGGCTCTGTTTGATACACGCCGGGCGCGTGATAGCTATACGAGAGAAGGACGGGAAGTTCGAGTACGAGGTGCGTTGTGGCGACGGCGTACAGAGGGGCGTGTGTGACACGTTCATTCGTGTGAAGGCTGAGGCGGTGTCGGAGGCGACCCCCTTTTACAAGGGACGGGCAGTCGCAGCGTACACGTCTTCCCGCGTGTGGCGGCGCGGGACTCCCGGTTCGCACCTCTGTACCACCTGCGCGGGACGGTGCTCGACGCTAAGGCCCACAACGGACGAAAAGACTTTCGAGCGGGCATACTACTGCGACTACGACCTCGAGCCGGTCGACATACGACAGGACGGGGAATACCTCGAGGTGGTGTCGGCCTGCGTCGACTTTGTCGATAACCCTACCCTTCAAAAGTTCCGCAATGAGGGGTCTGAGTGGGGACTGGCCCGGGCGCTCGACTATATACGAGGTGACGTATGATATGGAAACAGGACGGCTCGTCACTCGTGTCGGGGGCCGGGGACGAGGTGTATCGCATACGTGATGGTGATAGTGAGGCGTTCTGGAGCGTCGTCTCGAATGGGGTAATTCAGAGGGAGGGTACGTCGGCGAACGTCGAGGAGGCGAAGGCAGCCGTCACTCGTTACCTTATTGAGCGGCAGCGAGAGGGGACGCGCGAGCACTACTTCATATTCTTTGTCGACGAGTTAGGGCACGCTGCGTATGTTGAAATGGTCGACGACCTCGACGCCCTACATGATGCGCTCATACAGTGGTATGACAGCTTCAACCTGCGTGAGCGCACGAAGAAGGGGGACGTGGCGCTGTACGTGTTCCCATACGGTGACACAGACGAGATACGCGAGCACATACGCGACCTCGAGGCGATGCGCCTTGCAAACAGGAACGCGTACCTGTACGAAGCGCTTCTGACAGTTACCGACGAATGGTGGGTGTACGAGGGCCTGCTGTGCCTGCTTCACCTCGAGTACGTGTGTGTGATATGGGCGGATGAGGGCGGTTATCAGTTCCGTGTGATACACGCCGGGAAAATCACTGAGCAGGGGGCGGCTGCGTCGCTCGCCGACGCGAAGGCCGTCGCAGTGCGAGAGGCGACCCCCTCCAGTTACATTCGGAGCTATCAGTGGTACAACGAAGGGTCACAACGGTTGCAGAGAGGGAAGGGGCTTCACCTGTGCGATAGCTGTATACACTGTAAGACGCGCTTCCGTCACCTCGACGAGTGGACGTTTGAGAGGGCCTATTATTGTGACCTCACGTTAGCCGACGTGACGGCTAAGGGTCGTCACAAGCGCGACGACGTGATTCGCTGCAACGCGTTCAAGGCGAACGCGTATCTGAAGACGGTGTGGAATAACCAACAAGCGGCGATATGCCACAAGTCGCTCGAGGCGGTGAAGCGCCTCCTCGGGGAGATTCGAAGTGAAGCGGATTGACGTGTATGTAGAGATGATAGTCAGGGCGTTCATTGACGGGACGCCCGACCTCAAAGACATATTTGAGGCGCGGGTGAAGGAGTCGCCCGACAGCCGCGAGACATTGATTGGAGACATCCGCTTTGCGAACCTCGTGGCCGATAGAATGGCCGAAGGGGTGTCAATGCCCCCGTTCGCAAAGCGGATGTTCAAGCAACTTCACAACGCCGCCGTCGTTGTCGAGGTTATGCACAAGGCCCGGCGGAAGTATCTTGACAAATCAAAAAACCCATGTTAGAATGAAGGAGAGGTAAACATGCTTAGTGTACAGGTGTTAGACAAACTTCCTGAGACGCTCACGGTGAATCGCACGTTATGGGGGAGAATACGAGAGGCAGTGCTTGAAAACGCCGCCGCGCTGAAGGACGGGAAGGTGCTCGAGTTCACGGTCGACGACAAGAAGGTGTGTACGTCGGGACAGTCGGCAATACAGCAGCTTAACGGGCGCGGGGTGCTTGTGGGGTACAGGCTCCGAACCCGCACGACCCCCATTGACGGGCGTGACGGGAAGTGGAAGCTGTACGTGTACGCAGAACAGAGGGGTTGACAGGTTTCGACTCAGCCGAGAGGTGTGAGGACCCCGGTTCGATTCCGGGCAACTCCATGAGGTGGTGCTATGAGACGTTTCAAAATGGTCAAGCTCAGAACGGGTGTGTGGGTGTCACAGGCGCAGGTTCACCCGACAATACATTGAGATACCCGTCTGCGCTGTTATGCTTTCGGCTTTACAATATGACGGCGAAGTGAGGGTTGACACCCTCGAAAGGACTTAGAATGATTACACTGAAAGATGGTACTGAGTTACCTCTGGCGACGGTTGCAGCAACTATGACGGCTATCGAGGCGCTTCCGGTGCTGATGCTGTATGGCCTGTACAAGCTGTGTCAGAATCCGGAAGGGAAGACTGGCGGAGGATGGGCGCGTCAATTCAAGGAGCGCTCGCTCATGTCGGAGGATGGGGTGATATACGACCACGTGAAGGCCGTCGTCCTGTCTGCGGTCGAGGTTGGGGACGAGTTCATAACCGTCGACTCGCCCGTAAGGGGTGACGAATGAACGGCATAATCGAACGCATCGAGAAGGACGACGAGCGGTGTCAACAGGCGACCCCCGGTCCCTGGGTTGTCGGAAGCAAGCACATTTGCGCCCCGTCTGTGGGTGAGAGCGTCCATTTCGTTAATGACGGTGAAGACTACTCCCTATGGTGTAGCGACGAAGAGTGTGTAGCAATGCACAAAAACAGTGAGTTCGTGGCATACGCACGCGGGGCGCTCGAGGCGAGCGTCTCCGACCGTCGCCTCCTTGTGAAGGCGGTCAAGATACTGATGAGCGAGTGCCGTCACCACGCGTGTGACGTGGGCGTCGAGGAGTGCCTGCTCGGTAATGTCGGCGTGTGCTCAATCGAGACCTGCCCGATACTGAGAAGGGGGGGCCTATTCAATGCCTGCGATTGAGTTCACGGTCGAAGAGGTACAGGCCCTTCGAACAGGCGAAAAGAACCGTTCGGCTTGGCTCGTGGAACCTCAGCCGTCCCTTCGGGGACCGTTCGAGTTTCGGCAGCAGCGGGACGGCTTATGGTACGCATACGACGACCTTGACAACACGTTCGAGTGGTATGGTGAACCGCTGAAAGACCCACTGCAAGGATTTACGGAGCTGTGGGTCAAGGAACCGTTCTGCCTGACGCGCGACGGTCCCCTGTACGAGGCCGACAGCAACGAATGGGAAGGGGTACGCTTCAGCCCGGCTGCGCTGATGGACAGGAAACACAGCCGGTACACGCTCGTGATACAGCGCGTGTACCCTCTCAGTCTTGCCGACCTCGACGAGGACGACCTCAGGCATTTCGGCTTCGGCCCGGAAATGGTCGACAGCGGTGCTCAAGACCCAGGCTCAGGCGCATGGATTGAAATTCCCGACTACTCAGTTCCATTTGCGAGGTGGTGGAACCGGAAATATCCCGACTACCCTTACCTCTCGTGGCCCTGGGTGTGGGTCATCGAGCACAGGCTCAAGGCCCCCTGATATAGCGTGTAATAACCATTTATGGTGTTACCGGTGATTGCTTGGGGCGGTTTACCCGGACCGCCCCCTTTTTTTACGGAGGAGACATGTCGCTTCAAACCCCATTCAACGAAGTGCTCGCTCAACAAATGAGGGCCTCATATGAGGCCAGCCTTCTCGAGCGAATACGCACCCTCGAGGGGGAAATCAAACTACTCACAATCGAGCGAGATGCTCTTAAAACGCGCCTTCTGGAAATGCGCGAGGTGCTTCAGGTGTTTAAGGGGGGTCGGAGGTGTGGATACTGTGGCGGCGAATACTCTCACAACGACGACTGCCCGGTGCTGGCGGGCTTGAGGCTGATGGAATGAGGACTGACGAAAGGCTCGAGCAGGCGCGAGAACTGATACTGCGAACGAGGCGCGAAGGCGAGTTCATACCGGACGACCGGATTGAAGAACTCATGGCGCTCGAGGACGCGTTCTTGATACTATGCCTCAATCAGGGGTTTGACCTTGCAGACCGCGAGGTGATTCGCTCGTTGACTCAGTCTCTTGCGACGGCATACCGGCTCGGGGTCGAAGACCGGGGTGACATCCCGTCTGCTTTCGACGAGGAGTTTGATGGCCGCTTATGATGTTGCTGATACCAGGGAACGCAGCGACGATAGCGGCTGAGGCGAGGCTCGACCGACGCTTCACCGGTTTTCTGCTTACCACGAAGAACACTCAAATAACAACCGGTTTGTTCGGGATGCGCTACGGTGTTGACAACGAGTGTTATTCCCTGGGACCGGCGTTCGACCAGGACCGCTTCTTGCGGGCGCTCGAGCGAATAGCTGAGACGCATGGTACAGAAGAGTGCGTCTTTGTAACTGCGCCCGACGTTGTCGGCGATGCTCAGGCAACGCTTGAGAGGGCTGAGGAGTGGCTCCCTCTTGTTCGTTCGCTCGGCTTCCCGGCGGCCCTTGCGGCACAGGACGGCCTCGAACGCGAGCGCATCCCCTGGGCAGAGTTTGACGCCATCTTCGTGGGCGGTACGACTGAATGGAAGCTCGGCGAAGCGTGCGCGACAATCATGGCCGACGCACGCTCGCGCGGGAAGTGGCTTCACGTCGGACGCGTCAACTCTGAAAAGAGGTGGGACGAACTCCTCGTGAAGCCTGACAGCGTCGACGGCACAAAGTTCCTGTACTCACGTAATGTACGCTGGTGGGTCAGGAACCGGCAGACCGACTTGCACCAGAAGCGCCTCCCTTTAGCGCTAAGGGACGACCCCGACCTGCTCGAGATGATGCTCAAATATTACGAGTATTTCGACTGTGACCTGCTCGAGGGAGTGCCCGACATCGACTGTATCATGGACGGGGACGGGAAGATTGACCGGGGAACGATGTACCACATACTTGCAGAATACGGAGGTGTCCTATGATAGATGACATTAAGCGGTTGAGGGTTGTCCTTTACGTGCTGATGTATCTGACTGCGATTGTGTGCGCGAACCTTGCAGTGACGGCGTGGGGGCCAGAGGTGGCTATTGTGACGGCGTTCTTTTTCATCGGCCTGGACCTCACCTCGAGAGACGCGCTCCATGACCTGTGGCACGGGCGCTCGCTGTGGCTGAAGATGGGGGCGCTGATACTGACCGGTTCGCTGTTGTCGTGGGTGCTCAACAGGAACGCAGGAAGAGTGGCGGTTGCGAGCTTCGCCTCGTTCGCGCTTTCCGGGACGGCTGACGCCGTCGCCTACACCTACCTGCGCCGGTACGCGCGACTGTTACGCGTGAACGGCTCGAACGTCGTGGGGGCCGCCGCCGACAGCGTCGCCTTCCCGACTCTCGCGTTCGGCTCGTTTCTGCCGTTCATTATCCTGGGCCAGTTTGCTGCGAAGGTGCTCGGCGGTTTCTTCTGGAGCCTGTTTCTCAATGACGTTAGCTGACGCGCTCGTTTCGGTCGGAGGCCCCCACCTGGGCGCAGTGGGCACGATGATGGGACGGGCTGAGGATGTAATTGAGCAGTACAAGAAGAAGTTTCCCTTGCGCGACGAGGTACACTGGTGCTTCGGGGTGCTCAACTGCCCCGTATGCCTGTATGGTCTCGACCTGCGCCTGTACGACCATCACGCTGGTGAACTGATTGAGCGCGTGTTAGCCGGACAGGACACGAGGCCCGCGACAGACGCCGAACTTATCGCCCATCTTGCAGCAATGGCTGCAAAGTCGCCTCTCCGACCTGCCGCTGTTTGTCTGTACACGCGGCTGTTCAAGCGCGTGTTCCCGCACGTGAAACTTGACGAATACGACATGAGCCTGTACGACCGGGACGCCGACGAACTCGACGCGCTGATGAGGTCAAAGCTCGCCTGGGCCGAGCGCGTGTTCGACCGCGACAAATACCCCCGTGACGAAATCCTTACTTGACAACGCAGCCGGGTAGATGTATAATTGTCTTATCAGAGTAAAGGAGAGACCATGTTGACTGACCCGAAGTTCCTGTACGAACAACTGAGAGAAGCAGACCTCACGACCGCAGCCTTCAAGAGGCGCATTGTCGACCACCTCGTGTCGAAGGGCCTCGTGGCCGAACAGCGAGGTTTGAACGTGCTCGTGAGGGGCGCGACGGTCCAGGCCGTTAAAGATGCAATGCCCCACACAGGCGACGTGATTGTCACGTTCACGGCTGAGGCCGGTAACGTGTGGCTTACCGGATGGAAAAGAGGCGGGTTGAACCCCGCAATGTACGAGTAAAGGAGACGATTATGTTTGACGACGTTCAATCAGAGCGAGTGGAAATGTTCGAGAAATTCCTTCAAGGCGAGGCTGAAGACGCGAGGCGAATTGAGGCCGAAGCAGCCGAGTACGAGAAACAGTGGCCGAATCACTGCCGGACGTGTGGCGGTTGGGGCGAGCACCGACACTCGTTCGACCCCTCCCCGGACGGTGTCTCACTCGGAGCCGGTTCGATGGAAGACGCCGTCCCATGCCCGGACTGCGCCGAAAAGGGACTGTGCCCGAGGTGTATGCACATCGTCGAACCGGACGAGATTTTCTGCCCGTCCTGTGGCTGCGACCAGGAACGACCCGAAGGGAAACCCACCTACTGAGCGCGAAAGCGCTCTTTTTTTTCGTATTATTTGTTATAAAACTGTGATAACATGTAGTGATAATTTGACGTATATTTGCTTGACAAGTATACCGTTTCATGCTATAATAGTATCAGAGTTAAGGATAAAAAACACGAGAGTAAAGGAGAGACAGGAAATGATAAAGATACAGATAGAAGGGATAAACACCGAAGAGAACCGCTCCGACAAGATAGGCATAGAGGTCGATGGTGAGAGCTTCCGCAGCTTCATAGACTTCATAAAAGAGACCTTCGACGCCAGCTTCGACTGGACCACGAAAGTCTGGACCGTCAAGAACCCCGAAGGCCGCCGAAACATAAGCGGGTTCTTTAGCACCATAAAGGCTTTCGTTGAGAAGAACGGCATAAGCCACAAGATAGACACCGGTTCTGAGTGGGACCGGATAAAGCCCGAAGCCCCGATATTCGCCGCCTTCGGGACCGGCAGCCGCCGAAGCCACGCCTTCAGGAAGGCGGGCGGCATATAGAAAAAAGCCCCTTCGGGGGCTTTTTAATTTGCTTGACAAGTAAACCGGGCGATGGTATAATAGGTACATCGGAATTAAGGAACACGAGAGTAAAGGAGACAGAAATGACAGCAGTGATAAGTGTACGAATAAAGAATCACCTCGTTAAAGTGGAAGGCGACGTGTTCGCTGACGTGCTCGCGTTTGTGAAGTCGCTCGACAAGGCGTCAGAAGGGCGTCCGATAGGTGACGGGAAGTGGAAGAGCGTCACACCTGCCCCGTCCTTCAACAGCGTGATGAAGTTCTGGACTGTGAGAATTACAGAGCGCGAGTTCGAGGAGTTCGTGAAGGACAGCGGGTTTGCCTTCACGATGGTCGAAGAGGGTGACACGACCGTGTTCGATGCGTTCGCAGCGATGACCTCGACCTTCAAAACGTGGAAGCCTTCAGGCGGCCCGGCCCGCGACGCAATGCTTCGAGCACAGCGGATAGTCAACGCGAACGGCGGTCTCTCGAAGGCCCGCGACATAGCACGCGAAACCTTCAACTTCTAAACTGAAGCCCCCTTTGGGGGGCTTTTTTGTTGTTATACTTTGTTATAACTGCTACACTATTCTGTTATGAAAAACCCTTGACAAGTAAACGGAGCAGGTGTATAATAGTATCAGAAAGTTAAAAACAGAATATCAGTAACGTTTCGGAGCTTGTGAGGGCCAGCCTCACCCGCGAGAACAAAAGTGCAGAATAGAGGGTATCGCGGTAGCCTGAAGGCCCTCACAAGCTCCGAAGCGAGAGTGACGGGAAGACAGCCCGAAGGCCCCCCACAGGGAGGGTCGAGGGTAAGGAAACTCACCTCAGGGAACACCTAATAACGCGAGGCCCTTGAAAGCCCCGCTAGGCCCCGGCCTTAGAAACCGGGAAACTCGGAAAGCCTGACAGCGAGTACGAGGCCCACATCAAACCTGAAAATCCGAAAGCGGAACGCCGAGATACCTGAGAAGGTTAAGCGAGCGGCGAAAGTGAATAAGGAGGTGAGGGTCAACCCAAAACAAAAAGAAGGGGGTCGGGAAGCCTGACCAGCGGACCGACCCCCGGTCGAGGCGGGGGCGCGGACAGTCGCCGATGGGATGACTAACAGCTTGTAAGGCTCGGTCAGAGCCGAATACGGGAACGGATAAAGCCGCCCGACCCATCAAGACCGGGGTATCCCGGGGTAATACCCGCCTCGACCATCTAGAAAATTATGGGGTCACTGCTAGGGGCAGCCGGTCGAAAAGACGCGAAAGCGTATCGACCGGGCGATGGGTTCGAAACCCATTGACTCCACCTAAACCCTCGAGGGAAGTCGCGCCCCCTCACACGAAAACCTTCACTACCAAGAAGCCCACGTCAAATCGGGGATGAGGAGAACGAAGGCTCGGACGTGAAATGCCGGTAAGGAGTGGCGAGCGTAACGGAGGGTAAACGAGGCGAAAGCCTCAAATTTTTTTGCATAAAGGAGAGCGTATGTTCGTGAAGTGTTTTGTCTGTGACCTCACACAGGAAATATGTGACAAGGCCCGTGTAGTGTACGACTGTAACCGGGTCGTCGGGATTGAAGAGGGGAACGTGCTCGTGTTCCCGCCCGACCAGCGACGGCCTGCCCCATTGAAAGCGCCGGTGTATATCACAGACAGAAGCGTGATATACGGCGTCACCATCGGGGAACGGCTCGAGGACAGACCCGTCACGGAGGTGGAGTTTTCGCGTGTCGTTTACGGTATGGGCGGTGTGCTTCATCTTCCGTTTATGCCACATTCAACCGGTACGAAGGGGCGGCTCGTGCGGGTCGGCCACAGTTGGGTTTTCGAGCCGGACGTGATTGAGGGTGCTCGCGTATGGGGAGTCGACGACGGCGTGATGCTCGTCGAGTTCAACAAGGTTGTATTCGGGCATGGTGGTCTCATGCTCGTGAGGAATGACTTCCCGGGCGGCGTTACGTACCCCGCCGGGACGGTCGGGCGGCTTGAGCGTTGGGGTAACAATTGGTATTTCAGAGGTGATGTATGAACGTATTCAAGATGTTGTATCCGAAGCACTGTGAGACATGTAAGGGAACCGGGCAGGTGGGTGTACGAGGTGAAAGTGGCCTCTTCCCTTGCCCGCACTGTGTCAAGAAAAACGTCTGCCCGAGGTGTGGGGTCGACGGCTTCAATCCCGAGGTGAGGTGCTGGTGCGGGTTCTTGTATGGCCGGTCTTACGGGGCCATTGAGGCGGGTTATGCTCGCCTCCAGCTACAAGACATTCGCGGGTCGATGCTGAGCAAGTTTCGCGTCACTTTCGACGGGTTTGCAGTCAAGTACATATCGCTTCATTACCCGTTCGAAGAAGGGAGTGAGTATGACGTTACCCTCGAGAACGGGAACGTGAGACTTGCGACTGCAACCAGCCTCGTGTACGTGACCGTCCCGGGCGTGATACCAGAGGCAATCGTCTCGTCGGTCGACGGTGACATGGTCACGCTTAGCATTGACACCCGTTACGGTTATGAGCACACAGTTGAGGCGTCGACGTGCTCGCGCGTTACGAGCGGGTCAGTCGGTACGCTCCGGCAGGTTGACGGCGAATGGTACTTTGAACCGCGCCCGATAGACGTGTACGCTGCGCTCTGGCCGAATTACTGTCGGGGCTGTAAGGGGAGCGGTCAGATATGGAACAAGGAGTGCCCTGACTGTGTCGAGCATGGCTGCTGCCCCAGGTGTGGCGGCTGGCTCACCTCAGACGCACCCGAAGGCGTGAAGTGCTCGTGCGGGCACAAGTGCGGGGTCACGCTTCCGAAGACCCACGAGCACTACACGCGCGTGAAGGCGTCCGACCTCAGAACCGAAATGTTCGACTTTCGGGTGATATATGAAGGGAAGGTGGTCAAGAACGTTGTGCGGGTCGGCGAAAGCATTACAGTCGCGTTCACGAACAATCTCGTTAGGGTGCTCGACCCGCACGAGGTTTTGTTCGTGTCCGACCCGACTTTTGTACACAATGCCGTCGTGTACGACGAGAGCACCGTCCTGTTTAGCATCGAGACTTACGGGATGGGCGGGGCGATGAATCTCGACGTGTCGGCTTACAAGCCCGGCACAAGCGGATACCTACGCCCGAAGCCTGACGGCGAATGGTACTTTGTTGAGGCTATTTGAAAGCGAGGAAACTATGACAGGGCTATCGGTTTACCACGAAAAATATACCGTGTACGAAGAGGTGTTCCCGGGTTCGTGCGACTGGTGTAAAGGGAACGGATGGGTTTTCGACCCGAAGTTCCCGTGCGAGGTGTGCGTGAAGCATGGGCGTTGCCCCAGGTGTATGAGCGACGGGTTCGAGGGAACGTGTTCGGTGTGCTCGTTCGTGCTTGGCGAGTCCGAAGGCGACACAGGAGAGGACTGTGTCAAGATTCGCGTGCGCGACTTCCGCGAGCGGATGTTCGTGAAGTTCGAAATCGTCCATCACGGGCAATCGGTCAGGGGTGTTGAGGGCGATACAATCTGTTACCTCAACGGCGAAACGTTCTACTGTGACGTTGACAACGAATACCTGATACTCACACCGGCTCACGAGATTCGCGGTTGCCGCGTCGGGGAAATCAGCAAGGGCGAAGCAGAAGTTACCTTCTCGCGCGAGATTTACGGGCGCGACGGCGTGCTTCACGTGCGTCCGAAAGACCTCGTTGTCGGCATGACCGGCTCCCTCAGATACGACCCGGAAGGCGAGCTTTTCTTTCAGTGGCGCTTCATACCGGACGACAAATACCCCAAGAAGCCCGGCTTTTACTGGGCAAAGGTGACGGGGAACTGGGAACCGGTGAAGGTGGTCGAGCGCGACGGTTCGCTTCAGGTTGCGACATACGAGCGCCTCGACACGTGGCCGGTCGGAGAGTACGAGTGGGGCGGTCCGGTCAAGTTGCTGTAAACACTTGACAAACGCCTGCGTGATGGTATAATTCAGTCAAGGAGACATTTATGAGATACGTTGCGATAAAGTGCGATGTGTGGAACACCCCACAACTGAGAGCGACGAGGGACGGGAAGAAGTTTTTCTTTCACCCGAACTACCCGTCTCACACGACCCTGACCGAAGTCGAGACACTCAAGGAGTACGACCCGAAGGAAATGTCGTTTTACGAGGCTGAGATTGAGTTTTACAAGGACTTCCCTCTCGAGCCTGAAATGGTCTTTTCGGACGGCTGGCTATCTCCGACCGGCAAGTTCTTCCCGTGTGGCCCCCTCGAGCACGAAACACTCGCCTACCCGCTGTGCCTCCAGTTTTACGCGAACGGAGGGGGCGGGAAGGAACTCGAGCAAAGAGGATGGGCGAAGGTCGGCATTTATAACGTCCTGTGGCGGGACGGTGACAACAAGGCGACCTTCGAGCAGATTTTAGCGCTAAAGGCGCTCGCTGAGCTTGCAGACAACGACCTGTTCAAGAGGCAGGTGGCTGACGTTATTGAGGAGTGGCGAAAATGGTTCAACGAATAGAAAACACCTTCCCGGACGTGGTTGACCGAACCCTCAAGGCTGAGGGGGTCGAGTACACTGAGGATGTTGCAAAGCGCGTGTCGGAGGCGATACTCGAGGGGTTCGAGGACGACGGGCACGCGCTCGAGCACATGGAGCATGCAGAGGGTATAATCACAGGCGCGTGCGCGTTCACGCCCAGGGGCTTCGGCTTCAGTGTCGACGCGCTCCGAACCGCTGTTCGTATCAGGCGCGGGGGCCTGAGGAAAGGCGACCGCGTCCGTGTGTACAGGATGGTGTTCAAAGAGCAGGATTCGGAGCGTGGAACACTTATCGCCTCAGTCACGCACAGCACGTTCAACTGGAACCACCTCGTGTACGAGTGGTGCGAGCCATTCGAGGCGATTATCACGGGTTGGGTAACTATTCGCCTTGTGGGGGACGACAACCCCACTTTCAGAGTGTGGAAGGTTCAACCGGCCCACACGGACAGGTGGCTCAAGCCGAGGCTGGTCAGGGAGGTTGACGTTGAAATCCTCAACCTCTAAGGCACAGAACAATGTTCGGAAAGACCTTGACACGGCGCGGGCGGCGCAACGCGCGATACAGGACGGCCTTCGTAAGCTGACCGAAGTTATGCCCAACATCAGCCACGAGCTTGCAGCGCTTCAGCGAGACCGGATGAGGCTCGCAGTGCTCAGCACAAATCTGATGCTGTGCG